TAGTTCCATCAGCATATTCAACAGCTGGTCCATCAACTCGATGAAGTTTTCCATTCAAATACCAAGATTTATTTCCAAATTCATCTGTTCTTGTAGTTATTTCATTCATTTTATTTTCCTTTATTTAATTATACATTAAAAAAATTTTTTTGTCAATAAATTAGTCAATTTCAAATTCTAAAATATCGGTTATAATAAACACTTTTTTGTATTTATTATGAAATTCATTACATTTGTTGAAATAATCTATACACTCTGGTTGTTCGTTAAAAGTGTTTTTTCTAATCATGGCCATAAATTCTTCTTTTCTTTCCCCGTCTAATGGATTGGTTTTATATAATTCTTCCTGTTCTAAAATATAATTATTCCATATTTTATTACTTTCTTCTACAAATAATTCTGCTTTTTCTCTTGTTGATTTTACAGCATGAACAATATAACCAATTTCAGTGTTATTTTCTTCTACACATAAATAACTAATAGCCATTATGACTTTTCTTTGTAGTAATATAATTACAACGAACTTTTTTTGTTTGGTTTGTAGAATAAGTAGTTGTAGTTGTTGTTCTAAAAGGCATAAAACTACTCGGTAAACTATCAAAAATATCTTTCATTTCTTCATATCTTTGTTTCCTTATTTCATTATCAACTTCACGATCTATATAATCATCATAACCATCTCTTATTGTGATAAAAAAACTTCTAATCTTATCAAGCATTTTCTTAATCATCATTTTTTCTCCTTATAATTTCAAGACAAATTTCATCAACCTTTTCTTGATTTAATCCTAACTTATTTACCAAAAATTGATAAATTGGTTCTCCTGCGTGATAGATTTCTTCAACAAAAAAACTCTCTGGGTAATTAACGTTTAGTTCCTCTGGTTCCCAATGATATTCTATTTTGAAATTATCTATATAAAAACTTGCCACTTTCTTTTCCTTTTTTAAATTACTAAAATTTCACTAATGTGCTCTAAATCTTCAACAAATAAATTAATAATTCCAATTTGTTCCATTTCTTCAAAAAACCTTAAAACGTTTTCGCAATAATTACCAAAATAATTTGAATGTAGTGGCATAAAAACATATTTTATTTCTTCGAACCTACAATCACCATAACACTCTAATCTTGAATATTCTAATTTTTCAATTATATATTCGAGAAAACTTTGTTGTTCGTTAATTTCTTCATTAAATTTTAATATATCTAAAATTTCTTTTGTTATTTTTATGCCAAATCCAGAAATTGCTGTTGTTTGAACGCTCATTATATTTCCCCCTTTAAACGCAAAAAAAATTAACCTCACTCACTTTATAAGTTCCACTTGTTGATGATGTGTAATTATAAGTAACTGGAGTATTTTCCCAAATACTTTTCGGTTTTTCACTAAAATCAAACTCATATTGTTTAGGAGATTGATTTTTTAATTTCATCCAAATTTTTGTGCTTGGTTCATATATCACCTTCTTCACCTACCTTAAATTTAAATACGTTAATAATTATAAATAATATGTAAAACACATACCAAAAAAAGAGAAAACATATTTGCATTAATGGGAATAACAACAACGAAAAAAAGAAAGAAATAAAAATAGTTGAAACATAATAATAAGTTTTTTCAATCATTTTTATCTCCTTTTTTATATTCTTTTTCTCCAAAATTCAGAACTTGTATTAAACAATCCTGAATTAATTATGGTTTCTTTTAGAAGTTTTGCACCTTCTGGTTTAATCATTTTCCAATTCATTTTTCCATTCATAAAATAAGCAAGGCTTTCTTGATTATTTAAATATTTTTCTTCAATTGTTTTATTAATAAGAAATGCACCAACATTACCAATCGCATATTGTTCTACAATTTGGTGCATTTTATTTGAAACTTTTCTTAATTCAATAAAAGCATTAATAACAAAAAATGATTTTGAATTAAGAAGAATATGAATAAATTCGTGAAGAAGATATTTAATTCTTTTAACTACATCAATTTTTTCAAATTCTTTTTTATTAACAGATATTTCATTATTCTCTGTCCAAACAACTTCGTTTGAATTGTTATGATTTTCAACATATTTAATAGGAATTAAATGTTGTATTTTTTTGTTAATTTTAGAAAGAAAAACTGGGGAGAAAACTTGTTTTAATCCCTCGTTAAAATAACCTTCTAAACTTTCATCTTGGAGATTTACTTCTAATAGATAATTTTCTAAATTCATACTATTATCTTTTCATTTACAAATCAAGAAGAATTTGTTGCCCTTTTGTAATCCTTACATCACCTTCGATTTTTATTGAAAAACCATCTTGAAAATTTCCAGATATTTCTATTTTATTACCATTATTGTCTTTAAGAACGAAATTTTGATTTTGTTGAATTGTTGTTATGTGAACGCTATCGTTCATAAGACCTGTGCCATCATAAACATTTCCATACAAATTTAATAAATTCCCTCTTGAAACTCCCAATCCTGTAATCCAATCTTGCACATCTGAATGAAAATCCATAGAATTATTGTTTGGCATTTATTTCACCAAATAATTTTTCATATTTTTTATAACTAATCATTTTCAATAATTTACCATCTTCGCTTTCTATAATATATTCCAAACCTTCATTTTCTTCAAAAGCTTCAATATATTCTTCAAAATTTTCTTGTAATTGTTTTTGTGTAATATTCATTTTATCCCTCTTTTTTTAATTATGTCTATCTCCATTGATAATTAGTTTTTCAAAAACCCACAGATAATAATCTCTATCTGTTTTCGTAATTGATTTATGATCAGACCAGTCGCAATATTCAGGATTTCCTCTACTCCACAAAAGTGATCCATTTTTGCTTCTAACTCGTTTTGTCCAAGTTTTAATATCAAAAAGTTCTTGTTCTTCGTTTTCAATAGCGTTATAAAAAGTATCAATAATTAATATGAACCCGTCGGCAGTAAATTCTGCTGTTTTTCTATCATCAAGTTTCACCATATTTTACCGCCTTAAATCTTTATTTAATTATAACATAAAAAATTTTTTTTGTCAATAGGACCAATCTGGTCTTTCTCTTTTTGAATATTTCATTAAATCACCCTTCTTTTCTTTATAGTATTTTCTATAAGAAGAAATTGCATCGCCAATTATTTTGTATTCTTCATCCATAACTAAAGGAGGTTCTGTAAATTTCCCGCCTTTCATCATTGGTGGATTTTTTAAAATGTCTTTTAATTTACTAATAGAAAGATGAACTTTATCAAACCTGTAAGTATATTCAGCACCTAATTCAATAAATAGATTATAAAGCCAAACATAATTGTCATAACTTTCTCTAACCCAAATATTACAAGGGTGATTTATTCCATATGGTTTGTAAATGATTTCGTCAAGTTCTCCCATCATTTTATATTTTTCATCTTTGTTTCCAAAATAAAATCTATAAGCAGAGGACAACATTTGAGCGGTTTCTAATGTCATTTTTGACACATGTAGATTGTTGTGATATTGAGCACATTTTTTAGTGTCATAATCAAGAAAGAATATATTCATAATATCACTCCTTTCTTTAATTATACACTAAAAATTTTTTTTTGTCAATAGTTTATTCTTTTATATCATATATTATAAAGATAACATAAAGGTAAAAAATGGCAAAAATCAACAGCTGTGCGAAAGGTAAAAATAATGAGAGAGAACTTAAAACTTTATTAAACAAAAGATTTCCAAATAACGAGTTTAAAAGAACCATACAATCTGGTGCTTATTTAGGAAAAAGCAATTACGGAAGATCTTCTTCTTTAACAGAAGAACAACAAACTGTTTTTCTTGGTGATGTTTTTGCCAATGGTTTCAAATTTGTTATTGAACACAAAGCATATAAAACCCCATTTAATATATTTGATTTTTTTAACGAAAGTTCAAATATAAATAAATGGATAGAGCAGGTTTTATTGGACTCTTCAAGGGCAAATAAAAAACCGATGCTAATAGTTAAATTTAATATGAAACAAAGAATTGTTTTTTTAAATGAAAATGTTGAAGGACTTGATCCCAATTTTGTTTATAAAAATTGGGGCTGTTATTGGTTAAGTGAAATTCTTACAAAAGAAGATACATTCTTTTTTTAACAAGTAATTTCTTTATTCATGCACTTCCAGCAACTTTCGACATACGGGCTATAAACATTCCCGCATTTAGGACAAATCCATCCTTGATTTGAAAATATTTGCGTTTCTGTATAAAGTTTATACTCGTCTTCTGTAAAACACTTAAAACACTTTCCATTATGAAAAAGAGAAACATCTTTGTCAATTAATTTATCACACTTTTTACAATATGATAATCTTGCACAATCTTCGCAATATCCATTTAAATTAAGATCACCAGAATTCTTAATTGTTTGCTTTCCACATCTTTTACAAAAATCAATACACATATTTTCTCCTAATTAATACAAAAAGCATTAACTTTTTCGTCATCTTCGAAATATTCTTCGGGACGAAAATCCCAATCTTCTTTAAAGAACATACCCGCTCCCGTAAATCCGCCAAATTTTTGATATCTATTTCCTTCGTCGTCTGCGGAATAAACAATTTCCAAATCCCCGTGTTTTTCTTCTGCTGTTTGTAGCAGTTTAATATATTCTGATAGTTTCATTTCTTTCCTCCGTATTTTTTATCCATTTGTCTTCTAAATTCTTGGATATACATTTTATAATCTTCTTTATCTCTAATGCTTTCTTTTGTTTCTTTATCACCAAAAATACTTTCTCTTATAATTGTCCCTGGCGGTCCCTCTGGTGGTTTTGTAATATCTATTTCATATCTTCCAAATCTCATTTATTATCTCCATAAATACTTTTATTTAACTCTGCTTCTTGTTCTAATATTTTATTAAGTTCTTTTTGTCTTTTCTCTTCTTCGTATTCTTTTTGTTGATATGTAGTATTTAAATATTGTTCTACTTTTTTAATAAAATCTTTAAGTTCATCTAAATAATAAACTTCTTTTTTAATATTATTTAAATCTTCATAATAGAAATTGGCAATTTTTATAATCTTATCCAATGTTTTATTTTCTATAAACATTTCCTTATTTAGAATACCAAAATAAACTAATATTTTTTGAATAATATTTGAATTATCATATTTTACAGTTTCTCGCCCATCAAATTTACATATACTAATTTCATACAAATGTTCTGTTTTTATAAAATTAGCATAAAAAACATTAACCCTAACAGTTATATTAGGAGTATAATTCAGAATATGCTCCATAGTTTTATATTCAAATTCAATTGATGCTAATTTATTTAAACAAACAACAAGATCATTATCGCCTTTTATTTCTATTTTATTCATTATAATAACTCTATTTTTTCAATATAAAGAACTCTAATACTTTCAATGGTATGAAATCCGTATTCTGGATGTGGCATCATACCATCAAACCATTCAATATCTTCTTCTGATAATATATTTTCATATTCAATACGAGGATCAATATCTCTCATTTCGTTTGTTCCCCAATTATGTCTTCCTATCGGAATTAAATTCCAAATTCTTTTAACTCTTTCAATTACTTCTTCTTTGGCTTCAAACATTTCAGTAACATAATCAGCATCATTTGTATCTACTTTAATTTCTAAATAAGTTGTCATTTTTAACTCCTAAATTATTATAACTTCTTCTCTGGCATACTTATCAACGATAAGTAATTCACTGTTCGTAAAATAATCTCCATTAAGTAGATTATTTACTTCATCATCAAAGAAAATATGTTTGTGTTCTAATTTAAGATAGGTTGATGGGTCCCATTCTAAATCACCATCTAATTGATCTTGAAATGCCCAAAAAATCCCTGATATTGATCTTTTGTATAATTCAATGATATAATCTTTATCAATTTTTTTAGCAAGATTATCATCGCATAATATTTTCAACAAAGCATTGCCAAAAGCAAGATGTGTTTGAACAAAATCATTATCTCTAAAATTAATTGCTATTTTGTTCATTTTATTAATTTCTCCAAAAATTTCTTTTCTTCTTTCAAATATGAAATCACTCTTCTTTTTAAGAATTGTCTAAAAGGTTCATATTCACCCTTTACTTCATCAAATTTTCTTTCATCATCTTGAGTGCTCCAAATAATCCTATCCCTAAATTTTGCAACCAATCCCATCGAATAATAATTAAGAGTAATAAATTCACAATCATCCCTCTTTGTTAATTCGTAAAATTCTTCATTTAAATCTGTAATTGCCTCAGCAATATCTTTTATCATCTCTGTCATTCTAAACCCTCCAAAAATATTCGTGATGATCTCTTTTTTAACATTTCTTCTGGAATGGCATAGCCAAAATCTTTAACAGTATAGATAAAGCCACCATTTCTGCTTTCTTGGGGATGTATTATTATTACATTCCCAATTAAATCTTTTATATTTAAAAACCAATTTTCGCTATGATCATTTGGCCAATATTTTTCTTCAATTCTTAAAATTTCTTCATCAGACATTTTCCTAACTATCACTTCTTCTTTAATTTTAAATTTACTCAAAATTTCAACCCCTTTATGATATTATCCACTTCTTTTATTTTATTTTCAGTGTTATATTCTTCACATTCACTTATTTCAATATAACTTTTTTCGTTTTTAACTTTCATTTCATTAAAATCTTTATATGGTTTTGGAATATTATAAATATAAATTTTGCTAGCACTCAAAGAGGATGGTTTAAAATTGATTAAAGTTTTTATGTTTCCTTTTAATGTATTTTTTCCTGTTTCGTCTGTATCAGGAACAAAAATTATTCTTTTTGGTGCCCTGTCCCAAATTTTAATTGCCTGTTCTTTGCTTAATCTGGCTCCTAATAAACACGTTCCAATTTGCCTACTCAAAGACAAAGCATCAAACACCCCTTCGAATATAAACACTTCGTCATTTATTTTATCTATATTAAAGACAACACTTTTTCTGGGAACATCTGGATTAACATATCTCATAGAATTATTTTCATCCCAAGTTCTTGTAATAAAATAAACAAGTTTTTCATCTTCATAAAAAGGAACAAATATCCTCTCATCATAAGGAGATTTGTTATCAACAATAAACCCAAGTCCATCTGGACTAATTTTTCTATCTTCTAAATAATTTAATGCTGCTTGTCTAAATAATCCAGAATTAGTTTCCTCAAAGAATTTTAATCCTTTTGGAATTTCTAAATCTGTTTGTATTACATCTTTTAACATAATCTCTTCATTAATATCACCAAACAAAAAAGAAGTATTAAACGATGTTATGAGATATTGTAGGGCTTGAGCTTTATTAAATCCTTTATATTCTTGAACGAAATTAATAAAAGTATTCCCTGTTTGATTTTTTTGATCAAAGTAAGTTCCTTTTTTTAGATTTATATAAAGACGAAATTTTCCATCAGAGGAAGAAAATGGTGTGTTTATTCTAAGTTCTCCATTATCAGCATTCTTAACTTCTGGAAACTCGTCTCTTATAAATCTTTCTATAACACCCTCTGGAATTTTCATATATTTGTTATTTCTTTAATTGCTAATCTATAATCTTTAACTTTGTTTGGAATTTCATATTTATATAAATCATTGTAAGATATATTTTCTTTTTTCTGTTTAATTTTTTCATAGTATTGAATAATTTTATTAGATAACACTTCTATTAATGAGTTAAGATTTGGCATCCATTCATCAAAGCGTTTTTCACTGGCATCAAAATCATATATATAATCAATTTTATCATCTTCAAATTTAATTTCCAACACTCTTTCTTGCTCTTGTTTTGTTTTTTTAAATAAGAAAAAATTATAAAATTTTCTTTTTACAATAAAAAATCTTATATTATAATATGAACCTTCAAAACTCATCCATATTTTGATTGATGTTTTTTTGTCTTCGTTTTCAACAACATAGAAAATTCCGCTCTTATTAATATTTTCAGTTATTTTGAAATAAGCTGTAGATAGTTTAAAAACATCTACAGCAAGTGAACAAATTGGTGTTAAAAACTTTTTAACATCTTTTTCTTTTTTAAATTTACTGTCATTAATATTGTTTATTAATTTATCAATATCACTTTTTTCTTTTGGCGGATCTGTTAATTTAAACATTTCATCACCAACAATTAATTCCTCTTTCCCAGAAGAGATTATTAATTTGCCAATTCTACTGTCTGGTTTTACATAAGTTAATGACTTTTCTGAAGTATCAATATATGCAATTTCTTCAGGAGCATTACTATAAAGTTGAGAATTAACAACCAGCACTCTTGAGCACTGGTTGTTAAAAACAACTTGTCCAGATTTACTAACTCCAAATTGATTAATATCAATCTTGCCACCAGAACCAAAACCAGCAGCAATGTTATTGCGATAATCTCTTTGTTGTTCTTCAATTCTTTTATTTCTTGTAAATTGATCATATTCTTCTGCTGTCATATTTCCTCCAATCTCATTATAATAATTATAACATAAAAAATTTTTTTTGTCAATAGTTTTATGTTTTAAATAATTCTTTTTGTTTAAAAAATTGACAGTTTTTTAATTCTTTAACCATATCCTTTTTTTTAAGTTCACAATAAAAAAACAAATCATCTTTTTCTTTTTTAAAAATGCAGAACTCACAACTTGCAGAGGGGGCAACAAATGAGGCCAATGTAAAAAAATGTTCCTCTCTATCTGGCTCTAAATTTTCTGGATTTTTATATATAATAACTACATCATTTTCTCTTTCTATTTTTCTTTCAAATATAAATTCACTTGAAAGAATGAGATTTTTCATTAAGTTTCTTAATTTATAGTAAATTGAGAACCTTTGATCTAAAATATATTTATAATTTTTCTTTCTATTATGTTGAAATATTTGATAAATTAAATCATCGTGTTTCTCATAAATAACCCGAATGACAAAAGTAATTTCCTTCGCCATAAATACTCCTCTTTTATTTTATAATGTTTTCTAAAACATCTATAATTTCATCCTTTGAAATGCTTCTGCTCCCAACCGTGTTATTATGCGCCCAAACTACTCTATTTAAGTTGTTTATTGTTTTTTCTAAATTACCGCTATCGTTTAATTTTATAAAATAATGAGAGTTTTCATTTTTTGTTTCACAATTTAAAAATCCTTTTCCGGCATAAAAACCAACTCTTCTTATGGAAAAATCAGGTTCTTCTTTTTTCTTTACAAAAGAAAAAGAGTTTAAGTTTCTTTTTTCATATATTCTAACAACATCTTTTCTTTCCCAAATCTGAAACACACACGGTATGTCAACATTTTCTATTCCATAACAGAAAGATTTTTCTCCTAAATCATATTCTTCTTTTAACCAAAAGAAATTGTTTATTTTTTTATGAGAACTTTCTTTTTTGAATGATTTAGGAAGGATAAAAGCAATAGTTTTTACGCAATCAAAACTAGCGGCATGATTTATAAACTTAAATGCCAACGATGACTGCCGTCCGAAAGGAGGATTACCAACCACTATGGTTTTTAAAGAGTTGTCAAACTTGTAATCAAAAAAATCAAACTGCAAAATACTTTCATCTTCTGGTAAAATATCAAGAGAAACTATTTTATTTTTATCTAGTTTTTTAGAAAAAGAACCGCTTCCAGCAGAAGGTTCTACTATTCTATCATAATCCCTAAAATCTAATTTTGATATACAAAAAGAAGAAACTTCATCTTTTGTATAAAACTTTTCTAATTTAACAACTCTCTTTGCCACAAAATCCCTCTTTAAGAAAATGATTATAATAATCACTATTATTTATGGCACATTGGATTCTTTTTTGTGATTTATGATCTCTTTTAAATCTTGGTTTTATTATATAATTTCCATACTTTTCTTTATAGTAAGAAACTTCCTCTTTCCATTTTTTATCATACTCTTTTTCGTTGCTAATGTTTTTTATCCATTCTCTCATTTCTTTTATAACTTCAACATTAAATAATTTCTTCCAATTTTCAATTTTTACTTCTATTGTGTCAATTTTTATTATGTTATCTTTTTCGCCACTCCACCATCCAATTACAAGAAGGTGGTCTTTTTCTTCCTCTGCGTTTCTTTTTATATCACCAAGGTCTATTGAACTTCCTTGTTTTATACATTTTATTTTTACTGGTCTGCCATCTTCTTCATAAGCATCATAAGTTCCAGTGTAATTCCCGTCTTCTGTGAGGTTAAAATCTTTTATTATCTTTTTCTGAAAATCAAATCCGTGATGTTGTCTCTCTGCCATATAAGCCTTTTGTTTAAATAAAATAGGGGACAAAAAAGTCCCCTATTAAAATCTTTTACTTTTTGTATTTTTTTTTAACTATCTTCTAGGCGAACTTCGCCTTTCATTGCTTCATGATATTCGCTATTATATTGGTTGAACAATCTAAATAAATTGCTATTAACCTCTATCAATTTATTTATACCTTGATTTAACATTTTCAACTGCTCTAAAATTTGTTCTTGTTTGTCCATTATATCATATTCAGTTCGGATAAAATACTTCCATAAGTTGTTTGTATTTTTGCTAACTGCTCCAATATTTTTTTTCTTTCTAAATGTTCTAGTGGTTGTGTCAAATAATTAGAATAAAGAGAAAGACGTTGAATAAGATAACTTGCTGATGTGTTTATTGCTATGAGTTTATCAACTAAAACATCATCTCTTTTTTCCACATATTCTTGTGGTTTTGGATCAACAGTATCTCTATCCAATCTATCGTTTTGTTGAATTTTTTCAGCATCCGAATTTGGATTAATAACGATAGGTAAATCATCTTTAACTTCTTGTTTTTGAACAACTATATTTTGTGTTTCTCCATTGGGCATATTTACGGAAACATTTTTCTCTGTAAAATTATCTGTATTATTCCCACTTTGGTCTTTTGCTGCAAAAAGATTGTTTATTTTTTTGAACATTTCTTCTTTGGGATTTACTTGTTGAAGAGTATCTGTAGAACTTATTGGTTTTACTATTACTGTTGGTTCTTCTTCTTGCCCATTCATTTTTCTATACCAATCTCTTAAATCAGACATTTATCCCTCGTTAAAATTAACTTTCCTAAAATTTTACATCTTACTAAACACAAGAAACATGGCAACAATAAGGACTGCTGTTAGGAGAACAGCAACTGATGGAAAATAACCAGCAATAAGAAGGGAACCAATAATTACCCCACCAATGATTAATTTATCCAACTTACTTAAGATCCTCGTAAATTGCTTTAATTTCGTCATTACTCTCTAATTTTGGTGTCTTTCCCTTCCTAGAATCCACCAGAGAACTTAATAAAGTACTAACATCAGTTGAAGATATTTCTAATGCAATTTTAGTTCTATCTTTCAATCTTTTCTTTTCTTCTGTGATTAAGTCCGCACGTTCGCAAGCATCGTAATAATCATCAAAAATATCGTCAAACTCTTGCTTAGTTTGAGCATCAATAACCTTTGCCATTTTCCCCTCTTTAGTAGCGTATTCTTTTTCTATCTACATAATCTTCATCGGATTCGTAGTCCTCGTATTCTTCTTCGTCATCGTCGTCATCACACTCTTCTTCCCATTCATCATCTTCGTGGGAAAAATCACTATCATCATCATCGAACTCATCGTCGTTGTCATCATCTTCGTCATCCCAATCATCATCTTGAGAATTTTCATCCTCAAACATTTTCTGCATTTGGCGTGACATCAATAACACTTTGCGCATTTGTATCAACATTCTCCTTTCTTGAATTTATTTTGTCTTTAATATACTTTCCTAATCTGCGATACACTTCTTCTTGAACGTCCTGATTTATATATGTTCCTTTGTTGAGCATTCTCTTAGAAATATTAATGATAAATCTTTTTCCATTACTATCAGTAAACCACTCCATAGTTGGACCCATTCCTCTGTAAGAAACAATATCTGCGTGTCTCCCTGGATTTTCTTTCTTCACTCTACTTTTCTTTCCCATCTTTCCCTCCTTATTTTGGTTTCTTTATCAAAATTTTATCAATCAATCCAAATTCAAGAGCTTCTTGTGCAGACATAAACTTATCTCTGTCTGTATCAGTTCTAATTTGTTCTAGTGTTCTACCAGATTCCTCTGCCCAAATAGAAAAACAAATATCTTCCAATCTTGACATTTCTTTTAACTGATTTTGAACATCTTTTGATTGTCCTACTGCTCCGCCAGAAACTTGGTGAATCATAATTCTTGAATTTGGTAAACTATATCTTTTACCCTTTGTTCCGCCACCAAGCAACAATGCACCCATAGATGCTGCTTGTCCAATGCAAATTGTGCGAATATCACAATCAATGAATTTCATTGTGTCATAAATTGCCAATCCTGCTGTGATAGAACCACCTGGGCTGTTGATATAAATATCAATATCTTTTTCACTCTCGTTAGAAAGAAAAAGAAGTTGAGCAACAATAGCATCTGCCATCTCGTCTTCGACTTCTCCGTCTAACATAATAATTCTGTCTTTCATTAAACGAGAATATATATCATAAACCCGTTCTCCTGAACCACTCTGTTCAATTACTACTGGAACCATTCCTCTTGTCATTTGTTCTCCTTTAAGATATTCAACTTTCCCAAGTTTTTTTGAGATTTTTAATTTTTTCGTGATAATTATTTATAAATTCTTTTGCTTTTTTATTCACATCGTTTTTTAATGCCTGTGAAATTTTATCTTGTTTTTCAGAAATCTCTTCTTGTGTATTTTCTCCGCTTACTTCTAACTCCATAAAAGAAGACACTTCCATCGTCTCATAAGGAGCAATAAGTATTTTATACGATACTGTTCCGCCTAATTTCATTTTCTTTTTCCTTATTTTCTTTTACATATCTTTTGTATAATTTCACATGTCTATCTGCTATAGTTAGACAAGATAGTAGGTATGGATTATTTTCTGTAAATTCTCTTTCGCCTTGATCTGTCAAATCTATCCAATCATTTCCGTAGACAACAATTACCCTTTGGGTATCCATATGTTCTGGTTTAAGGATATTAGCACATTGACTGACACTTTGACAATCAGTTCTATTTACTCTTGCTAAACCAAAAGTTTTAAGAATTTTATCAATCCACTTTTCTTTAAAACCAAGAACAGAAACATTGCTCACTCTTTCTTTCTCTGTTGTTCTTGAAATTTGATTAACTAATCTTTTTCCAAAATAAAAATCTTTCTCTATGCTATCAATACTATCATTATAAAATAATACTGGCGTTATATATCCCATTTTTACCTCCTACATATCCTCAATATCTACGCTAAGAAAAACACCAGTTTCTTTATCAAAATAAAAAGAACATTTACCAGTAGGCGCCCACGAATTGCTTTGATAAATAGTAATTATTTTTTGTTCTAGTGTATTCATTTCTTGAATTTTAATTTTCATAGAAGTAAAATCTTTTTTTATTCTTTCATAATCATTCATTATTTTCTCCAATAGTTCTCCAAATTTTATTTTTCATAGTTCCCCATTTTTCTAAACATTGTTTAAGTTTGTTTTCCATAAAAAACATTTCTATTCCATCCGGGTCAAATTTATTATACTCTAAAAAATTTTCTTTGTCAAGTATTTCTTGTTTTGTTTTTTCTGGTATTCTTGTTAAATCTACAATATTAGAAAATGCCTCTAATATTTTTTTGTTATCTGGTTTGTTCATTACTTTATTATATTCTTCTTCATTTAACATCATCTTCTCAAATCTTTTTTCGCCAATTCCAGCAATACCAGGAATATTATCACTCTTGTCGCCAATAACTATTTTTTCTAATACAATATTTTCGTTTTTTTCATAATATGATTTTCTCACAGGATTAAATACTTTGATATTATCGCTATAATTTAATGCCTGTGATAAATCTTTATCACTTGTGATTATGGTTGTTTTTAAACCTTGGGTTCCATACTTCACAGCAATATTAAAAAGTAAATCATCTGCTTCACATTCATCTATTTTGAGTAATTTTGTTGGATAATAGGAAAGAAGTTGTTCTATTTTTGGTATTTGTTCTAAAATTATTTGAAATATTGGTTCTTGTTTTGATGCATCTCTATTTCTTTTATATCCATCATAAAAAGATCTACGATAAACAAGAGATTTTTTTCCTTCAAAACATATTATTGCCTTCCCGTAATTTTCAAAAAGTGAATTTATTTTACTCACATAAATATGATAAAAAAGAGGAAGATCCTCTCTTGTGAATTCGGTTTTTCCACTATCAATTACCATTTTTTTGGCAACGTGAAAATTAATAAAAAACAAATTTAACGCATCAACAAGAACCACATCATTCATTGTAATCTTCTCCAAGATTTTTCTCAATAACTTTTTTTATACGTTCATAAGAACTAACAGCAAACCTCTTTGCCATAATTTCTAGTGATGAAACTATTCCTTCTTCTCCATTTTTATTTAAAAACGTTTTGGAAAAAACAAGAACATATAAATCATATTGATTATTTTTAATTTTAACCCAATTTTCTACAACAAAATCTTTTATACTTTTCCCTTTATTCGTATAAAGTTTCAGAACTCTTAAAAAGTAAACAACTTTCTCAGCAAGAACTTTCTCTATATCAATGTTTTCATCTTCTAATTGTAATTGTTGCGAGTAAGTTTCCCAAGATTTTTTTGTTGTTAGTTGGTAAGGAAAAACTTTTCCATATTTTTCAAAATTTGCTGCTATAAATTTTTTAGCATTAAATTCACTTTTGTAACCGAATTTATTTTCGATAGCAACAAAAGCATCCCACCATTTATGTTTTTTAATATCTGCTTCTATATAACGACGACCAACTATTTTGGAATATTGTTTAAGATATTCTTCTCCGATAGAATATGCTGACATATTATAAACCTTTTAGTTTATTTGAATCAAAAACTCTTACACCTTTTTTTGTATATAGCTCTTCGCTAATTTCCGTTCCGGTTTCACTAAAAACTTTTCTAATTTTTAATTCTCCAGTTGGCCACCAAACTAAATACTCTCCAATTGGTCTGCCTTCTCTATGTTTTGTTCTCAATAGAAGGTTCCCTTTTCTGTCATACCGAACGAAAATACCATCCTTTTCGTTTCCACTAATATAAAACCCAAGTTCCATTTGTCCCTCGCTAATTCTTAACATATCTAAGGTTAGCATAAATCTCCTTTATTTAATTATACTCTAAAAAATTTTTTTTGTCAATACTAATCATCTTCAAAAAGAAATAATTGTTGACTTTTTTTCTTAATTACAAAATCTTTTTCTAATATTTCAATGCCATCCAAATACCAATATTTATCTCCATTAGCACATTCAATAGCTGGTCCGTCAACTCGATGAAGTTTGTCATTCAAATACCAATATTTATTTCCATCAGCACATTCAATAGCTGGTCCATCAACTCGATGTCGTTTGTCATTCAAATACCAAAATTTAGTTCCAAATTCATTTGTTTTAATAGTTATTTCATCCATTTTATTTTCCTTCACTCTTTAAATATAGTTTAAAAATTTTCAAGATTGCTCTAGTTTAAGAAACTTTGTCCATTACTTTATCAACAATCTTATTTGTTCCAGTATTTTTACTTACTTCGTCTGCTGTTTTATTTACGGTTTGAATGACAGGATTTTTTTCATTTAATGTTTTAAAAACTTCTTCTCCATATTTTTTTAGTTCTTCTTGTGAAAGAGGTTCTCCTTCTAAATCAACTCCGGAAGTTTTAACTAACTCATCTAATTCACCCATAAGAATAGGGATACTTTTTAATGTTGTGTGAGTTGCTTGCATTTCTTCTTTGTTTTTTAACTCTGGAGTAATCTCGACTTCATTTAATTTTTTATCTTCAAAAATTTTTTTTACTCTTTCTTTCATTACATTATCATAAACCATTATAAATCCTCCAATTGCTTATATTTATCTTTATAAGAATTTGGAATGATTGTTTGTATTTCAATTTTTTCTTTCTTTTTCTCTATAAAAACTTCTTGTTCTTTAATGATTTCTAACTTCGGTTGTTCTATTGTATCAATAAGAATTTCTTGTCTTACTTCTTCTTTTTGTGGTTGATATTCATAATCATCTTGCAAAAATTCTTGTTTTTTTTGCTCCACGATAACAGAAGTTTCTTTTTTTACTAGTTTTTTTTCAACAGGTAAAAAATCTGCTTCTGTTATATATATAGAGTTTCCACTACTTAAATCTACACAAGTGTAAGAACTGCCAGAATAATCTATTATTTGAACTATTTTCCCATCTTTTGTTTTTCTTTTTTGTCCTACCATCTTATTCCCTCATAAAATCAAACATGAATTGTTTATTTTTAACAATTGGATTAAAAAATAAAGGGCAAAAATCATCTCCGTCCTCTTGTTTAAACATCCATTCATACCATACGAAAGTTTTTTTATCTATTTTTAGACGATATTTATATTTATAATAATATCCATCGGGATCTTCGTTCTCATAATTTATTTTTACAATTCTTGCTTCTTGATTTGAATAATCCACCATTTCAGGAATAACTACTTCTTTAAAATTTTCAAGAGATTTTCCACCCTCTTGTTTGTATTTATAATATAAAGCAGATAAATCTCTAATTACCACATTAGATCCAAGATCTCTTTTACTAGTTCTCATTTTAAACCTCAACTTTCAACATTAAAGCCAAAACCTTTTTCTTTCACGTCTTTGTTTTTGTTGGCACTTTTAAATTTTGTATTTATGAGTTCAAAAACTCTTTCTTTATTAAGAGGAACTTTGTTAAACAAATCAATATTAATGTCATCGCAAATTCCTTTTAGAATTGCATACGAAATTTTATCTTTTTTCTTAACAATTTCAGCAATCAATTCTTCATGCAGGTCTTTTGCTTCTGGGATATAAGCATTAAGAAATTCAATAACATTTTCTTTGGATGGTGGAGCAAATTTAAAAATCTTATCAATCCTTCCAGGTCTAAGAAAAGCTGTATCAAATAAATCAATTTTATTCGTTGTAAAAATTGTCACAACATTTGTGATTTCTTCTACTCCATCAAGAAGGTTTAAAACAGTAGAAAGCATTGTATTTGCGGAATTTCCTGTGTCATCTCTTTCTCTTAAAATTGCATCAAAATCTTCAAACACAAAAATCTTTTTATTCGCAGAGTAAAACTCCCCCATTGAATCCTGAAACTCTTTTGGATTTTTGAAATAATGAAAATCAATACCGTGTTCTTCTGCTTTTGCTTTAAGAATTTTAATAATACTCGATTTTCCGTTTCCTGGGGGCGACTCAAAGCATAAACCTCGTTTTAGCTTAATGCCTCTGGTTTTACAAAAATTTCTAAATTCTTCATTCATCAAGAAATCAATTACTTCTTTTTGAATCATCGCCGTATCAATACCAATGATTGGCATGTTGAGATTTGGTTTATTAACCAATTCTTTATTTCTATTAACAAGGTCAATGATTGCTTCTGCTTGTCCTCTTTTTGCGACACAAAAATCATAAGAATTTGCTCTCAAAAAAGGCGTAACAATTTTAAAGAATTTAATCCCTTCAATTTCTAAAATATTTATATCTGACAACTTCTGTTTTTCATCAAACGAGAAATCCTGAAGAAATGTCATTTTAAATCCACTATATTTAGAATATTTACCACCTGTCTCAACTTTTTTAACCTTGTCAACATATTTCTCTATGTTAGGGTAAAAAAACAAGGTAATATCTTTTGTCCCCAATTCTTTTTGAAGAACTTTCCCGTAGGTTTTGAATATAAAATCAATCTCATCTTTTGTTCCAAAAATCATATTTTCTCCTTTATTTAATTATACATTAAAAAATTTTTTTTGTCAATACTTTTCGTTCTTAATTTAAAGACATACTTAAAATAATACTTGATTTGTTTTTATCGTATTTCACAGAATTACCAAGTTTTTCGTTTAATCCTCTAAATTTATTTTCGAATTCTGTTACTTTATTTGTTAATAATAGCCCTGATGTAATCTTTTTTTTATCTCTCAAATATTTACTATCATAAGACACAAATGATCTCTGTGAACCATTTACCACACTACTGGTGTTTAAGATAACAACCATACATTCAAGATAATATGAACTTATATTGTCTTTAATATTTCTCTCCTTTATTTAATTATACATTAAAAAACTTTTTTTGTCAATAAATTAATTGTGTTCTATTTATAGTTTTTTTCCCTATCGTTTTTAATGAACATATATAGACATATTTTTCTTGCCTAAAACTACTATCAGTAAGAAAATTAATATTATTTATTTCTCCATAAGAAATAAGTGTTTCATCTTTTATTATTTTGATTATTTTTTTCATTCAATAGTTACTTGACGGAGCCGAACGATCAATAAGAACCTTATCAACATTAAAAAAACTACCAGAAGAAGTTATTTTAAGAACTTGTGAAGATGAAGATATTTTATGACTTGAATTATCTTTTATTCCAAGAACTTCATAAAACATAGACGCTTCATAAGAACCATTCTTTCCTTCTTTATTTGGAACTGTAATGTTATCACTAACCAACTCTTAACCCCTGTTATCACTATTTATCACTATTTATGATAGCAGAATGACAATTCATTATAGAACTTTCATTAATTTTTTTTATTAATTCTACGGAATAAAAATGTTTTGTGATTTCAGAAATATCCTTTCCACTTGTTTTGTAACTTCGACTATAAGAAAATACAAAATTTCTTTGACTTTCATTGATAATTTGCATTATTTACCAATCCTTTGCTTCTCTGATCTGAGTGGCTCTAATTCTCTTACTTCTTTTTTAACCCAAGATGTCAGTTCATCAATTCCTTTATTATTGATAATAAATTGTTCTTCGTTGTTTATTAAAGGAATAAATGATGGATCAATAATTTCAACTAAAGATTCTGCCTTTACAGAAACCAATTCTTCTTTTTCTGTTGGTATTTTTTCTACTTCTTTAATCACCTCGACAATTCTATCTACAAAAACTTCTTTTTCTACAATTACTTCTTTTATAGTTTCAAAAGGAACTTCTTTAATTACTTCAACAACTCTGTCTACAAAAATCTCTTTAATTACTTCTATTGGTTTATCTACGAAAACTTCTTTTTCTACAATTACTTCTTTTATAGTTTCAAAAGGAACTTCTTTAATTACTTCAACAACTCTGTCTACAAAAACTTCTTTCTCGATAAATTTTTCAACTGTTTTTATTCTTTGTTCTTTATCATCAAAACTAAGAAAATCATCTTCATCAATCACATCTCTCCAATGTGGATGTGGTGATGTAAAATAAGTTCCCAGCTCTACAATAAGAGAAAGGAGAATAAGCATAAAAAACATAGCATTTTTTGTTCCAATATTAAAAAGAGCTTGTCCTAAAATTTCATAAATATTAGAAGATTTATCTTTTGATGATACATTTTCAATACTTATTTTTCCTCTATTTTCTAAAAGAGCAGATTTTTTATCTGTGTCTATTTTGATTTTATCTAATATTTTTTGTTTAGCAGTAATGTAATCTTCAACTGCTGTTGTTTTTCTACTAATAAAAGAGTTAATGTTACCAGTAAGTGCAGAAGTTCTCATTGTAGTGTTTGACACATCGTTTAATTGCTTTCTATATTCTATAATTTGTTTATCATAATCAGAGGTTAAACTTTCAACATCTTTTTTCATATCAACCAAAGATTGTTTATTTAAAGCATTCCTTTCATCTATGGATGAAATTTCGTTATCAATGTTTATGTATTGTGCTTCTATTTTTACTTTTGCAGCGTCATCCCCAACGGAATTTACTGAGTAGAGAGAAAAAGCATAGGAAGAAAGAATAGAAAGAAACGCAAGCCCTAAATAGATAGCAAAATTGTTTTTTGCTTTTCTGATAATATTCTTTTTTAAATCAGTAACTTCAGTTTTTCTTTCTATTTTCTTCTCTTTTTCTGGTTTTAATGTTCTTGAATAATCAAAAAGAGAATTGCTTTTTACAAGAGCATAAGCTTTTATAACTTCTATGACAATGGCAACAACCCCGAACATAATTTTCTTAAACATTTCTGTTTCTGGCATAACAGAAGAAAACAAAAATGCTGACACCATTGTTGAAAAACCAAGAAGAATAAAGAATGAAATATCTTTTAAAACCAACAACAAGGAATAAAAAAACTTAGTTGACAACTCCTTTATATTGATATCTTTAAAAGGATTTCTAAAACTTAAAGTCATTTATTATTCACCTATCCTAATTGAGTAAAATTTTTCTGCATCAAATTGTGGTTTGATTGGTTTTTTAGTCAATCTAATACCAAGTTCTTCAATTGTTTTATTGCCTTTTCTAGCGTTGCATTTTTTGCAACAATAGACAACATTATGCCAAACAAGTTTTCCACCTTTTGATTTTGGAATTACATGATCAAACGTAGCACTTTCTAAATCTGTATGGCTCCAACAATATTCACACTTATAATTATCTCTAATGGCAAGATTTTTTAAAGTTAATCTAACTTTTTTTTGATAAACACTGTCTGAATAAATCATTCTAACAATTTTTGGAATAGCAACTTTATGATCTCCCACAAAAACTCCTGTTTTATCTTTTGAAAATTCTACCCAAGAGTTAAAATCAAAAGATTGATAAACGCCATTTTCAATATGAACTATCTCTGCTTTGTTAGCAAATATTTTAGAAAATGCTTTGTTTATATTGTAAACGTTTATTGGGAGATAATTTTTATTAAACACTAAAACCTTTCTACTCATTTTTTACCTATCCTGAATATTTTTTAATCCAACTACGCAAAACTTCTGCTTTAATTTCCCAACCACCACGACCAAACATAATTTTATTCTCACTGTTTTTATTAAGAACCATCATATATATGTTTCCTATTTCTATTTTATCTTCTATATGTTTCCACACAGAGGCAAAAAGTGGAATTTCAACGCTGTCGCCTGTTGGGTCTTCTACTTCTATAAACGCCATTTTCCCACCCTTCTTGTCTATATGAAATCTCATATTAGAAACAAAAACAGGAACTCGCTCTGACATTTCTTCTTCAATGTCGTCAAAAGAAATAACAATTTTTCTTTTTGCTAAACCCTCTGCTAATATAGCGGCAAGTTTATCCTCCATAAAACGAGAAGTGAAAAAATTATGCCCGTAAATCTCTTTTTCCATATCAATATGGTCTTGAATGGTAGTTTCAAAATTAAATGATGAAATTGTTTTTTCTATTTCATCATAGATTATTTCTAATCTTTCCCTTAATTTAACTGACTTCTTCTTTTCCCAGAAACTTTTGAAAATTGCCAAAAGTAAAGTTGTATTTTCATCAAAACAATCAAATGCTCCTGCTTTTAACAAACTTTCAATTGCTCTTGAATTAACTTTATTTCCTTCTGTTGCTAATGAAGAAATAACAAAATCTCTAAAAGAATTATAAGGTCTATTTTCAATAATTTGTTCAACTGATTTCCCAAGATTTTTAATATCAAGAAGTCCATAAACAATTTCGGTTTCACTAACAGGGGCAATTTTTAATTTAGATTTGTTAATATCTGGTTTAAGAATTTTAAAACCTTGTTTTTTAATTGACATCATCTTGTTAATAAGATATTTTTTTCTATCTACTTCATAAGATAAAACAGCAGAGTAAAAAAACTTTCGAAAATAAAACGAAAGATAAAGTGTCATTGCTGAAATATAAGTATAAGCAACTGCGTGAGAATTCGAGGCAAATATATTATTAACACAAAGAGTGTGATAAGGTGCTCTCATTTCTACATCATAAACAAATTCTTCTCCAATTAAAATTATTGAAATTATTTTCTGACTTACACAGGTTTTATTACTTAAAGAAAATATAAAATCACCAACTGATAACCCATCATCAATGCAAGTTTCAATATATTCATTATTTTTAATTACTGGAAATTTGTGGTTAGAGGTTACTTTAAGTTTGTTCCCATCATCAATTATTATTTCATAAACAATTCTTTTTCCTTGCCAATAAATAGCAATTATATTATTTTCGACATAATCACCCTTCATGTCAAGAGAATAAGAATTAATATTTTTTAGTTTTTTACCAATACAATATAAATCTTCTATTCTAAAATTTCCATTTGGCGAAGTTATTACACAGTCACCAGAAAAACATTTATTAAAACTATAACCTGACATTTTAAGAAGATCATTTGCTACAAGAACAGCATCCTCTTTTGATATACCATTTTTTTCAGCACCTTCTTTAAACCTTTCTATTGTTTTATCCCATTTTTCAACATCTTCTTTCTTTTTATCAGCTTTCCCCAGCTTCTTCATTAAATTTCGCACACTATCCGCTTCAATTAATGTAAATCCGCCAATTTGATTAAAGATTTTTAACGTATGTTCTTGAAACAACATAACACCGTGACTATCGCTTAATATCTCGTTTACTTTTTCTGGATATTTCCTATTTCCAGTATTTTTATTATCAACATATTCATCAGTAAAATCAATCGTTCCTGGTCTTGCTAAAGAAGATATAGCAACAATTTCTTCAAAATTTTGTGGAACTACTTTTTCAAGAACTCGGGACGAAGTCGAACTATCAAGTTGAAACGTCCCAACTGTGTTTGGATTGTTTGCTTCAATGTAAATATTTTTATCAGACAAATCTAAATTATAGAGATTTTTTTTTAACTCTTCAATTGTTATTTCTCTTATGATTTTCATATAATTCCCAACAAATCAGATGTATTAGCATATTTTAATTCTACTACTTTTGTTTTTTCTAAAACAAAATGCCAATAGTTTTTTTCGTTAACATCAAGAATTAAATAGGTAAAAAAACCTTCTTCAAAATAAGAACTACTTACAGATCTAAACATAACATTTTTTTTAAATTCCTCTATTGGTAAATAACCTATTGCTTTTGAAGTGTCATCATCAAAAAAATATTTTTTTGACAAATCATATCCTTCTGTGCTTTTTGGAAATAACCTATTTACTCCATAAATATCTTTTGTAACAAGGTTCCATTTATTAAGATCAATCATTTTTTTCACCTCAAAAGACAATTATGATTTAGATTTTAATACCTTTGCTAATCAAAGCTCTTTTTAAAGTTTTTTTATCCCTAAATTTGTCTTTACTAATTGTTATTACTTTATCGTCTAATGTAAATGATACAAAGTCATCTACCATATTACTTTTGTCAATCAAAAACTCTTGACTACTATTATCACTTTCAACCTTAAATTCTTCTAATTGAAAATCTAAACTTTCAAAGTTTCTAATTTTTGTTCGTCTTACTTTTGTTCGTAAGTGTTCTAAGATTTTTCTCTTAGAAGAAATCCATATGAATGAAAATATATTTTTATTTGGGTCAATTTTACTTTTTGTTAAATTGAAATAAAAATGTGATACACATTCTTGTATCATGTCCTCTCTATAATCTCTGTCTTGTATAAAGATGCCTGACTGCGAATTATTCACTATGAACGCAGCGATATCATATGTTTTTTTCAAAAGATAATTTGTATCGCCTTTAATGAATCGAGCTTGCAACTCTGCTTTGTCGATGTCCAATTTTCTTCTCCTTTTCATTTTTCCCTCTATTTAATTATACTCTAAAAAATTTTTTTTGTCAATACTATTCTATGTAATTGTTTTGATACGTTCCTGAAGTTATAGTTTTTGGCATGCTACAATATTTCCCTGCTCTATCTATAATTTTAATAAAACCAGCACAAATTAGAAAAGTATGATTTATTCTGTCTTTTTCTGTTTTTAATAAAATCTTATTTTCTCGACTGTAATTTTTTATTTTTTTTTCTTTAAACATTTTATACCTCAAATAATGTAAAAACAATTTATGTAATTATAAAAAAATATAGTGTTTTTATCAATTTCACTTTTATTGTTAATGATGACATAATCTTTAATAACATTACTAGTAATTTCTATTTCTTTATTAACTCTTACAGAGGAACCAATAAGATTTTTCCCAGAAACTACAAAATATTCATTTGTGCTTTTGTTCATTATTTAATCCTGTAATGGATAACTACAAGAAAAATAATACATAATTTCATTTATAGATTTCGTATTTCTAATTCCAGAGTATTTAAATTTTGATGTTCTTTCTCTTTCATTATAATTTCTAATTAAAACAACATCAAAAACATTTTGATGTAAAATCCCTTTTGTGCTTGATACCACACCCAAACCCGTTTTATTTATCATTTTTCACCTATATATTAATTATACTCTAAAAAAATTTTTTTGTCAATAGTTATTCATTTTCATCAAAAGGTTTTCTTATTTGAATTATTTCTTTATATATTCCCTGTAGTTTTCCAAACATAATTCCTAAAGAAGCAAGATTTGCGTCTTCGTTTTTTCCTATCTCTTCTTCCATAGTATTTAGATAATTCTGCATCTCAATCAGTTTTTCATTTACTTGTTCGTCAAGCATTTTATTTGTTACGACTGTTGCCATTTGATTTCCTTTTTCATTCCATCTTTTTCCAATTAACACAAGTTAATTTTTTATTTGTAAAATCTGAATATTCTTCTTCAATCTCTTTCAAAGTTTCCATATCTACTTTTTCAACTTCAATAAAAGTTTGAACAAAACCACCTTGCTCGTCAGCAAAAATAAACATCGTCATTCCTCTTCTCCGTCTAACAATTCCATTGCATAACTATACCCATCCCAATTATCAACACCAGCATTATCAAGAGCTTGTAATTTTAGAGATCTCTTTTTTAATCTATCATACTCTTTTTTAGTGATTGTAATCATTTCTTCATCCATTTTTTTCTCCTATCATTTTATTATAATAACTTTCACATACCCACACAATTTTCCCATCACTATCTTCAATTTCAAATATTTTTTCTCCACTTTCTGCTATCATTTCTAATGTTGATTTAATAACATCAAGAACTGTAATTCCAAGAAGATCAAGTTTAATCACTTTATAATGATCCAAAACAGCATCAGAGCCACTTTCTGGGAAAGCAGTGACAACATCCTTACCTGCTCTTTCAACTGGAATATAATTATATATGGGTTTATCTAATAAGCACTTGCCCCCAGCATGCATTCCGTTCGATCTTACTTTTCCAAGAAATTTTGGAACTAAATCAAATTTTTGTTTATGTTGAAGATAAAATTTATAAAGATGCGGAAAATTACTTTTTACATTAGCAATGTTTTCATCATAAGAAAGAGCATCATCCATAACTTTCGTAAAAGCATTAATTTCACCAAACTCCTCGAAGCCATAAACACGAAAAACATCCTTAATTGCAGATTTAATCTTCATTTGATTAAATGTGCCTACACCAAACACTCTTTCTTCTCCATATTTAGATTTTAAATAATCAATAATTTGTTCTCTCCCAGAAGGAGAAAAGTCAACATCAACATCAATCAGATTTTTTTCCACACTTTCTTTTTTAGATTATGTGTGTGGTCTGGACTATTCCTTTACCTTTTACATAAGCATTCAGGTAGTGTATTATAGTCTCTACTGCTCCCACTTCTATCAGTAAATAATTTACCGGAAGGGTTTGCTTCGGTGTTGTCCTTCTCAGGGTTTTCGCCGAGTTTAACACGTTTAATTACACCGTTTCTGATGTAAGAGGCATTAAGCGTTTACCTCCGCTGTTTCCTTCGTTGATTTGAATATATTCTGGTGTTTTATTTGATAATGTTTTTGTTAATCCCATTAAAAAAGGAATAACATACCTATCATCAATTTTGTCTTTTTTCTCTATAAACTCATCATAAAGATTTCTTCCAGAGTCGTAAATTCTTTTGATCATAATTAACTCTTTTTTATATCTTTTTTCATAATCTGGAAATTCTTTTACTTTTTCGTCACAAAGTTTTTTTATTTCTTCATAATTCACCTATTTCTCCTTTATTATTTGTTCTCCACTATCAAAAATATATTCTATTGATTTACCTCCTATTTTTATATAGGATTTATACTTTCCACATTTTTGACAATAGTAATTAAAAACATCAAAATACGGAACCACACTTACATCTTTCCCATTACACTTAGGACAAGTTGGTGTTATTGTCATTCCATTTCCCTTAATTCTTGTCTTAGTTTCATAAGGAGTTTTCCAAGCATATTTTTACCTAACCCATCAGAACCACAACCCCAATAAGAATCGACAGGCGAATCCTCAATTAATTCTTCTTCTGCTGTCGATAGTAAAATATTCTTAATAAAGAAATTTTGAGAAAATTTTAATTTTAAAGCATTATACATAATATCATCTTTAATTTCTTCCCAATCTTCTCTCAATGTTTTTTCTCTATCTCTTCCTATTTTGGCACAAAGTGATGGAGTTGCAGAATTAATTACTTCTAATTCATCTTCTTTTTTTAAGAATTTTTTTGATTGATAGTAATGTTCAGAAGTTTTGTATTCAATGCCATCTTCTATTAATTTATGAGGAGAGAAATTAGAAAAACATCCATAAGGAAGAACTACACCTCTATCATATACTTTATAAAATTTTATCATTTTTTATTTCCTTTAACTCATATTCTATATCTATTTGAAGGTCTGATAAACTATCAAGAGATTTTTTCGGTATTGCGTTTCCGTGCCTGTGGTATGCTGTAACCCCATTAATTCTTGTTAATAATTTTTCCAAAATAGATATCAACTTTTCTTCTTTATTCATTTTAAATCCTCACATTCTTTTTTAAACTTATTATTAAAACTTCTTTTCATAGATCGAATTAACCTTCTCATAGAAGCTTTCATTTTGTGATGACCAGATCGCCCGTGTTTTAAATCTTTTTCATCTACAAATGTATAATTTTCTTTTGGATAAAGACCAACTGGTTTCATTCTTTTCTTCCTTATATTCCAAACATTTGGTAGTTTTCATCAATAGGAACGCCAATTTCAATATTTTTATAACAATACTGAATAAAACCTTCATCTTCTTCTTTATCTAAAAATGGAAGCATAAATTCTTCAAATTTTTCTTTTTCAATTACACCTAAAAGAATATATTCATCTGATAACCAAGTATAACCACCTCCATAACAAAACCACTTAAATATTGCTAACATTTTAAACCCCCTTCATTTTTTTTGAAGAACCTTCACAAGCAGATTTTACTATTTTACGAAACTCTTCTTCACCAAGATCTTCTAGTTCTTTGAATTCTTTTGTTATTTGAAAATATTTAGTATATTCAAAATCACAGGTTGAATTCCTACACTTAAACCTTGTCACGTATTCCTTACAATCGTTTCCGCACTTTGGGCATTTCAATTCATCCATTTTTTCCTCCAAATAAAAAAACCTATCTAGTTTAGATAGGTTAATTATAATCTAAAAAATTTTTTTTGTCAATAGATCATCCAGTATAGCCACTATTATCTGCATCAACAACATTAACACCTTTCTTTGGTTTTAATTCTTTATCAAAAGGTTTTTTCTTTTTCTTTTTTTTCTTAGGAACTTCTTTAATTTCTTCTTTCTTTTCAACTTCTTCTTCAAAAAGAGAACCGCTATTTTTTAAAATAACACTTTTGATTGACATTTAAACACCTACTTTTTTATAATTACTTTCAGAAAGAATTTTTTGATATGGAGTTCTAAAATCATAATATGTTGAAATCCATCCTTCATTTACCTTAACAGAAAACTGAGCAAATCTTGCTAAAAATTTAAACTTTTCTCCGTCTATTTCAAGTTCAAACTCATCTTCGTTTGTTATTTCTGTTGGTTTTCCTCCTGGAATTTCAAATGTCCATTTTCCACCATCAGATTTAAATGTAGCAATAATTTTTCCTTCTTTTTTAAGAGATTGACCATTACTAACTTCAAATGGAATACTTCCTTCTCCAAAAATTTGAAGAGGTTTTGATGTATCAACCTTCCCTTTTTCTTTATTTGGCTCTGCTGTTTTTTCTTTATTCTTATCAATAATTCCCTTAGCAGCGGCTCCACCAAGTCCAGCAGACGTTGCAATGCCAAGAATTCCTGGGATTCCAGCAGTAGTAATCGTAGTGCTTATTCCAGCAAGAGAAGTTGTCATACTGGTAATAAACCAAGTCATTAAAGCAATCACCCCACCAACTCCACCAGTAAGCAATGTTATTCCAACAAGAGAAAGTGCTCCAATTTTTAAAATGGAACCAAGATTTCCAACAATAGCATTTTTAATAGCTGTTGCTGTTGATAAGAGTTCTGGTTTTTTACTAAGCTCTATTTTCTTGCTAAAATCAATTGTTGATTTAACAACTTCATCAATAGGACCAATATCAGTATAAAACTTTTGTAATTTCGTTTTAAATTCATCAAGTTTTGGTGTGATGTTTTTTTCAAAACTCTTCACTTTTCCCTCGAAAACATCAGATTTTTTTGCTGTAATAAGTGGTTCAGCATCTTGAAAAAATTTAACACCTTGATTTAGTTCAGAAATTAATTCTCTTGACATTTCCTCTAAAGAGGTAAGTTGAGGTTTAAGTTCAGAAATTGTTGTTTTTAAGGTATTTAACTCTTTAATCCCTTCAACTGCACTCGCCCCAGATTGAATTGTATTGGATGTTGTTTCTGGGGTTTGATTTCTGACTGGAATACTACCAGTTCTTTTCGCTTCGGTAACATCTGCATTTGTTTGTGCTATTTTTTTTGTTGTATCACCAACCAAACCTGCTTCCAAAAGTTTTTTAAAATAATTTAATCCTTCTGTTTTTAAACTAAAATTTTTAACAGGATTAACTTCTTTTGCTTTTTCGACATTAGTATTTATTTCAGATTGAACACCAGCAGAGCCACCTGCCCCCATTTTTTTTTCAAAATCATTTAACTCTTGAAGAACTACATCAAATTTTGCTTGTATTGTTCTTATTTTGCTACTTTCTGAAGATAATTGCGAAATAACTTCTCTTAATTTACCAGCTTTATCAGTAACATCTTTCCCGGTCCAATTAGAAGAAAATTGTGTAAGCCAACCTTCTTCTAATATTTCTTTATTTTCTACGACAAATTCTTTTAAATCTTCTTGTTTATAAAACTTAACAAATTGTTTTTTCATTATACATGCCCCTGACTTCTTGCGTTTGAAATTTGAGCACCAACACCAATTGCCATACTTGTTGGCATAGTAAAGCCAGTAACCATTCTTAGTGTATTTTTTAATTCACTACCTTCTGGGGTAAAAAAAGAAGCAATTCCAGCAACGCCACCAACTATACCAAGAACAGGAGCAATTATTCTAAGAACAACTCGCTTAAAAAATCCAGGTTTTTTGCCCCCACTTTTTAAAGCATTGATTGGCAGTTTTTTCTGTTGCTTTAGTTGCTCAATAGTTTTAATAACTTGTTCTTTATTGTTTCCTTGAACTGGTCCCAGTTTTTCTTCTGCTAGTTTTAAAATATCTTCATTGGAAGCATTTGGATTATTATCCACAAGGTATTTTAAAATTAAAATTATTTGCTGACTTTTTTCTGTCTGTTGACTTATTTGTTCTGCTTCTGTTAATGAGATATATTCTCTCACTCTTGATTTAAAGTCCATATTTCACCTTTGTATTAACTTAACAAATCAAGAGATACAGCTTCCTCTTGTATATAATTTTTTACTTTTCTTTTTACTTCTTCTTTTGAAAGTTTAATAAATTTAGTATATTCTTTGCCATCAATCATAAAAGTTGAAAGAAAACTTTGTACTTCTTCTACAAAGAATTTTTTTACGTGACCAACTGGATGAAAAATAACATATCTTTCTCCATTTTCTTTTGCTCCAACTCCAATCACTTTAATTACTTCACCGTTGTGAGATTTATATATTCCAGAGACCGCCATTTTGCCCTCCAAAAAACTATTATAAAATTATCTTGTCTTGTTTATACTATTTATTCTTCTCCAAAAAAATTGAAAACGGAATCTTGAACTCTTTGTTCATTTAAAAATCTTTCAAACATTAACCCAAATCTTATTGGATCTATTGTAGATATTCCAAGAGAATAAGCAGTAAGGCTTCCACAAAATGAATTATGAACTGTATATCCATTTATTTTGTATGAGTGATCCACTGGTATTGTTAAGTCATACACTTTTCCTTTATAATAAAAATCTTCAATATCTTCTACTTCAACGAATTCCATATTTTATAAATCTCCTTTGCGCCATTTGCTATATAAGATCCCTCTCTTTTTTTTACCATCAAAGAAGAACCATTTTTATGGTTTATTATAAAACCATCATCCACCATCCAACTAAATAAATATTTTCTATACCAAATATTTCCACTCAACTCTGTTAACTCTTCTTCTTTTAATAAGAAGAAATCATCATAATTATTATTTTTAATAAACTCATAAGTATGATTCATTTTTGCTTTCATTTCTTCAAAGCCAAACTGTCTCATTTCTAGTATTTTGTTAGATTTTATTTCATAAATTTTATTTTCAACAACAAAATCAGGAAAATATCTTCTAAATTTATCATTAAAATTATATTGAATATACCCATCAAATCTCTTTACTGTTTTTTTCTCTAAATCCATAAATATTAAAAACAATAGTTCATAAGAACTATCAAAGAAAATTTCGCCAGAAAACTTACTTCTGAATATTCCTTTTATTGAATTATGCCAACCTCCAGCATTGTTCATTATTTTTTTAGCAAAATCTGCGTTTTTCCACAACTCTTTAAAATGTATTGAAGCTTCTTTTCGTCTTTTTTCACTTCTATTTGCTAAAAGACAAGCATCGTACCATTTTTTATAATTAACAGGGTCTCTTCTTGATCTTAAAACACCCTGTTTATTTTTTTCTATCTGTTCTGGTTTATTTTGCGCTATTTTTTGAGCATCGCTATTCTTTTTTCTCCAACTATCTTGTTTGGAATTAAATTTTGAAGCACAACCACCAGAGCAAAATAAAATATTTTTATTTTCTATCATCAATCTTTTTGAAAAACTTTTTACACAAGCTCTCACATCTTTTCCACAAATACCACACTTCCCAATTATAAACCAATATATTGATTTTTTTACTTTGTTAATATTAAAGTAATATTCCTCAAGTGTTAATTCATAACACAAATCTTTTCTTTGTTCTAATATTTCTTCAAAACTTCTCATTTTTAACCACCCATGTTTATCTTTACAGGTAGGACGTTAGGTTGTGTTATCTATAAATTTTTAACAAGAAAATCGCCTTTTTTTATTTCTTCTGCTTTAACCCATTTTGCGTTTTCTATTTTTTTATCCAATCCTTTTTTGACAACAAAAATCTTATGATCACTGGTGCAATTTATTTCTTCATTGTTTTTTAATTTTATTTTAGAAACATTCTCGTCACAATCATATTCAAGAACGTTTTTAACTGGCATTTCTAAACCTAATCCTGTTTTTATCATTTCTCCAGCAATAACATCTTTTATTTGCTTTGAAGAACCATCCAGCATAGACACCATTTCGTTTGGCAAGAAGCACCCGCGTCCAGAACCAGACATTATATTTTCTTTTTCTGTAAATTGAAAAATATCCCACAAAACCATCATATAACTGGCAAAACCTTTTCTTAAAATAACTTCTAATTCGTAATTCAATCTATCTCTATATTCTTTTTTGTTTACTATTTGTTTTTCTATTATTTTTTTCTCTAATCCTTCTCTTGATTTTGTTATTAAAAGAAGATCATCATCGTCAGTTAAATTTGGAAATCTCATTCTTTTTGGTTGCTTCATAATAAAATTGCATTGTTCTGCAATTATATCTGTATTATCCATCCATTCATATAAATCTCTTTCTGGATAATTATAATTAAATTCTTTATTCAATCTTAGAAAATCATCAGTGTCTTGATAGAACAAATTTTTCCCTTCCAACTCAAATCCATCTGTATCAAACACGGTCTTTTTTTGAGATATCAATAAAGAAAGTTTCTGTATCTCGGCATCTGCTTTATTGGCATAGTGGACATCTCCCGTAAGGCATATTGGGGCATCATATTTTTTTGCTAATTTAATCAAAAACTCATTAACAGAATATTGCCCTTTTTCTAAATTATCCATTTTATTTGTGATTTCGTTAATTTGAACTTCGACATACATATTAGATTTAAAAACATCAAGATACATTTTAAATATTTTTTCTGCTTCAATTTCATTTTGTTTTGCTAGTTTATAAGCAAATGGAGAAGCAATGCAAGCAGTTCCAATCATAATTCCTTGTGAGTGTTCGAAAAGTTCTTCATGAGAAAATCTGTTATTATAATAAAAATGTGAATCATCAGCAAAAGACATATAATTTAATTTAAGCATATTTTTATAACCAACACTATCCTTAGCAAGAAGAATAAGATGATTATTTTTTCCTCGAATTCTTTTTTCACCTTCTAATGTGATGAGATTATCAACAACATATGCCTCTACTCCAAAGATTGGCTTAACACCATATTTATCACAAGATTTTTGGTGCTCGTGATAACCAGACATTTTTCCGTGATCTGTTAAAGCAACTGATTTATGGTTTTTTTCTTTTGCTAATTTTGCGTATTCATCAAGTGTTCCAATCCCGTCAAGGATAGAATTTACTCCGTGCAAATGAAGGTGTGTGATTTTTTTTACCTCTTTAAATTTAAATATGACTTCCTTTAATTATAACTCAAAAAAATTTTTTTGTCAAGATAATATAAACGAGGAAATTAATAATGACAAAATTTCAAGATAAAGTTGGAAGCATTTTAAGTGAAGCAAATAAAGAAAATAAAAATATAACAAGATTGGTAAGAATTTTAAGAAAAAATGGATACGAAATTATTCCAGGAAAAGAAAAAGATATTGTTGAATATATTAACCCAAGCGATATAGATCCAAAAGAATTAGAAAATTTTGTTATGGACCAATTAACTAACAGTAAAGAAGATATTGAACCATTCGTAAGAAAAATTGGGGAAGGTAAAAAAACAGAAACAACACCAAAAACTTTAGTTGAAAAAAAACCAGCAGAAGTAAATAAAGAAAACACACCAACAACAGAAAAAGATATGAAAACAAATTCGGCTGATTTATCAGAAGATGAAATAAGTGAATTAATTTCTGTTATTTCAGATAAAGACAAAAACGATTTTAGCCAAATGTTAAATCTGATAAAAAATCACCCAGAACAAGACGCTTATAAATCTAAAATTAATTCTTTTATAGAAAACAACAAAGAAACATTTACAACTTTTTCAAAAGCTCTTTCCCCAACTAATGACAATAATTTAAAACTTATGACAATATTTTATTATATATCAGAAAGAAGTAAGGGTGCATTTGATCCTATTAAGATTTTTTTAAAGCCAGATAATAGATTATTTTTCAATGAAATAAAAAATCCAAAATCAGCAAAAGGTGATATAATTCAAGGTTCTATAAATGCCAAATTACCGCACAAATTAAATCCAGAGGCATTAGGATATATTATTAAGGGTGTAGTTGAAGACGAAAAAAAAGAACCATTACCACAAACTAATGAAACAAAAACACCAGAAAAAGAAACCCCAACAACAACTCCAACAACAGAAACTGGGGATAAAACAACACCAACCGAAACAACCCAACCAACATCTGATGACAGCACTGCTAATATTTCTAAAGCAAAAACCATCGGAGAATTTGAAGATGCCTCTCTCAAAGCAGCAGAAGATGTTCATACTAGATATCAAAAATTAAAAACTGATATTACAACTGCACAAAAAAAAGCAGAAGATGCTTCTATCACTCCGTCTCAAAAAACTAAAATTACTAAAACAGCAAATGATGTTAATAAACTTATTATTGAAATAAATAAAGATGCACAAAACTTTTCTGAAATAGGAATTACTAATAAATTAGAGGGAAACAATGCCGTTTTTCAGGTAAACAAAAATATATTAAAACTAACAGATGATGATTTTAAAGATAGAACAAATGTTGCCAGAAAAACAATCAGAGAAACAATTGCTCGTTTTAGAAATATTAATTTAAAGTTAGATTCTGCTGAAAACCAAGCAAAAATGTTTGGTAGTATCCAAACCATCGGATCTTCTTTTAAAGGAACCGTTGACACCATTAAAGGTTCCCCTGTTTGGAAAAATCTACAATCAAGTATTCCAGCAAGAGCACTAGCTGGACTTACATCTGTAGCAACAAACGCTATTGATAGACAAACATTTTACAGTTATGTTGATAGATTGGGGAAATTTAAAAATGTAAATTGGGGAGAAAATGACCAATTTAAAAATAAACTCTATAATATAGGAATTAATTCTTTTAAAATAGATGATAAGAAAAAAAGACAAGAAATTCAAAAGAAAGTGTTTGATATTTTCGATGCTATGGGAAACGCTATTAAAAACTCAGAGTATGAGGGAGTTAAAGATAAACTTAACAAAACCCCAGAAGGTCAAGCAAAACTTGCCAGGGTTGATAAATTAAAAGGATTTAATCTAACAGTTGGATAAAAACTAACCGGAATAAAATCCGGTTTTTTATACACATTGTGCCAGAAAAATCATCGGTCTTCAGCCGGTGATATGAATGGCGCTTTACAAACCTTTTCAAAAACTGATACTAATTAAAAAAAGGAAGCAAGATAATAGTAATGGGAACAATCCTGAAAACTCTAAAAATAAGAATCTACCCTACTCAAGAACAAGAAGTTCAAATCCTTAAAACAATTGGCTCTTGCAGATTCTTGTATAATAATATGCTTGCAGAAAAAATCAAAAATTATGAATCTTGGAAACAATCTAGTCAAGACAAAAAAGTCCTCTTCAACCTAAAATACAAAACTGAAAAAGAATACAAAGCTGAATTTGAATTCCTGAAAGAAGTTTCTTCTGTTGCTTTGCAACAATCCAGAATGGACTTGTCAGGTGCTTATCAAAACTTCTTTAAGTCACTTTCTGGAAAAAGAAAAGGAAACTCAGGTTTCCCTAAGTTCCATAGAAAAGGTAGAAAAGATTCTTATCGTGAAACTATTACTAATGATAACATCAAAATAGATTTTGAATCAAGAAAAGTCAAGCTACCAAAAATAGATTGGATTAAATTCAAAGACTTAAGAACAAATGTAAAAGGAGAAATCAAGCAAGCTACTGTTAGTAGGACTGCAACTGGAAAATATTTTGTTTCAATTCTTTTTGAACAGGAATTGATCTTAAAAGGAGTAGAACTTAAACCGAGTCTGAAAACCAAGGGCTTGGATATGAGCTGCAATTCTTTTTTTGTAGATGATGAAGGAAATAGTCCAGCTTTTGAAAAGATTTACAGAAACAATGAAGAAAAATTAAAGTTCCTCCAAAGAAGAGTTTCTAAGAAACAGAAAGGTTCAAACAACAGAAAGAAAGCTCAAATGAGAGTTAATCTATTGTATGGACGAATTGCTAATAAAAGGAAAGATTTTACTCAAAAACTATCAACACAACTTGTAAAAGAGAATGATGTGATAGTAGTTGAAAATCTTAATTTGAAAGCTATGGCTCAATGTTTGAAGCTTGGAAAAAGTGTAAATGACTTAGGTTACGGTGCATTTTTGTATCAACTTAAATACAAAACTTTGTGGAACAACAAGATTTTAATTGAAGCAGATAAATGGTTTGCTTCAAGTAAGACTTGTTCAAAATGTGGGTTTGTTCATAAAGGTTTGCTTTTACAAGATAGGATATTTAATTGTCCGTCTTGTGGATATGAGATTGATAGAGACCAAAATGCAGGAATCAATCTTAAAAATTATGGTTTAAAAGAATTAGGGCTGGGACAGCCCGATATTAAGCCTGTGGAGTCTAAAACCTCTGGCTTTGAGCAATCAAAGTTAAGTTTGGACGTTGAAGCAGGAAGATCACCCGTTAAAGACGGGTGATTAGTTCACACGCTACTTAACATTTTTTCTATTGGTAAAACTTTTAAAACATCCTTCAAAGAGAGTTCTAGTATTTTATTCTCATCTTCAATTTCTAAAAAATAATATTTTGGTAAAACATTACGAACGTTTTCTATTTTTACACCCTCTTTAATGTTTTTTTTATCCCCCAAAAATCTACAACAAACATATTCTATTTTTTTTCCATTTAATTCAATTACTTTTAAGGAAAATAAAATAGAATCTATTTGTTTTTCAGACAACATAAGAAAACTTTCCTTTTTTAACAACTGATATTACTTCACTAAATTTATCTTTCAGAACTTCATTATGAGACATGACGAAAATTGTATTTGCTTTTGCCATTTCTGTTAATATAACATTTACTGCATTCAAACCTTCTACATCAAGATTCTTATCAAGTATTTCATCAAAAACAAGAAAAGATATGTTTGTAGCAAAGAATGTCTTTACCATAATAAACAAAGAGAGTGCAATTGCCAATTCTACTCTTGTTTTTTGACCGGACGAAAATGTAGAAAATTCTATGTTGTGCCCATCAAATACTATACTTTCGTTAAGGTTTTTATCGAAGACGATACCAATTTCTTGGTTGAAGAAATAGGGCAAGTACATATTGATCCGCTCATTGAATATGCCCAAAATTTTATTAATGAAGAATTTTTTGAATCCTGCATCCCCATTACTGAGGAGTTCGTACATTGTGTCATAATGTTTTTTCGTATTAATAACGATTCTTGTTTCATTTTCTATCACCTCTTTTCTTAAATTACTGTCAGCAATGGACTTGTCTAATTTACTAATAAAGTTTCTATCAATAACGCTAATCGCTCTCTTCTTAATTGACTCTAAATCGTTTTCTTTTTTTAAAACTTCCTCTTCTTTAATTTTAATTTTATCTTTAATATTAAGAAGTTCTTCTTTTGTAAACTTTACTTCTTCTACTGTAAGAATTTTTGATTCCAACGCTAAGATTTTATTAAGAGTTTCATTGTTGTTTTGGGTGATTTCTTTAATTTGTGTTTCTAATGAACTAATATCTTTTTTAATAGACAAAATTTTAACAGGAATTTCATCAAGATATTCTTTTGTATAGTTTGGTTTTATAATAAGAGGTGATAAAGAATTGTCTTCAATAATTAAATCTTTAAGAATTAAATGATTTTTTTCATATTCTTTTTTTCTAGGAATAAAATCATTGACTTGAGTTTCTATTTTTGTCACTTCATCTGTATAAGATTTTGAAATTATGTTTTGTCTTTCTTTATCTATAATTTGGCTACATGTTGGGCAAACTTCAAGATGTTTTTCAAAAGAAGAAATTTTATTTAACAAAGATTTATGTTCTGTTTCTAAACTATCAAACTTTGCTTTTTGTGTTTTATATTCATCATCAATTATTCTGTGTTTAGAAATTAAAAGATTGATTTCTGATTTTCTTGCTGAAAGTTTACTGTAAATATCAATCTTGTTAGTATTTTCGAAAATATCAATTTCGCTTAATTCATCTAATTCTGATTTTCTTTCTTTTATTTTATCATAAAGAAAATCTGTATCTACAATACTTTTTTTAAGCGTGTTAATTGTTTCGTGTAATTTAGAATTTTCTTCTTTTGTATTTATAGAAGAAAGTTCTTTATCAACATTTGTGTGTTTAAATACTTCTATTTCATTTTTAAGTTTTTCAATACTGTTTTCCAGTAATGTTTTTTCGGATTTTAGTTCTGCAATCTGAATAGTAGCAGTGGATAAATAATCTTTTTTAGAATTTTCTGTTGACCCAATGACTGCTGTCAGATCTCTTAATTCATTTCTTTTTTCTTCAAGATTATCCTCTATTGGTTTTATCATTTTTTTTAATTGCTTAACATAATTAGCAATAAACCCAAGAGGAAGGATTGACTCAATTGCTTTTAATCTATCACTTGGTCTTGCTCTTAAAAATTCTGTATATGTTTCTGTTGAAAAAACACAAGAAGAAACCAATGAAGTGTAAGTAAGCCCAGTAATTTCAGAGATTTGTCTCTCAATTTCTGGAGCATTTTTTACAGTAATATCTTTTTTGTTTTTAAAAACAAAAATCTTGTTTCCTTTTTCTTCGTGATTCCTGTATCTAATAATGGAATAATTATTATCAGCTATTTGAAATAATAATTCAACCTTACAATTACATCCAGTATCTCTATTAACTACTGATTCAGCGGATCCAATTGTCTTGCCGAACAAACACCAAACAACAACATCAACGATGACACTCTTACCAACTCCATTTTCCCCAGAAATTAGTTTTTTGCCAACAAAAGACAAGTCAATTTCTGTATCGTTGTCTGGATAACTTTTAAAATTTTTGAAAATGACTCTTTGTAGTTTCACGCTTCTATTTCCTCTTTAATTTCTTCAAAAATATCAACCAATCTGTTATTATCTATTCCTTCTAGTTTAATGTTGTTTTTGATAAACTCCAAAAACATATCATCTACATTTTTATTAAATTCAACTGGTTTTTCATCACTGGTTAAAATATCATTTTTTTCATTTTCATATTTCGGAGTGATGTCAAGCGCTCCTTTTTCATAAAGAACGTGTTTTAATTTAATAAAATTATCAACCTTCTCTCTCATAATTACGCCAACAAATTTGTTTTTTACATCTAATTCAGAAAAATCATCAATTGATGTAATTTTATCTAAATCTATTTCCATATAGGTGGGGGAAAACAAATTTTTTACAAACTCAACTGTTATGGTTTTTGTGTCAAGAACCAAAAATCCTTTTTCACACCCCATTTCTTCAAATCCAAGTTGAAATGGAGATCCTCCATAAACAATATTTCCTTTATGCTGATATTTATGGAAATGTCCTGTAATAACCAATTTGAATTTTTTAAATAAATTTCTTGGAAAAGCCATTTTTTCATTGGCATTATATTTATTATCAAATTGAAAATCAGCAATCGCCAAGTGAGTAATGAGGATGTTGTTTGTGTCTGGAATATCTTCTTCTTCTTTTGTATAAGCAAGAAGATCAATTGTTTCTCCATCTATAACTATTTGTTTATAGTTTTTTACAACTTCCCCAAAGGGGGCAAATGCTTCAACCAAACTGTCGTTATCATTATTATAAATGTCGTGATTTCCAAGAACAAACCACATTTTAATTCCAGCAGAGTGAAACCTCATTAATCTAAAAAACAGAGGAAGAAATACTTCATTTTTAATTCTTGAAGCTTTTTCAAAAAGATCTCCTGCTATAATAAAATATTTAATTTCGTTTTTAGTAATATATTCAAAAACTTTATCAAACCACTGTAATGTAATTTCGTTATAAATTCCATCTATAATATGAATATCATTAGCAATTAATACTTTTGCCATTCTTAATCCTTTTTAATTTTATAATACAATAAATAATTTTTTTTGTCAATATTTTCTTAAAGTTAATATAAAGGAGTTTTTTATGAACGAAGAAGAAAACAAAATAGAAGAACCTGTAGTTCCAGATTCTACTGAGATATCTATGCCACAAATAACTGAAATTGGTTATCTCGAAGAAGATAGTGGTGTAAAAAGTTCTGGCAGATTAATGAAAATGTTGTCTTGGGGTATGGCAGCACTAATTGCTTTACTTTTTGCTGTTCCTATTTCTGTTGCTTATATTTTACTAATGTTTGGAATAGGATCTGGCGCACTTGATGTGGCCCCAAACAATGCTTTTATGATTCAAACTTTATTTTTTGGGTTTCTTGGATTAGCTGGTGGAACCGAATTGATTGCTAAAATAACTAAAAAATAAAAAATTCTAGTAGTAGATTTTTATTTAAGTTGTTTTATATAGACCGGACATTCCTGTCCAATAAAAAGACAAAACTGTCCGCCCGGTTAAACAAAAATTCTCTGCTGATTTAGTTCATCTAGTTTAAATATATTCATTCTTATTAATCCTACAGGAAGAATATCAAAAAGTTGATAAAATATAATCAGTCGTCTTAATTCAGTAGAGTTTTTTCTGTTTTTTTCTGTTTTTTTTACAGCTCTAAAATTTTTTAAACTCCAGCACTTTTTTAATTCATTGTTTTTTATATCAGAATACTTATAATAAGATGGTGGAATTATTTTATCCATAACCCAAACTTCTCCATAATTTTCCCAGTTCATTTCGTCATCAAAAGTTTCTTCCAGTTTTTCTTTTAAATCTGTAATAGTAAAACCAACAATCTTCTCCCAGGCGTATCCTGTCTTGTTTATTTTCATTGATTGATAGATAGAGGTAGCCAAACTTCTGTCAAAAGAAAGGTGCGTAGAATTAACCCTCTTAACGTTTAAACAAAACTTGCAAACATATTTTCTTCCATCTTTTCTTGATTTGTCTTTGTGAAAATCATCAATATTTTTCAATTTTTTACAAACAGTGCAGGTTTTCATAAAATTATCTTTACAAATGGACGAGTTTCGTTATGTCATATATTCATTTTTGAACCACATTTTAAGTTATTTATATAAAGGAGTTTATATTATGGCTTTAAAACTTACAGATAGCCGTTCTTCGATTTTGGAACCCTACAAGAAGAACCGTTTTATTTTTCAAATCGAGAATGGTGGCGACGGAGCAAATAATGACGCATGGAGTAAATTAGCTTTCGTTTGTCACACAGTAACTGTTCCTACCCTTGCTTATGGTGAAATTGCCATGAACAGATTAAATGATACATTTTTTGCTGCTGGTAAGGTTCAGTTTACAGAATTAAACGCATCTTTTTATGATTACATTGTTGGTGCCGATTCTGCCGGACAAATTATGTACAATTGGGGTGCATCTATTTATGATTTAACAACAGGAACATCTTCTTATAAAGCAGAATACACAAGAAATGCTGTCGTGGCACAACTTGATCCAAAAGGTTCTGTTGCTCGTCTTTGGAACATTTTTTATATGTGGCCAAAGAACGTAACTTTTGGAGAATCTTTAACTGCTGCTGACGATGCTGTTTGTGAAGTCACTGCTTCTTTTAGATTCGATTATGCTATTAAAACCCCAGATTCTGCACTTCCCTCTACTCTTACAGCCCTTGGTGCTAATCTTACAGGTATTTAGTTAATTTTTTAAAATAAAAAACCCACTTTTTTAGAGTGGGTTTTTTATTTATTCAATGGTTAATTTTTTCTTCTCTTTTTCTGGAAGAGCGGGAATAACAATTCTCAATATTCCATCTTTAAATGTAATTTTAGAATTATCTTGATCATACCTGGCGGATGGGATACCATATTTGATAGATACTTTGCTTTTTTTAATTCCTTTTTTCCATCTTACTAGATTAGTTTCTTCTTCTTTGTTTATTGGTTTTAAATCCAAATAAAGCCAATCCCCACCAAATTTAAGATCAATTTCTTCTTTTGAATAGCCAGCAAGAGCAAAATCCAATTGAAGATCTTTTTTTTCTTTATCTATATAAATATCAAGTGGGGGGAAAGATGAAGAATAAACTTCTTCATAACCTGAATTGAAAAAATCATTAAATGATTTGTTAAAAAGACTGTCGAAAACATCGACAATAGATAGTGGATAACGTGACATGACGAATCCTCCCTGTGGAGCAATTATTTTGTTTACCCGCTCAACGAGTCAGGTTGAGAATAAAATATCCAACGGATCAATTTATTCTCTTATTTATATTTACAACTTAATAAAAAATTAGAATAATGTTTTAAATGTTTTTTTATTTTTAGTATACATATCAATATTTTTTTGAACTTCTTTTTCAAAATTAAGATCCATTTTAAATCCTTTCGTGTGGGTAATCATTTGGTTGGCTGTATAAACAAAAGGCGCAATAAATTCTGGCTTAATCCCAACTCTAAACGAGTTAGATTGAAAATCAAACGTATAATCCAAAACATGTTCGGCAGCATTTTTCATTTTATCCATAACAAAATCTGGAATTAGCGTTTCTAAAAAATTCTTCATTGCTTTTTCTTTTCTTAAATATTCTTTAAATTTTCTGGCAAAAAATGGAGCAAAATAATGTCTATTTAGATCTGTTCTAATTACCAGTGGTAGTTGTTTTGTAAAACGATAACTTCTTGAAAAAGTAGAAAAATCGTTTTTTGCCACAATAGTTTTAAAGGCATCAATTATCCAAGTTTTATAATCAAAAAGAAGTTCACATTTTCCCGGCTCTAAATTATATACAGAAAAATATCTGGCATCTTCCCCAATCTTATCGAGAATTGCATTTTTTAAAGAAGGTAAATCTATTTTTTTCCCAATCATGTCACCAATTTTTGGAGTGATCATAAAGTTGAATTTATAATCAGAATTAAATGGTAAACTATTATACATTTTTATTTCAATCTGATTTTTATTCAGTTTTAAAATCTCAATTTCTTTTAAAATAGGAGTTTCAGTTCTCCAAAGACCATTTATAAATGCCATCAGTCGTTTACTCCCTCTTCTCTTCCAAGATTAACTTCTATACTTGTTTTTCTTTTTGCTCTGTCTAATAGGAAGGTAATTTCTTCTAGTTTTTTCTCAGCATTGGCATCTTGTTCTTTAAATTTATCAATAAAGTTGTTTAATCTTCTTATATCTTGTTTCAAATCTTCTGCATCATTCTTGTAATCTTTGGCAATGATTTTTCTTGCCATGTTTTCAATTTGATTAATGTCAATTAAATCAGAAATGTCGGTTTCAATTCCACCACCAATGCTAGATATATTTTGTTTTTTAAGTTCTGTTCTGTTTCTAATAAAATTCAGTGATGGCCTTAACGTGTTAACCGCATCTTTGTCATCAATGTTTTCAAATTTTTTAAAGGTATCTTCTGCTTCTTTTTTATCATTATTTAATTCTTCCAATGAAGGGTAGTCACTAGAAGCAATTTCCCTAAATCTATTTAGTGCTTTTTCTATTGTTGGAATGTTTTCCTCTTGCTCTGTGTTTTGTGAAACTTCTGTGTCCAACTCAGAGTTTGTTTTCATAATTTTAGAAGGGTCTCGAATTTCTTTCATTGTAATTATGTTACTAATTAAACGAAGTGATTTTAATCTTTTAAAATCTTCTTCATCAACTATTTTTTGAAGTTTTCTTTCAAATGCTTTTATTTCTGCTTCTACCCTTTTTTCTGCTGTGATTATTTCGTCGTCTTTTTTTAAATATTGAACAGATACTCTGTCAAAATCTTCAATAGAAATTGCCTGAATAAAATCAGATAATTTACCAGAATATTCACTTCTTGTTGGATCTTTTAATTTCCAAATCTTTGCTTCGTTATCATTGAACTCTAAGGAAACTCGAAGTTTTGCCATTGTATTTTGGTGTTCACTTTTTCTTCCTTTAAGGTCTTTGATTTCATCTTTAAGTTGTTTTTTAAATTCCTCAATAACTTGTGAATCAGAAACTTTTGATTTATCTGCTATTGTTGATTTTCTATTTCTATATTTTTTAAAGGTCTCTTTTAGGTCTAGTAATGATTCAGAGTGATCAATTCTATCGCCATTTTTGAATTCTATTTTTCCATCTTCAATGTCTCTTAATGTTTTATAGTATCCAAGAAGCCTTTTGTTGTCATCAAAAGTTCTTACTTTTTTTTCAGAAAACCCTTGAATTTGTTTTTTTGTTTTATTATACAAATCCATTAACATTTCAAGATCAGAAAAAGAGAATTCATATTTACCAAGAACTTCTTTTTTTGTTGAACCAGATATTTTTTCAATAACTGGTCTTAATAAATCTTCATTAGGCCTTTCTCCATTTTCAACTCTTGTAAGAAGATTTTCTTTTTCCTTTATTTTTTCAGAGTGCGAAGAAACAGATCCTTTATGCTCATCAAATTTTTCATTAAACCAAGGGCCACGTCTTTCAATTTTCTTTCTTCCAGATTCAAGAGCTGCTTCAAATTCTTGTCTTGTCATCCCGAGAACTTCTTTTGGGGTTATTCTATAATTCTTTTTAATTATTCTTTTCAAAAGTTGATAGGGGGCAAGAACCTCTCTTCTAAATTCTTTAATTTCCTTAATGATTTCTTTCCCGTATTTGTTTCTTAAATCTGTTAAAAAATCAAGTTGTTCTTTACTATAAGAATAAACAGTAGCATCTCCGCCCTCTCCAGAAGTTATCCCAAATTCAGATCTTATTTTTTCTACACCAGTATTTGCTTCGCCTTTTATTTGACCTGCTGTCTTGATTGTTTTTTTCTTTAGGTTTTTTAGTGCAACGAATAATTTATTATTTTTTAAATAATCAAACGATTTTCTTTTAAAAGAAAGAAAAGCAAGAAGAGGGGTAATGGGAATATAAACTTCATTTAACATCTCTTCTGTTAGTTCAATAAAATCTTCACTAACATTAAGTTCTTCTGCAATTATTTCTTCAAATGTCTTTTTTGGCATAGTTAATCCTGTTCATTCTTTGTTAATTAACTTTCCTATATTAAACACTATCACTCTTTTAAAATCTTTCCGTCTACAAAAACATCAAATCCGGCATTCATATAATGTTTAACTCTTTCTTTAGAGTGTTTTTGTGTGTATTTATTTCCTATGTCAAGAAAATCATAAACAATTGCCTCTTCTTTTCCTTCATCTAACCTTAAAATTCTTCCAATTTTTTGAGTTGTTTCTGTAAAAGATTTATAGGCGGACGCTATAATAAGAACTCTGATAATATTTATAGAAATACCCTCGTTGAAAACATTAGACGAGATAACTGTTTTTATTTTTCTTTCTTCAAAATCTTTAATCACTTGCTCCCTTTCTGTAATAGAATGAATGCCCGACACAAAAACTGCATCAGGTAAAAGTTTTTGCAATAATTCCCCATGTTCAATTTGCCTTATTAATATAAGTGTTGGTTCGTTATGTTTTTCAACTAATTCTTGTATCCATTTATTTCTCTCATAATTTTGAACAATAGATAATTTATAGGCAGATTCCCAATCTGGTGTTCTCTCCACGTGGTTTTTAATCATGTTGATTACTGGTCTTGTGATTACTTTGTTGTCCATTAATTCTTTTGATTTAACTTCTTCTAAAATACCACCAAGATATTGTCTAATTTTAATCCACTTAAAATCAGAGTTTCCTTCGGGTGTAGCAGAAAAACCCCATTTTATGGCAGGGGAGAATTTTTCAAGAAAATCTTGAAACCCATTAGCAGAAGAGACGTGACATTCGTCTATTATAAGACACTTATAATTATGAAGATCCAGAACTTTACCAACAGACCCAATCGTTGCAACCACGCCATCTTTGCCATCTTTATACCCACCACCCGTTGATATCCCAAAATCTAATCCGCCATTTATTAATACTTTTTGTGTTTGAGATGCTAGCCCAATTTTATTAACAAGAACTAAAGTTTTTAATTTTATTATTTTTATAAGTGCCAAAAAAGAAATTGTTTTCCCCGCACCAGTCGTTGCCCGTAATATACCAACAGAAGATTTTAATGCTGCTCTTACTAATCTAATTTGATGTTCTACATAATCAAAATTTGGTAGATAAGATTTGATTTCTTCATCAGTCCATTCTTTCTTTTGAAAATCAAACCTTTCTCTTTTGTCAAGTATTTCATCAACTTTCCACCCATTTTTTTTAATAAAAACTAAAAATTCTTTTGTGAACCCGTTATTCAACCAATATACATCTTTTGTTTTGTAAACAAATTTAACAACTTTTATTCTATCGTTGTGAAAGGTTCCACCAGCAAAAGCATTTGACATATCTTTTTCCGAAAATTTTCTAATTATGATAGGAAGTATTTCTTCTTTTTCTTCTTTTGTGAGGATAAAACAAATTCTTTGGTTGTCTAATAGTAATTTCATAGGGTAAGTTAAATATGACATGAGCATAGATAATACACTAAAATTAATAATTGAATCAATAAAAACGGTGGACTCTTTTGAACCAATAAAAGAGATATTTTATAAATATTATAATTCTACTAAAAGGCCTTACGAAGTTGGGCAAAATATTCAAGGTTCTATAAATATGTTAATAACAGAGGTAAATAAAAAATGCCATGTTATTTTTATGGACGAGGATCAATTTTACAGTTTTTATGGAATTAGAAATATTGACGGATTTTATAAAGAAGATGTAGATAAAATTGTTATTATTTTTAAAAACTTAAATTCTTTGCTTAAGGTAGCTCTTTTGTCAAATAAAAAAATATCTTTAAATGATTTTTTAGATAAATCTAGGTTAATTTTTAACCACGAAACAACCCACAGAAAACAAAGTAAATTATCAAATCAAAAAGATTCATTATCATACAACAGAAGCAAAGTAGCAAGCGACAAAGTTTTAGGAAATAAGTTAAGACCAGATTTAGGAAGGGAAGAAAAAGCTCTTCAACTACTTAAGGATTATTTTTATTATGCAAATCCACAAGAAAGAGGGGCGTTTGCAATTGAAGTTGGGAGAACTTGGAGCCAAAGAGGAGTGCCTTTTTCTATTTTAAAAAATACAATAAATGATATAAACAGTATCTTAGATAAAAAAGAAAAAACACCAACCGAAGAGGCGATTATTTCTCAATATGTTAAATTTAGCGGACAACAAAAAGCTAAAGAAAAAAACGAACAAAGAACTGTTGAATCGAAAACACCAACAGAAGAAAAAGCTTATAAAGAAATAGTAAAATTAATAAAAAAAACAGAAAGAAAGGGTTGGCAAAAATTTATTAACAATGTTCTATCTGCCTATAATGAAGCAGAGAAAGAAAAGAAAGAGGGAAAAATAAAAGTTAAAACTAATGTCTTTAAAGAAACTCCTTTTAAAAAAATGATAAAATAAAAAAAGGGAACCAATTGGTTCCCTTAACTTTATACTAATACAAGTGGAGTTTTTACAATCCTGTTTTCATCTTCCTCTGTTTCTTCATTTTTGACTGTCGAAGAGTCATAAAACCCCACAACATCTCTTGGAAGAACTAATCCCACGCTATAATCACCTTTTTCTTCAGAAAATTGTTTATAGGTTTTAACCATTCCATCAAGATAAATGGCACAATCACCTTTTACAAACCCCCACTCTTCTGGCTTCACTTGAGAACCCCACTCAATAATTCGTGCCCTCATTTTCTGTCTATCTGCATTCTCTGCATTTGGGTTGTCCATTAGAATAATTCCAGATTTCGTCTTTTTCTCTAATGTATAAAACTCGAATTCCAATAAAATATAAAATGCACTTGGTCTGATTTTACCAATATCTACACTAACCGTTTTTGTTGCCAACTTAGACCTCCAGATCTCTTGCTATTGCGTTTCTTAACTCTTGTGTGTCGTTTTCTCCACCCAAATCTATTTCTTTTGTTTCACTTATGTCATTGGCCTGGAATTTCAATTTTAATTCTTTTACTTCAAGTTCTTTTTTGTTGAGAAGTTCTTGAAATTTATCAATAATAATATCACCATAAGATATACATTTATTTATAAAATCCTTCTTAAAGAAATTCTCAAAACCTTCAATTGGTAGTGAATATCTTGTCCCACTTTGAATCATAATTCCAAAATCTTTTAATAAAGTAAACAACCCAGAATATCTAACTGGACCAGTAGAGAAATCTATCATAAAGAAAACATTCCTTGCTTCTGTTCCAAACCTACTCTTTTTTGATGTTGCTCTAATTGTTTTAAGAGAAGTTCCCATTCCAGTTTTTTTACTTGCTTTTTCTGCATCAATCCCAGAAGCAGAAACATCATCTGTCTCACTTGTTGTTGATAATCTAACAGTTAAACTTGGATTATATTCGACATTTACTCCACCAGAAGATTTCCACGGATCATACTCATTACCAATATTTGTGTATAATTTATTAGTAAATAAGAAAGCAATGTTTGTTCTTTCAAAAGCATTATCAAACGTTCTAAACAAAGTTCCAATTTCTACACCATTTGATCCCATTGAGGCAATTCCTTGAAGTTCTCGAATTGGTTGAAGGTTTGCTATACTATCAAGAACAATAAGAATTTTAGCTGTTATGTTATTATACTCAACCATATCAATAATTCTCTTAATAATTCTTGTTGCACCTTCAAAATATCTATAGGTATCTGTATCTAATTTCTTTGGCATATCTTTATCTGCCACCGCTTCAATTTTGCTGGTTTCTTTATTCACTTTGTAATTAGATAAAGTTGATGCTTTGAAAAGGGTTACTTTTTTAAGTTCTACGCCAACGAAATCAAACAACTCTGCTGAAGCTCCACCACCCTCTGATTCAATTAGAAATATCTTATCAATTTGCGGGTCCTTCATAATAGACGCCATAAACAAAGATTTACCAGTAGATGAGAGACCTTCTATTGCTGTAATTCTTCCTACAGGAATTCCACCTTTCAAATTTTTGGAACAATTATAATTGAAGGCATAAACCCCTGTGTCTAACCAAGCTTTTACCTTTGTATCAACTTCTGCCATGTTAACAGCACTACCAGAATTATCAAACGCATCTTTAATTAATTTATCTAAAGCACTATCATCCGAAACTACTGCTACTTTTTTTTCCTTTGCCAACTTAATCGTCTCCTAAATCAATATAAATACGCTGTTTCTTTTTTGGAGCTTGATTTAAAACAGTAAAAGATAAGGAAACATTTTCCATTATTCCTGGTAATATTACTACGCCATTTATTCCGTGATTTTCATAATTAAACGAAGTATTACAACTAATTTCTTGATTAAAAAGTAAAAACATTTCATCTTGTATTCTGTGTTTAGCTTTGGCCAATAAATTGTCATTCATTAGTTCGAATTGGTTCTCGTATAATATTTCTTTTATTTTATTTCTTGCTATTTCATTTTTAAATTCATTCATTGTAATCTCCTTTAAGAAAAAACCCATAAACCATTTACGATTTATGGGCAGGTGAAATCTACTCCCTTTCGGAAATTTTTATTTAAAGGAAATCTTTCAATAAATCATCAACATCATCAGAAGATGTTTCCTGAACTGGTTTAATATTTGGTTTAGCCACAGTTTTTGGTTTAATCTCAACATCTTCATCATCATTTTTCTTTGATGGGGCAGAACCACCACTCACGTATCCTTTTGTGGAAATACCCTTACTTTCAAAAAATGCATCAAGAGCTTCTTGCATATCATCTTCGTCAGTTAAACTGATAAGTGAATTGTATTTCATCTCAGAAGCATTAATAAGAGCTGTTTTAATATCTTCTTTACTTTCAAAGATTTGTTTAGGTGAAGGTCCAATCTTTGACTGATCATAACTAGTGTTTTTACCCTTTCCTTCTTTAATAAGATAAAAATCTCTTCCTGTTAAAGGATCAACGATGTTTCCGTACTCGCCTTCCATGATAAGACCTTTTAGGACCTTAAAAATCTGCGGACCAGATTCGTAGTATTCTGGAAGTTTTTCATCGGCTGAACCGCGAACGATTACGCGATAGATATATCTATCGGTAGAGGATAGCGCAGCGGCAATTTTCCACTCGTCAGAACCCTTTTCTCCCGCATTCCAAAATTTTTGAGCAGCTTTATCAATAACTGATAATTTTGGAGAATGAACATTTCCATCTGCATCTACAATTTGCTGATTCCAACTCTCGAAAGGCTTTCCAGCAAGCCAGTGTGTTTTGTGATGAAAATAAAATAACTTTTCACCAATAGTTTTGATTGGTGGAAGAATACGAATTGTATTTTTCCCTTCACTCGGGGACCAAAATTTCTTTGTTCCCTTCTCTTCTTTGGACATCTCAAAAAGCATATCCTTGTGTTCTTGTTCGGTCATTAAAGACCTCCTTTTAAAATTTGGCTAATTGTTCCATAGAACTTTGTGCCTTTGTTTCTTATATTATATTTACGACTTTAGGAATCATTTTTTTAAACGAATTTTAAAACTTTTTCCTCCAATTTCTTGAACAAAACCATTTACTAATTCATTTACTGAAACACTTTTACCTATTATTACTCTATCTTTAGAAGATGTGTTCTTCATAATTCTCCACTCATTGTCTGTGAAATGAAATTTCATATTAAAGGCAACTTGTTCTATTTTGTTTGGTGTTAATATTTTGGTTTCATCTCCAAATTTAATTTCTAGTTTATAAGTAGCTAAAATAGCATCTCTAAATCTTTTAATATCTTTAACCCCCCACTTTTCTTCTATGTCTTTTCCCGAAAGAAAGTCATCCATCATCAAATCAAACAACGCCTCTTCGTTTAAGGTGTCAAACTTGCTCATTAAATTTCTCCTAGTATATACTTGCTGTAAGCTATTGTTCTTGTTGGAATATCATTTCTTTTAATTCTATTAAGCCCAGCATTATAGGACATAACAGCTTTGTTAAGATCACCATCAAAATGATCTATTAAATGTTTTAAATATCTAAATGACACTTGTAAATTAACATAGGGGTTCATAATATTAAAAGGCCCATTATAAAACCCTTTTAAAAACTCCTTATCATAAAAATTATCTCTATAATAATTTATGTAATCTGAGTTAATTCCACCCAATCCATGATCCAGTGTTCCGTTTCTATTTGGTCCTGATATCATCCTACTTTTCCATCCACTTTCTGTAAAAATAATCTTGAATATCACATCATAAGAAATGCCATATTCTGTATATATTTTTTCAGCAAATTTTCTATATACTCTTGGTATAGAATTATAACCAACATCCTCTGCGTTTTTTCTTAACTCAAAATATTTTAAAGATTCGGTGGAAAAAGCAATATACTTTAGATTTTTTTCTAAAATTTCTGTTGTAAATAAATACTTTTTGTTTGGATTTTCTCTTATCATTTTGAGTGTTAATTCTTTTTTATTGTTGTATGGAAGAGCGGAGGAGAGCAACAAAACCATTGGAACAATAAACAATATTCTTTTCTTCATCTTTACCTCTTTATTAATTTTACATATCAAACTTTATTATAACTTAAAAAAAATTTTTTGTCAAGATAAAATATAGGAATACATATGAACTTTAAAGAAAGAGTTAAAGAAATATTAAGAGAAGAGGAAGAAGAAAGTGGAAGAAGAGGCACGAAAGAGTGGGGTGCCGGACCAGAAAAAACTCTTCCTGTGTTTAAAAACCCAACGCCACTAGAAGTTTCAGAACTTGTTAAAAGATCTGGATTTTCTGGGCACTCTCAAACACAAGTGAAGTTTATAACCTACAATGGAAATATATGGGTGTTTCTACCAGATGTTATGCATCAATCTGTTGCTGGAAAAATTGGTTGTTTAAATGATTACGAAGAAAATCCAGTTTTAACTGACAAATGTATGTTTGGTTACGGAATGTTAAAAGAGATTACAAAAACTGGATATAAAATAAAACCATTAGACCCTATTATTATAGCTGAACTAAAAAAATCAATACCAGAAAAATTCAAGCAGATATTTACTTTGACATAAAAAAAGAGAGCACATGCTCTCTTTTTACATTTCGCTAAAATCTGGTGAAGCTGATTTGTTTTTTTCTTCTGCCATTCTATTATATAACTGAATATAATCATAAAATTCATCAAGTGGCATGGATTTAAGTTCTTCCAACCTAAATCCGTGCTTTATTAAAACAAAATTATTGTTTCTAATTTTACTTAAATTACTTTCTGCGTGGACGAAAAAACTCTCCAGTGATTGGCACGGACCCCTTGTATTTTGTTCCACAATAAGGGCAGGAACAATCATTTTTGATCTCATTAAATCCATTAACAAAATCTCTTCTATCACGAATAAGTTGTGTATCACGAGTTGGAAGTGATTCATAAAATTCTTGCCAATCTTTCTTATCTACAAGACTGCCGTCTGCGTCAACTATTTTAATGGTTGTTGCCACTAAATTATCAACACTGTCTGTATCATGGTCAGTTGTAGATTTTTTAACTTTTTTTGCCATATTAGAAATTACTTCACTATGATACATTCTTGGCAACATTAAGAAAGTTGCATATCCAACACTCAAATCAATAATAATTGGCTCTTCAAAATCTTCTGGTAGTTCATCAAACTCCATTTCAGAAATTCTGACACTATGCTCAAACTCTTCTTCACAACTTGAATTTTGACACGTAAGAGTAAGCCTATATTCATCACCAAGAGAAATTGAACGAAGATAAAAAAGCAAGTAATTGAAATCATAAAGAACAATATCTTTTGCTTGAATTTTAGATGCAATGCAATTATCCAAAACAAGTCGAAGTGCACTTCCGTCTTTAAGAAATCTTGAAGTAGAAAGAATTTCTTCATCTTTTGTCGTCATTGGATACATCAAAATATTTCCACCAAGAACATCTTCATCATCAGTTATTCCTTGATACGGAATTCCTCTTGATGGAAGCGAAATCTTTTGTGGCGCAGTAAAATTAAACTTACCACCTTTCTTTTTTTGAATATTAAGTGTGGCTTTCTTTTCCTCTACATCATCAACTCTCAAACCTGCTTTTCTAGCTGCACCAAGATTGGACACAGCAGATAAATCAAGAATTGGGGGTTTAGGTAAATCATCTTTACTTGGAGGTATTCCAGGCATATAGTTCTCCTTTTATATTAAATACTAAAATATGTATGATTTTTGTTTTTATAATTCTTTTTTAAAATCTTCGAATTTATCTTTTTGAGAAATTTTATTATGCCTATTTAACAAATACTGAATATTTATATTAGCAACTGGCAATCTCAACACTAAAAGTTTATTTTCTCCATCTTTTTGAAGTTCTTTTACTTTATATTTTTTATCTTCAAATGTTTGTATTGTTTTTACTTTAATTGTGCTACCAATAAGTTCGGACAATTCTTTATAATATTCTGGATTTCTACTTTGATTTAAAACATACTTTTTACCATTCTCGGTTGTCATTATAATAATTGACTCACCAAGTTTAGTTTCACCTTGAGAAAATGATACATTTGTTCCCTCAATAATTTCTTCTTCTAATACAGAGAACTTCAATTAGTCCTCCAAATAATTACTCAACGATTTTAAATCTTCATTAATAGCTTTTTGAATTTTATCAAACTTTGATTCTGGAAGGTTTTTTGCACTATAATCAGTTGATTCAAGAATATCAACATAGGCAGCATAAGCTGTTGAAAACAATTTACCAAGTTTGTCGTGGTTAAGTTTTCTACCCTCAAGAAGGGTTACGTTTTCGACACTTTCTTTTAGCTTTTTAATATTAAGAAAAACAGAATCAGCTTTCATTTTTCTATAAGAAGAAGAAATCCTTCCTTCTTCAAGAAATTTAGTCACAGAATCCTGAATGTCTTCTGTAATTTTTCCAACAATTGCTGAAGAAGCTGCACTTAGAGTGAGTGCCTCCGACAAGCTTTTAATTCTCTTTGTGTAATCGTAATATCCATATTCTGTATTGTAGTGTTCATTAATTTCGCCATACTTCATTTTTGTTTTAATAAAATCTTCACCATAACGAACTTCTTCTAATATATTAAAAAGTGTTGCCATTTAAATTGTCTCCCCGTGCTTTAATTTAACTTGCCAAGTTTATGATAAAGTTAATACAAATGGCAAACGGAATGTTCGGTTTTATATTATCAAAACTAAGAAATATACAATATTCTATTTCTGGTGGTTTAAGAAATCCTCTTATTTTTGGTTGTGTGTATAAATTCTATTACAAGAACTTTAAACACGACCCAAATCCCCTTGTGTGGGTTCAGTATTCAGATCAAAAATATACTCATGCAATTAATTTAAATTACATTGATTATGGGGACAAGGTTTGGCTAATGCGAGCAATTTATAATATAAAAAAAGGCGCACAAAAAATTGATGGATTTACATTTTATCAATTTTTAAAATCAAACAGACCAACTATTGTTAAGAAAGCATATAGGCTTTATTTTACTAGTATGATAATGAATCACAAATTAGTTAGCGAGGGTATTACCGACAATAGAGTTCTTGTAAAGGAATTCGGAGATCCTTGGGTTCAACAACTAAACAAATTTATATCACCAGAACAAATTGGAACAACAAGTATTCAGGTTGCTTATTCTCCAAATGAATTACAAGAAAGAATTATGGAAGCGAAAAATTCAATCAATCTAAGTAAAAAAAATAATGCTCCTTGGGCACAACAAAATAATAGTGCCCCATGGATGAGGTAAAAAATGGCAGACGCAAAAGACACTAGAAGTTTTGAACAAATATTAAAAGATTTTAATGAATCACAAACCTATAATGGAAACGACAAAAGTGATAAATTTATCAACGAAGAAGAGTTTTGGAGAATAAAAACTCCTACTGGTTCTATAAACCCAAACAATCCATTTATTTGTGTTCAAATATTAACAGAAATAAGCAAAAATGATATCGGAGAACCTGTTTATAAATGGAAAGAGTTTGGAACATTTTCATCTATTACAGGAAACGGAACCACAGATGTTGTGGATGGTGGTCAATCAAGAAACAATTATTTTGGTTCTATGACATTAGAGGATAATGGTGGTGGTTATTCTGTCAATATTAATTTAAAGGATTCTGAATTTGATGAATTAGAAGATGCCTTAATTCGTTCCAGAATTACATCAAAAATGGTTATTGATGAAAATATTGCAAAATCTAGAACTTTTTATGATATTAATGGTGATAATAATATTGATTCTTTTGAGACATTTCTTGCGTTGAACCCGCAACTTCTAGCAGAGGGGGAATCATCTGAAACTCTACAGAAAGCTTTATTAGATTATAAAAGTTCAGAACTAGCTCAGGAATTATCAGAATTAGCTACCAACAGAGAATTTACACAATCATCTACAACAGCAGGGACATCAACAAAATCAGAACTTGGAAACAGATTAACCCAATTAAACGAACAATCAAAAGAAAAAAAAGAAATGGGTTTGTTTGAATTTAGTATGGCAGATACCGAAATTATTAATTTAAGAATGCAGTTCGGTTATTATCCACCAGCATCAAGTTCAAACATTTTTGAAGGAAGCGACATAGCAACATTTTCAAAAAAAACACATACTGATAATAAGGATAAAATTGTTTTAAAATCTCCTGTTATTAATTTATATATGTTGAACTCTCAGTTTCAATTTACTCAATCTGGTGTTTCCGTTTCTCTAAAGTGCTTTTCTATGGGGAAAGGAGTGATAGACAAGGCAAAGTTGGTTCAAAAAAACGCTGCCGTTAAAGGTGCTCCTCAGCAGATTTGGTGGGATCTTGGAAAATCTTTAGCTAAAGCTTCTAATAACCAAATTGTTTTTCTTGGTTCAGAAAGTTTTGGTGGAAATGCTTTTTATATTAATAGTGAAAAAAAAGCATTAAACAAAAAAAAAGAAGGAATGACAGCAATAAATTCAGAAACGGTTGGTGTTGATTTCATGTCTCATGATATTTCTCGTTCTTACACAAAAGTGCTTTCAGAAATAGGTAGCGCTTTATCTGGGCAGAGAATTTCTTATAAAGTAACTCCAACAACTGCTGGAGCAACCACTCCTGCTGCATCAACAGATGGAATACAATTAATACCTAAAACAACAGAATTAAAAACGGTTACTTTTACTCCAATAGAAATTAATGGTGTAGTTTCTGATAAGGGACAAATCGCTGCCTCTTCAGTATCATCAATCACAGACAAAACATACGGGCTTGTGGTGGAACTAATTACAACAACAAATCCAAACGGAAGCACAACAAGAGATCAACAAAAACAAGATGTTATTATCACTGATGATGTTACAAGTCAAGTAAATATTTTAAAAAAAATAAAAATGACTTTAGGTGGAGAACCTAAATTTGAAATATTACCTGGAGAGGTGAAAGAAATAGTTCAATATAAAACACTGAAAGAAATTTTAAACGAGTTTTGTAATTTATCTCCCAAAAAATATAGGTTAAAAAATTCATCCACTGGAACAGATTTAATTAAAGAAGAATATGAGGTGGAAAATCAATTAAGTAATCAACTTCTTGGAACAAATACTCAATCTGTAATTAATGATAACTATGAAGTAATTCCGTTGCAGTGGATGATTATGGAATTTGAAACAAAAGAGGGTGAAAAAAAAGTTAAAAAAACTGGAATTAAATTCTATTATCCAAACAAAAAAATATCAAATCAAGATTTTATTCGTCTATACACCTGGAGAAGAAGCAAAATAAGTTTAATTAAAAATTTTAACATAAACTCTGATCTTGATTTCTCTAATATGGAAACAAATGTTGTTTATACAAACACAGATGGAACACAAACTAAAAATTCTTCCATATCAGGAGTTAATGCTGGAATTTCAAGTTCTTTTATGCAGTCAAAAAGAGACAGTAATAAAATTAGTTTAGTTAACTATGGGTTTGATACTTTTAATTCTAAAGACACTGTTCAATCAATTGTAGCAAATATGAATAAAATACTTTCAAAAGGATCTATAGAAATTCCTGGTGATCCTTTTTATTTGTTTGATGAAAAAATGAATAAATATGGATATTTAATTGCTATTAATGTTTTTAGAAATAAAAGTATAGCTGTTAATAAACCAGAAAGTGGTTCTTCTTTTGTCAGAGAAAGAAGTTACTTGTCTGGATTTTATTTAATATCTAAAATTACACATAACATATCAAGTGGAGGTTTTTCAACAACACTTGATTTGATGAAATATTATCCCACAAACAAGAGAGAAGGTTCTTTAGATTAAAAAATTCTAGTAGTAGATTTTTATTTAAGTTGTTTTATATAGACCGGACACTCCTGTCCAATAAAAAGACAAAACTGTCCGCCCGGTTTTTATCAACTTATAACAGGAAAGTTATATTATATGGCGTTATCACAGTCCGAACAAATTTTAATTGATTTAAATAGACAGATTTTACAATCTACTCAAGATATGGCAAAAGCTATGTCTGGGGTCACCAATTATACGAAACAAGCCAATGAAGCTCTTGGAAGTGTCAATAGAAACTCTAATTCAGCACAAAAAACATTCAGCAATATAAACGCTGAAGCTGAAAATTTAGGAAAAGAATTAAGCAGTTCAAATAAAGAATCTGGAAAATTAAAAGAAGCTTTTAAAGACATTGGAAACACAATCAGAAGCATGACAGGACTAACTAGTGGGTTTATCGCTGCGCTAGGAATAGGGCAAACAATAATTCAGGTTGGTGATTTAAGACAAGAATTTTTAAAATTATCTAAAAACATGGCTATGGGTCGTGGAGAAATGGAACAGCTTTCTGATTCAGTATTGAGAGTTCAAACCGCCACGGGAGAATCACTTAGTAAATTACAAGCAATGGGAGCTACTCTTATTAAAATGAGGGTTTCTGTTAAAGATTTTGGAGTTTTGTTAAAAACAACACAAGAATTTTCCAGAGCAACTGGTGTTAGTGATGCTGCTGCTGCCAAATTGGTTGGACAATTAAACAGAATGGGCAAAATGGGTAACGATTCCATCCGTAAAGTAATAGGAAGTATTGCTCAGGTTCAAAAGAGTTTTGGAATGACGAGTGAAGAAGCAGAAGGACTGACAGATAGCTTGTTGCTTGCCACACAGAGATTAAAACAAATGGGTTCGTCTTCTGGACAGATTGAAAATTTTTCAAAAGGAACTATGAAACTAGCAGCAGCTTTCTCGTCAGTTGGCGTGGAAGCAGGAGAAGCTGCAAAAATAATTGACAGATTACTTGATCCAGGCGCAATTGAAGATAATGCACTTCTTTTTGCTAAGTTGGGTGTTGGAATCGGTGATGCTATTAATGGAAGTATTGATCCAGGAACGCTGATATCTGGCTTTAAAAATTTGGGGCAAGAGATGTCTTCGATGACTGGTCCTGCCGCTGCTGCTTTATCAAGAGAATTGGGGATGTCTTTAACTGATATTAGGCAAATGGCAGATATGAACCCACAAGCCATTGCAGAAAAATTTGGTCTGGCATCAGATGCCTCTGCTGTTTTAACAGAACAAGCAAATGGAAACAGAGATGTTATGGATAATATATCTCAAATATGGGACTCTATTAAAGGAACTATTGGATCTGTTGTTAATGCTATTATGCCAATGCTTGTTCCTTTATTGGAAAAAATAAATAAGATAGTAAAAAATCTTGGAACGAATGTGGAAAGCGGTCTTGTTCAAAATCTTAAAAAAGGAACTATGTGGGTGTCTAACTTTTTAGACAAACTACTAAATGGTGGTGGGATTGATGGGTTTATAGAACAAATTAAAAAAATTCCAGAAATGTTTCAACAGGCAGTAAAATTTTTTCAGGATTTACCAGCTCTTGTTGGCAAAATAGGTCCAATGCTGATGATGCTTGTTCCGATGTTGGCAAATATTTTTGGTGGTGGTATTAAAAAAGCGTTTTCCACTAATGTAGATTCAATCTCACAAACAATGAGTGATGCTGTTTCTACTGGTTATGTAAAAGGAATAGAAAAAGGAAACTTAGTTCAGGCACAAAAAGCTGGTGGAGGTGGAATTAAATCAGGAAATCAGGAATTAATTTCTCTCTCTAAAACAATAAATTCAATGGATTACGATATAATGTCTGCTGAAAAAAATAGTGGACTTCTTTTTGGTTGGTCAAAAAAAATTGCAGAACAAGCAGAAAGAATTCATAAAAATACTTGGGAAACAAATAAGGGCTTTGGTTCTGTTGATAATATTATGACAAATATTGCCAGAAAAAACTCTGAAAATTATGACATCTCTGTAAGAACTTATGAATCAAATATTGCTCTTGGTGCTGCAAAAATAGAAGAGTTAAAAACAACAACTGAAGATTTAAATAAAAGAAGATTAGCTGGAGAAGTTACTGAAATAACTTATTCTCGATTATTAAAAGATATCAAAGAACAAACAATTAGAGCAAAAGAATTTCATGATATAAATCTTGCTGGTTCCGAAAATTATAAAGCTTCTATGGAAAAATATATGAGCAAAGCTTTTTGGCAACCAAGAGTTGATGCTGCTGAGGCAATTCAAAAAGCTGCAACAGAAGAATTAAAAATAGCAAAATCTACAGCACTAGAATCTCAAGAAAGATTAATAACTTTTAATAAACAATTTGCTTCTTCTGTGGAGGGTTTAGAAAACGAGTTAAAAGGAAACCTTGCTGCTCAAGACAGGATTGAAAAACAAAAAATGTTGAACGATCTTCAAGAACAACATAAATTGTTAGCAAAATCTGCACTTGAATCAGCAGAATATGAAACAAAAACATTAAAAGACCAAATAAAAGCAACAGAAGAACTAAATATAACCAAAGGAAAACAAGAAGGCGCTAAAGGTGGGTTTGGTAGTAACGTAATGGGTGTTTTGACAAACTTTGGAGAAAAATTTAGAAACAGTTTAGATTCTGTTGGTAATAATTTAAAATCTGTGCTTAAAGATGGCTGGAAAGGTTTAGGAAACACCATAAAAGATGGTGCTAAAAAATTTGGTGGAGTTATGGCAAAAGCTGCAGGTCCTTTAATGCTATTGGGAATGTTTTTGGGGCCATTATTAGACATGCTTAAAGAACCACTACAACAGTTTGCAGATGCCTTTAGAGAAGGTTTGGCACCAGTTATGAAGGCATTACTACCTGTTGTTATAACCTTATTAAACCAGGTATTGATGCCACTTGTAAAAACATTATTACCTCCTTTGTTAAAGCTTCTTAGTCTTTTAATTAAAGCTTTAGGTGTTGTTGTTGGCGCAATCGGAACAGCATTTGGTAATGATGCTTTAAAAAATGTTGGAAAATCAATGGCCGATGCAGCAGATACTATGTGGGATGCTAGTGAAAAAATGAGTAACAGTGTAAATAATTTTGCCAATTTAGAGGCGCAAAGAGTAAAAATTATCGAAAAAGGAACACAAATAACAAAACAAATATTTGGTGATCACAGTGGAACAATTACAAAACAAATGTTAGCAGAAACATCACTAAGTAATCAACAAATAACAGCCATAAACGAAAATATAACAGAATTAAATAAAAACACCATTCAAATGTCACAATATAAAGCGCAAGAACAAGTTGTTGACATTAGCAAAAAAATAGCAGAAATGAGTACTGCTGGTGTTGGAAAAGATGAAATAAAAAATACTGTTATGAAAATGGTTAGTGGAAATAGCGGATTAACAAAATTCATAAATAGCCTTGGGTCTGCAGGTGACATGATAAAAATGTTATCTGGAGAGAATAATAGCTCTCTCAATTTTGGACAAATGATAAGGAAATTCCAAATAAGTAGTTCTGATGAATCACAAAAAAAGATAAATGAATTAATAGCAAACGCTATGGAAGAAAAAGAAAGAATAACTACAGAAAGTTTAAAAACAGCAGGTGTGTCAAACGAAAACCTTTTAACTGATAATCAACGCAACATAATGGAAAATGCAATTAATGCTGGTATTGCTGCAAAAGCGCTAAGAGAAAAACCATCTGCAAACATCTTAGGTGATTTTAATAAAATAATAGCAGAAAATATGGACCCAAATGCGTTGTTAGAAAAAATATCAAGATCGGGTAGTTTAGAAAAAACAACAGCTTGGCTAAAAACATTGGGGGTTAATGTGAACGAGGGAACTCCAGGATCAACAGCGGTTTCTGATAATCAAACAGTTTACTCTTCTACTGGTTCTGGAGCTATTGCCGAAGAACAAAGACAAAAAACAACAGATTATCAAAAAAGATTAGTAGAACTTCAAGAGGCAGCAAATAAATTAGCAGAAGAGCAATTGGCCCAAATAATTCAAACAAGAATTGATGGTCTAACCAGAGAAGATATTAGAAGAACAAAACTCGAAGAGATAGTTAGTGGTATTAGGTCTGGAACGCTCAACGTAAATGATGCTAACACAGCTCTTGTTGGGATACATTAATGAACTTTGAAGAAGCAAAAAATATAATTATAGAAACACTCAAAATAAAAAACACCGAAGAATTTGAAAAAGATTTTAAAGATCTTATGTTAGATCCTTGCGATTTTGTAAGAAAGGAAAAAAAATATAATCAATTGATTAACAAATATCGTCAGCAAAGTTAATTGTATGGCAAGTAATTACGAACAAGCACTATTAGATTATAATAATACACTACTAGCAAAAATAAAAGCAAGGACTCCTGGAACTCCATTTACATCAACCGATGGGAAAAAAGAAGTTTCTCTCGATGAATTTAGAAACATTGAAAATGTCTCCACTCCAATAGATAGTGGAAAACCAGATGTTCTTAATGAAATTAGTCCAAATAAAACACTCTTAAACACAAGAGATGCGACAGATTTAGATAAAAAAACTTATTCTTTAGATTCCACCAAAACAAACAAATCAACCTCTCCAAACATAGAATCAGAGTTTAAAAATACTAATAAAAACGAATCTCTTAATTCAGACGGAATAAAATATGACAGCTCAGTTAACGTTGAAGGTTTAGAAACAACTAATGTTATTCGCGGTGGGGTTGATGATCTTCAAAAAGATGATACAATATCTGATTTTATTGAAATAGCAAAGCAAACTGCTGGTGGTGGATTAAAAGGTGGAATTGGAACACCAGTTATTGATAGTAATCTTGATAATACAATAAGAAACGGAGCAGAATTAAGCGATGATTCTATTTCTTTAGATCCTTCTAAAACAAACAAATCAAATTCACCAAACATAGAGTCAGAGTTTAAAACAACAATCAAATCAGGTAACGTGGTTCCTGATAATGTTGTTGATAAAAATATTAATAGAGGAAGTAATTCAACAGATGTTTTAATAGAAACAAAAGAATTAGGCAAAAAAGAAAGCGCGCCAAATACATCGGATTCTATTTCCCAATTTAAATCAGATAATAATGTTTCCCAAGCCACTATAAGGGGTGGAACTGAAGAACTTCTTGATTTTAACACAAGGCTTTATTTTTCCAGATTAATTCCTCTTTCTGTGGCAGGGATAACAAGTGCTGTTTCTGGTGCAGCAAATGATTTAGCAGCAATCCAACAAGGTGGAGCAGTTGCGCTTGCTGCTGCTACAAAAGCAGCAGGTAATATTTTTAATGGAACGGTAGATGCAGTTAATAAATTAAAATATTTAACCAATGAAGAGATTTTAAGATTAGCTCTTCTCTCTCCTGCAACTATGGACCAGAGAGGAATTTCTGTTAAACTAAGAACAAGGGAAAATATTACTACTAACCCACAAGAATTTGAAGGAAATATTGATCTTGATTTTGGTGAAAAGAAAGAAAATTACGGAAAGAAAAAAAGGATGCTTGAAAAAACAAAAGGAGATGCCAATCTTCTTGGTGGATTGGTAATCAGACCAATTGATTCTGCTATATCAAACACTAAAACAATTTTCTTGCCATTTCAGTTTAATCCAGACATTAGCGAAGGGAGTATCGCCGCTCAATATGAAAGCATTCAAATCTTAGGAAGGGTTGGAAATCTCTATTCTTATTTGAGAACTGATCTTCCAGAATTAACTATTAATTTAAAATATATGGTAACAGCAAAAGACAGTGCTGATAAATATAGTGGAAATGATTATGGTAAAAGTTGGATGAAACAATACACCCCATCTTATTTAAAAAAAATAGAAACTATGTTCAGATCAATTGCTTTGCCACAATTTACCAACGGCGGAAATGGCGAAGTTTATCTTGCTCCTCCTTATATAAACGTTATCTTTGGACAATTTGGAAAAGAATTATATGATGCAAACCCAGCAAATGGAATTGATGGTTTTTCACAATCAAAATCCGTTGAAGGTTCAGCAAATCTTTCTTTTTATAAACCAAATAATGGCGGGAAAGGTTTTAGTTTAAAGAAATTTATATGCACCTCTGTTAATATTAAAAAAGATTACAACACAAATCCAATCATTCATCAAAAAAATGAATGGACAAAAGAAAGATTAAATGATGAAAGCCTTCAAAGCGACAACGGAAATTATGACAGTATTATGTTTGACGTAAGTATTTCTTTACAAGAAGTAACTCCAAGTTATGAAAACTATTATTATGATTTTTATGATTATTACAAAAGTTATACAAACGATTATTTATTGGCTGCAACAACACAAGCAACAACAATAGATAATTCTTTTGATGCGTTTTCAGCACTAGGATCACAAGGAACAGGTGAGGGTATAAAAGAAAATTATAATCAAAAATACCAATCCTGGAAATCAAAAATTGATACAACCAATCAACAAAACCAACAAAATGCAGCAGAAGTTTTACAGAGACAATTGTATGGTGATATTCAAGCATTCATATTTAAGAACGAAGGATTAAAATAAATGAGATATAAACCAGTATTTATTGAGACAACAAAAAAAACTGTAGCTGGCCCCATAGATGATTCATATCTTTCTAAATTAACAACTCTTGGTTATCTTCTTTATAAAATCCCTTATGAACATACATTTAGGCCAGATCTTATTTCTTTTCTTTTTTATGGAGATGTTAAATATTCTCAAGAAATTTCTCTCTATAATAATTTCAAATTTTCACCACAAGATTATTACACTTATAGATTAATTAAAATTCCAGATCCAAAAGAGGTGCGACTATTATGAAAGCAGGTTTATATCTTGCTATTGTTACCGATAATAATAATTTCTTCGAAACTGGTAAAATTCGCGTTCGAATTAAAGATTTTTATGGAGATAAAATAAAATTTCTTGATAGATATACTCAAGAAGAAGACCTCTTTTCTGGTGCTGATAGTGAAGCTTTTATTTTTTCTCCTATGGGAGCTGGAAATGGGCATGGTTATTTTTCATTACCAACAGTTAATGAGATGGGGGTAGTTTCTTTTTTTGAGGGTAAGGTATTCCTTCCTGTTTGGATGGGTTCTATTTCTCTTCCTGAAACCCAAGAAGATGGAAATATAAAAAATATTTATGCCCCCAATAGAAACGCAGATTCTAATGTTGGGTTTGCTACATCAGAAAGAATTAAAAACTATGATGTGAATGACACTGGATTTGTTCATAGAATAAAAAAAGGATTATTTGATACTTTTAAAAACATTAAGAATGTTAATTGGATGAATAGAGAAACTAAGCACCTTTTTGCTGCTAGTGATGAGCAATATCACATTAGACATTATACAAGCTGGTATAAAAAAACAGAACCTTCAATGGATAATCAAGAAATTCCAAGCACTCCCAATGAATTTCAAGAAATTATTGTGGGAGACACTGGAATTGTTTTAAGAATAAGAAAAGGATTAGACAATAATGGAGAAACAACATCAATTATTACTGCTGATGATAGTGGGATTATTATTAAAACAATCAATGGAGACACAACTAAGCAAAATACAGCTTTTATTAAGCTTTTGAAAGATGGATCTATTACAATAAATTCATCTGACACACAAAATAATGCCACTAAAATACTGATTAATGAATTTGGATTAGATGTTACAAGATCAGATTTAACAGATCAAGTTCAAAAAATAACCATAACAGCAAATGGAATAAAATTAACATCTCCTAAAATCATCCTCGACACAAAAGATATTGTTTTGGGCGATGAAGGGCTACACCTTGTAGGAACAAAATCAACTAATGTTCTCAAGACAGAAGATGGCGCGCTTCTTTTCCCAATTGATGGAACTAATCATGGTTCGGAGATTAAAGCGTGATAATAACTAAAACCAAATCAAAACAAGTAGTTGGTGGAAAAACAATTGTTATTACTACAACCAAAACAGTAAAATTAGTAAAAGATTACATCTCAGAAGCAGCTGATAGTGTAGAAAAAAAAGCAAACGAACTAATTTCTTCTGCTATGAATAACCCAGAAGTAAAGAAAGTAATTGGTGCAGCTTCTCAATCTATGAAAGTCATTATGGAAATAATGAGAACATATAGAAAGATTGAACAAACAATGGAAGCTATTTCTTTTATAATAAAAGATATTTCACTTTTAGCAGGAGCTTGGACTAACCCAACAACCATTCCAGTAGCTTTAAATGACTTTATAAAAATTGCCCAAGCTTATACATCCAGAATGCCGATGCAACTTTTAAAACTATCCTTAGAATTTATCCTCAAATTGCCAGTATCTGAAACCACTTCGTCAGAAGCAAAAGAAATAATTGATGCTCTTAACAAAACAACTAATGCACAAAAAACATTATCAGAAACAAAAAGTAAAGAAGCTATCGAAAATATTACTATAGATGAAATAAGTGGTGACATAACAACCACAGGAACGTTAGAAACTCCTGCTTTGGTGACCGGCTGGAAAATTGTAGAAGAGGCAGATAAAAGATTAAAACTTCTTAAAGTAAGAAAATATTTTTTCTCTATTTACGGAGAAGGTGGCGTATTAGACAATACAAATTTAGGAGATGGAATAGTTGATGTTGCCAAAATTTTCCTGACAGCAGTCAATACTTATACTGATCTTCCTGCTGGTGTTGCAAATAATTACACATTTGTTTTAGACGAGAAGAGATATTATCGTTATTATAATAATGAATATTTTATTGATGCAACTAACACTGCAAAACTAAAACAACTACAAGATGAATTAATTAAAAAAATCGCAAAATTAGTTAAAGCAAGTATCTTATTAGAAAGACCAGATTTTCAGGGAACTATGGATAAATTAGGATTAGCAACAGTTGATTTATCTACTTATAATCAATTGCTGCAACTAGATTTGGATAGCATTAAAAGCGTGAATGATTATGTTGATAGTTATTCTGATTACCTTATAAAAAACATATTAACCGATGAAGAACTCACGGATTTAATTAATAAAATAATAAAGGATTTTGAGAAAAACTATTCAAACAATGCTGGCAAATTAAGAGTTTTGATTGATTCGGCATTATCAAATAAATTAAGAGAAGCAATGAAAAATTTTCTTGATGTTGATGTAAATTATTATATAGAGGCATTGAGATTATTTACAGAGAATCTCACCAGTATTCTTTCTGTTATTGATGTTGATTTTGAAGAGCTTTCTATTAATAGCGATTCTTTTTCTAATACTAATATAGTTAATGCAACAACAACCGCAAAAACAAAATATGATACCTATATTGATTTATTAAAGACAGAATATACAAATGGATTTGCAGCAATTGCTGCATCTTATACAGAATTTGATTCAGTAAAAGAAAAAACTTTAGATTTGTTTTCTGATTTGATTTTGTTGGAAAAGAGTGATTTAAGGAAACTGAGTTCGACAAACTTTTATTTAACTAGTGGTGAATTTGATAGTTTAAAAACAAGTTTTGATATAATTTTTGATAGTAATAAAGTAAAAGTAAGAAATGAAGTTTCTAACATTATTAAAAGAATTGATGTTGATATTAATGATTTAAATTACAATAAACAAATTTATGAAGAAAAAAGATTAAAGGTAGCTTTCAATTCTATTTTTGATGATTTTAAATTAAAGATTATTAAATCACTTAATGAACTAATGGACACAGATATTCTTTTTGAATCCTATTCTAAACGTTATAGAATTTTTACACGAGTTCTTTATTTTATAAATTACGTCGTGCAAATAAAATTGGCATCAAGCATAAACAACTTAGAGGCATCGTTAGAAACGTTTTATACGGCGGCAGCCGGAGATAGCAATGCATTCAAAGCAAGTGTTTTAGCTCACTTAGAAAGTGTTTGGAAGAGTATCCATTTTTCTAAAACTATAGAGTATGCACGATTTGAATTTGATGAACAAGCAAAAAGTATTCTACTTGGACTAACAAACTACTATTCAAAAACGACAAGTTAATTTCACATGAGCGATATTAATTTTAGAAAAAGTAGTACTTCTACATTTATTGATAATCTCAATTCTATTGAGAGCACCTCAAACGCACTTATTCAAGAATATAAAAGCGTTGCCAATTACATTTCATACGAACAAGATGAACAAAGCAGAGAAAGTTTTCATATTGAAAACTCCAGAACAACTGGTTATTCTTTTGAGCTTGAATTAATAAATAATTATAAATTTGGTAGAAACAATGGTGGGGAGTTTATCCCATCAGATTTTAGGGTTAAAAAATATTACTACAAAAAATATGATAACTTAAGAAATGTTATTACGAGAGAGTATTGGGATTCTCCTGTTCTTAAAAAAGTGGCAACATTAGATTCTGTTGTTAATGCAACTTATCATTTCTATCAAGATCTGAATGACATTTATAACACAGAAATAAGAGCACTTACTGATTTTGAATTTTATACTACACCAGAATCTTTGGTTCATTACAACAATTGGGAAGAAGGTGTTGGTAAATTTGCGGCCTATCCAGATACAAGATACTTTTTTAAATCTGCTACATTGGCTAATTACTTTAGTTTATTTGAAGGAATAAAAACTGGAGCACCTGCTGGAAATTCTGTTTCTGATTATATTTCATCCGTTCCTGCAAATGACTCTTCTGTTATTTTAACTGGCTATACATCAATAACAGATGGAACACTTGTTCTTATTAAAGATGATAACGAAAATTATGTGGCCTTAGCAAAAGTTATTGTAAAAGATGCCGGAACAAATAGGTATTCGTTTGAAGTAATGGTAGAAAATGGAATTCTTTCTGCTAACGTGAAGGTGTATCAAAATCTTGGTTCTTTATCAACAACAATGATCAACACAATAAGAGTTGCCTTGGTTAATAAATTAAAAGCAATTTTTGAAGAATGGCAGTTTTATATTAATTATTCTTCTTTTTATGAACCAACTGCTGTAGTAAAAGCACAAAATATTCTTATTAACACAAGATTAACAGTTGTATTATCAAATATAGAAACTCTTCTTAATAGTGTTAGTTTTGAAGTTGATTATAATGCAACAACTTCCGCAACATCTTTTGGTGTTTATGGAATAAGCGGCTGCCCAACATCTGGTGATAGATCTACTGCCATCTTAAACACTCTTAAAGACATTGCAAATGATGTTTTTGAAAAAAGATGGGAAGTCATCAGAGGAACTCCGCAACTTCTTACAGAAGGCGGTGAACAAAAATATGTTTATATTGGTGGAAGATTAGATAAAGCAATTGGAACTCTTGTTAGTCTCGTGAAATCCGAAAAAGGTTTTGATCTTTTAGAGAGAGCAATTCTACAAAAACAAGCTAGTAATAATATCATTGAAAACAATTTCACAGTGAAAAAAATCCTTCTTGATGCTGATAATAGAACAAGAGTGTTTGTTTCTGATATTAGTAATTTAAGTATTAAAGACGAAATTTATATCATATCCAATGGACAAGATTCTAATGGAGTAAATTTACCAGAGATTAAAACAATAGTTGTTGATATTGTAAAAGCTCGTGTTCCAACTTATACTGTTGGGCAGCTACAAACCGATGTTAATGGGTTTATTGTAACCAATTATGATTATGCTTATAAAATAATTGTTGATAAAATTATTCCAACTAGTTATTTAACCATAGATCAATTGAGAATAGTTATAGACAAGAAAGAACAAAATTCACCAAATATATCTACAGATATTTACAAAGATACCGAAACATCTCCTCCTAAACCTTGGTATCAAAAAATATCTTGGACAAAACCAGTAGGAATTTTTTCTAATGCTTCTACTGTTTATTCTTTGAGTGATTTTGATTTAACATCTGATAAGGTTAGAATATCAATTTTTATTGATAAACTAAGAGCCAATGTAAATTCAGATCTTAGTGCAGCAGCAACTTACTACACAACCAACCTTTCTGTCGCTCCTCCTGTATCAAGTTTTTATTATTGTGTTGGAACGGATGGGGCAAACAAAGCTCTCTATTCAACAATTGAAGATTTTTCTGGGATACCTCTTGATTACCAAGTTCTTAATGGAAATGTTTCTTCTGTCATTATGAATTTTTTAGATGGAGATACCTATTACATAGGAATTAATTTTTCTGAGAACGCTGGATTTGGAGAAAAAAATAGTATTATTAGTTTTACTCCTCCAAAAGAAAAAGTTTCTTTTAATTCTACTGTAGGAACTCCTTACGCTTTGGGCGTAAATGATTGGAAAGCCAACTATAATATTTCTATTGCTGCTACTAACAGAATTAGAACAAGTATTGGTGTAGTGATTTCTTTTAATACTTCCGTTGTTGTTGGAACAAATGCTCCAAAAAATTTAGGAAGTACTTCTGTGGCAGATTGGAGTGCAATTCCTAATAAATATATAGATGTAACTAACGACATTGATTGTAGATTGCCGATGTATGTCACATTCACTCCTATAATTGATGGAGTTGGTAATAATAAAAAATACGAAGCATTACCAATAACTGCAGATGCAGTTATTGTGTCTAGAAAAACAACCCCAACATTTACTCCTACTGTTACAAAATTAAATAATGGTATTACTATGGATTTTACTAGTTTATTTAATTCAACAGTTTATACTATTGGGGATATTACTTATACTCAAGCAGATAGAACTCATAAAGTAAGTTATCTAAATCCACAAATCGGTAGCAGAAAATATATTGAGGTTGTTGAAAGCTCTACTGGAATTATTGATATCAATGTTTCTAGAGATAATTTAGGTATTGCCAGTTATTCGGGTGGAATACCTACTGTAGGAACAGAAAATATTATCAATCTCTATTCTGATGCGAATTATTTAGATATAGAAGAAACAAGCCCAATTTATTTGGAATTAGGTTTCTCCATAGAATATAAACCAGAATTCTTTATCACACCTATTTCTGAAAGTATTGTTTCTTCTGAGGGGAAGAAGCTAATACCTAGAGTTCTTCTTGCACAAACGTTTGGCGAATTTTCTTTATCTTATGTTGCTGCAAGTCCAGTGTTTGAAAAAACTGGCCCATCTTCTGCTTATACACTAAAATATTCCCACAATAACACGATTAATAGTTTATTTACTGCAAGTGCAACTTTTACAAACTATTCACTAACCACCACTAAACCAAGTGAGTTGTTTGGTAAACAGTTAAAGATTTGGGCAGAACCAGATATTGGAAATAACGATTGGTATCATAATCAAATAACTGATTATAATATTATAACTGGCAAAACAAGAATTGATGAATCACCCACAGTTTCTTATGTGTTAACCAACACAAACGGAATTATTTTTACAATAAATACTGGAACTCTTGCCTATAATAAATATACTTATTTAGTAAATGCTGTAGAAGTTGGATTTATTACATCTGCTTCTTATAGATTAACGTCTCAGTTAACAAGCAATAGCACTCCAACATTAAGATCGGAAGGAAAATTCCTTCATTCAGAATCTTGGACAAAAACATTTACTGGATTAAATCCAGAAGAAACTTTGACTTTATTAATTTCTTTTGACACAGAAGATAATGGAGATTATGTAGATATATCTTATTTTACAGACGTAAAGACGATGGTTAATGGATTTGTTGATAATGTTCATGTAGCAAGAAAACAAAATTCTATTGACCCATTAATTCTTATTACATATTTTGAATCTAGGGAGCATGGTTTCACTCTAAAGATTGGTGATTACTATAATAATTTTAATGATAAAGACAATATATTTTGGAATCTTGATAATTCTAATTCTTGGATTTCTATTAAAGACAAAACAATAACCTATCCATCACTAATAACTGATACTCCTTTATTGCCAAGCATTACTCCTCATAAAATTTACTTCAAAGGTGGTGGAAATTCTCAATATTATCCAACAGATAAAGTAAACGCTATAGAAAGCTCAACATTTCCAGTTCTTATTAATAATAATTCTGTTACTAATTACAAAGAGTTTGTTCCTCTCAAGAAGAAAGTAATTGCTAATGAAATTAATAAAACAATCACTCCATTAGTTTGGGGATTTAAAATAGAAATCAATGAATTACAAAATACTAACATAGAAAAAATTATTGTTAAAATTGACAATGGAGTTTTTGGGACCTATGATTGTATTTGGAATGCTATAGCAGGAAAATACGCCACATCAAATATTGGTTATATTGATACTACTGGTCTATATCAAATTCTTCCATCTTCTCCTCATTCGATTACGTTTGAAGCAATACCAACCGTTGGAGCTTCTGTTGATTATAGTAATGTTATTTATTCTTTTGGTGGATTAATTCCGCTTAAAAAATCAGTAACAATACCAACTTTTGAAGTTTCTACTGTAACACAAAAACAAATTACAGTAACATTAATGGGAGATTTTGGGGGCAATAATGAATTTGCCTATAAAGTTTATAAATCAACAGATTTAATTCCGCCAACAGACCCTGGCATTTACACCCCTTCCTCAACCTACACAGAGTATAATTTAAAAGATGGAACAAACTATAGAGTAAAAATTTGGTATAGAAATTCTATAGCTGCAAATTATAACATAAACACTTTTGGTTCAATTGTCGCCCCAGCTCTTTATACTACAAAATTTAGAGTTGGTGAAAGGTTAGATAATTTTGGTAATCCTCTTCAGGACACCATTTTTTATAAAACAGCTTACACAAGATTGCCAATTGATGTTAATTTTACATCTGTTTCTTATAATATAACATTTAGTGAAATTACTTGTGCTAATGCCGATTCTATTCTTGCAAACGGAATAGAAGTTATTAATTCTGGCACTATAACCCTCCTGGTTAACGAAGGAGACACTATTCAACTTTCCTTAGTAGCAAGTAATACTAATGCACAAACCCACTACAATACAATTACAGAGGTTTATAGAGTAGCAGAAACAAATAAATTTGGAAACACAGAAGTTTTAAGGGAAATTTCTAATATTAATTCAAATTTTATAACCTTCATTTCCAGAACAAAAGAATTAACAAGTAAATTAACAGATTATTTTGTTACAGAAATAACTGCTGATACAATTTCAAACGGAAGAGATCTTTCTCAAATTAACTATTGGAAAATTAATATTCCAGAGCTTAGTAAAACAATTCAAACAAACTCTCAAGAATTAATTGGTGGTGGATATAATTCTATTAATAATCCAATAACCACGTCTACACCAGAGTTTAAAATTTATAGTGATGGAATTAATAAAAATAAACTTTACGTTTACTGTAGCACAAAAAATGCTGCCATAATTGTAAGTTGTTATGGTTCTCCAATTTATGATGCTCCTAATGTTGCTAATTCATTTACGATGAATTATCTCAATATAAATAGCACTGTTATCAATGAATTTTATTCTTTTGGAAAACCAACAACAAGAATATTAACAACATATAATACTGATATTTTTAAAAACAACCCATTAGTTGAGTATGATGTAGCATCTGAGCCAAATTATAATAGCATTACTTTAGATTTGGTTCAGAGTTTTTTTGGATCAAACGGTATAGAAGAACCAAATTACTATGAGATTGAATATAGAAAATTAACTGTTGTTCCTAAAATAGTTTCTGGTTCTTTCTCTAAACTAACTTATTCACCAACTAACGTTTATGTCACAAACCCAAATGATGCTGCATTAATAAAAAGAACTGCGGATCAAACTGTTATTATAAGTGGACTAAAAGAAGCAACTGCTTATATATTTAAAATTACTCCTAAAATTACAGGATTAAATTCACTTCGTTTTCACCCAGGGTCTTTTAGTAGAACTGTAATATTTTACACGAAAGGGAAAATGGGTGTAGTAGAGACGATACAAGAAACTCATAATGATACAAGGTTGTTTAAAATTGGATTTGGTGCAAAAAATATTTATAAGCTAAAAGTTGATAGAGATTCTTCTCTCCCTCTTGGAACTTGTGTTGCGGATAATTCTAAAATTATTACATATAAAGAAACAGAGGGTTATACACTTCTTGATAGTATCTATCCAGCAGATTTAGAAAATTTTACAGGCGACATTAATGAAGATACCTCTGTTCAGTTTAACTATTACAAAACTCCTGACAATGCTCTTTGGGAGGATATTAGTGGGCAGTATATAATCACAGACAAAAGAAGTGACAATAGCGATGTTGACAGAAGAATTGTTTTTGATTGGGTGATTGGAAAAGATAATGTGGTTGTTAGTATGGTTAAAAATAAAATATTATTAACTACTGAAAATAATTTGAAATTTAAAGTTGATGGAAATTATGTTAACATAACTGGAACTGAATATAAGATATTATTTGGAACTGGATTTGTAAAAGAAGTTACTGTAGAACTTTATTTGGGAAATATTGGAGATTTAGATGACATTGTTTCTAATGCTAAAATTTCTATCAATGGAGTTGAAAATAATGCCACTTATGACGCTGGATTAGTTTGTCTAAGAACAACTTTTCAAATGGAATTCAAAACACTAAGACAAAATTTTTCATTTGGAATTTCGCATCCTAACTATATTTCTTCTCCTATAGTAAGAGCAGTGCTTTATTCTAACACTAATCTAAACTGGAACACATCTCTTGTCGAAGATGCATTTAAAAATGATTATTTTTACAACGAAAATGATTCAGTATCCTCTTTGGTTATAACAAAAGATGACCTACTTGACATAGGAAGTTATGATTATACTTATGGACAATTCGAAATCACTAATTTTAATGGCACGTTTTATAATAGCACTTCAGGATCTCACTTTATTAAATTAGAAGAACAAGGCAAAGTAATTTTTAGACCAAATGGCACCGTTCAAGATAATTCTAACAACTTAACCTCTCTTAATGTTAGAGAAGGGATTTTTAAAATAAGATTAATTCCAAAAACTGGATTAGAAGAATATTTTAATAGCACAGCTTATGTGTCTAAAACTTATAAATTTTACAGTAAAAAAACAGTTTATGAACCAAGTTTATTAATTGAAAAAACAGACACTGAAGTTTATCAAATAGTGAATAAAACAATTCCCTTAAAAAATAAAAAAGTTTATGAGTTCTTTATTGCTGGATTAGTTTCTGGACATGGTGGTGGCGGTGGAAGAGGGGCGTATTGGGGGCATAAAGCTAGTTATGGTGGCTCTGGTGGCTCTGGGCAAGTAAATCTTTTTTCTAACGAATGGAAAAAGAAAACCTCAGACGACTATCCAGATGATATAGAAATTACCACCACACTTCAAAAAGGAATGTCTGGAACTAATGGAATTGGTTTAAATTGGGAAACAAATCCACCAACTATATTATGGGAAAGTTCTAATGGTAGTGAAAGGAATACAGAAGTAGTTTTTAATAACTCTGTCATAAAATTAGATACACAAATTGCTGCTGGTGGTTCAAGAGGGCAAAGTGGAACTAGGGATGATATAGCTGGTTATACTATGGTTGGAATTCATGGTCTTGGGTATTATGAAAAAAATACCAACAAAACAGAAGGTGTTTCGTTTTGGCAGCGAGTTTCTGGCGGAAATAATGGCAGTGTTGTTGCCTCAATCTATAATATTATTTTTGATTCTCCTGATGATGGTGGCTATAGAGGCCAGAAAATAAACCTTAAAAAAGATGTTAATGGTAGAATGGCGGGAACTTCTTTGGCTTGGCAACCAAGTTTAAAAAAAGAATCAAAATATTTAACATTGCAAATTCCAAATAAATCCGAAATTGGTTATGGTGGAGACGGATATAATAGTTACGATTCTGCTGCAACACAAAGTGGCCCTGGAGAAATTGGTGGAAAATCAATTGCTGCTATTACTTATTATTACAAACAATTAATATTAGATAACGAAGTTGGTGGTTTATTTTCAACCCCTGCTGCAGAAAACTTTGTTTTTAATGCTAATGATTCGGTGTTTAGTTATTATTATGTAGCTCTTAATGTTCTCCAAATTTCTTTTGGAAGCGGTTTGATAAAAGATGGGAATGTTTTAAATTACAAAACTTATGACTCTAGCTATGGAGCTGGAGCTGTTGTTAGTGAAGGGGAAATTTATTCTGGGGGAATAATTATTGACAACAGCAAAATTAGATCAATAAAATATTTCTATAAAAATTTATATGGAAACACTGGTGCATCTAAAATATTTAACATCGTGTCAGATACGAGTAAAATTGCTGATACCGAAGCTTATGTAACTTTTAGTCCAATAATTGCTTCAGATGGAATGCCATCGGCAACAATTAGTGCCACATCTCTTAGTAATTATAACAATTATAGTATATATTTTAAATACAAAAAAATTTATCAAGGCGCAGTGGTTTCTCTTGACACTCAAGAATATTCTAAAGGTGTTTTAACAGGAAATCAAACATCTATTTTAAATAATGGCTCCTACACAGCATCTGGTGGTAATGGAATAAGAGGAAATTTCACAAATGGTTTTCAGAATATCGTTTCTTCATCACCTCCCTATCCAATAGCAAACACAAATACTTTCTTAAGTAATGTTATTTTAAGAAGAGGTAATGGAGTAGCGAAAGATCTTACAAAGACAGCAACTGACATTACCTGTATTTACCGAACTTATTATGATATAGATTACCCAATTTATTCACCAACGTTGCCGTTAGTAACAACTTATGTTCCATCTTATTCGATTCCTGCAGGAAATTATACAGAACAACAATTACACGCCATTTTGTTAACTATAATGCCAACTAATTTGCCATATGATTATACTTTATATGTAAAAAATTCTGTCACTATTGAGTGGTATGATGATGTTGATTTTTATAACCCAGTATACAATGTAATAACTAGTTCTGGATGGAAAATAATATTAAGAACAGCAAGATATACAAACATTTACGGAAATGCTGGACCAACTGGTAGAATTATAGAACTTACGGATCAACTTGGTGTTGGAAAACTTAGTTGGATTTATCCCGTATTTAATCCTCTTGGTGGGATTAACTTAGATGGTTATACTTTTACTTCCGAATTAAAACTATCAACAACTCCGTAATTAACCAAAAAAATAATCGTCAAGATAAATTATATGGCAATTATATTTTCTAGTGATTATTTTAAGACAGGTAGTTTAAAAGACAGCATCTCACAATCCATTAAAAACATATTAATGACATCACCAGGAGAAATACTTGGTGATCCTTTTTTTGGGTGCCGATTAAATGAGTTTCTTTTTGAACTTGATTATAATTTGACAGATTTAATCAGAGATGAGATTGCCCGAGCAATTATAATTTATGAACCTAGGGTTACGATTCAAGATATTTCTTTTGAAAGAAAAACTCTTGAGCCAAATAAGTTATTTATAGTATTAAAAATATTAATTAATTCAACATTCGAAGAATTATCAATTCAACTGCCTTTCGATACACAGGAGTAAGACGTGACAAATGAAGTGGTTCAAAATTTCCCATTAGCATCTTATACAGGTTTAAATGCAGACCTAATTGCAAACGATATAAGAAATTTTATTAGAGAGAATCCAGATTATAGCACTGCTTGGGAAGATTTTCTTACTTCAACTCCGTCAAATATTCTTATTTCTCTATTTTCTCAAATAACTCATCTTCTTTCTTCAAGAATTGATTTTATAACAAATGAAGGATTTACTGGTCTGGCAACACAAGATGTTTCTAAGTTTAGATTTCTTAAGTTGCTTAATTATAAATTATCCACAACAGTTGCTGCAGAAATTCCAGTTGAAGTTTCTGTTGGTGGAGGAGATATTACTCTTTTTGACCATACAATTACTATTGGATATAAAAACGGTGTAGGGGTTACTCCTGCTATAAATTTCTCTCCAAAAACAATTACTAGTATTGATGCAACTGGCAATATAAAAAGTTTTGAGTTTATAAGTTTTAATAAAGAATTAGATAAATATAATTATTTTGAAGATGTGGTTCTTAATTCACTAACAATTGGAACAGATAATATTTTTAGAGTTAATGCTTATGAAGGGATTACTGTTTGGGAAGATTTTCTTGTGCAAGGAGAAAATTTTGCTGAATTTACTTTATCTAAAAAACCAGTTATTAAAAACTCATTAGTAGTTTATCAAACAGAAAGTTTGAGCGGAAATACCATTAATAATGAACTGCAAGAAGTAACTAGTTTTCTGGAACCAAAAGCTCAAAACCAATTTGTGGGAACTACAGAACTTCCTAAACCTTATGTTAGAGAAGTTTCTATTGATGGAACAATTAAAATTGCATTTGGTAGCTCGGAAAATATTACTCCAGAAAGAAGATTAAAAAGAGGGGATACAATAAGAGCTTATTACCGAGTTGGTGGTGGGTTGGCCGGTAATGTCCCTGTTCAAACTATTAACTTAAATGAAAGTGTTTCTAAAGTAATAAGTGGATCAACAATTAATTATGTAGTTAATTACATTAACTCACAACAAGGAAGTAAAGGATCTGATGCAGAAACTCTTGTTGAGGCCGTTTATCGTGCCCCGAGACAAATCAGAACAGCTGGTCGTCTTGTTACTGTAGAAGATTATGAAACAATTATTGGAACAAATCCAAACGTAATCAAATCAAAATCTTACGGGCAATTTAACCTACCGCCTGATTTTGAAGAACGCTATGGATTTTACCCAAACCCAATGGATGTTTGGAATTTTGTTCTTATGAAAAAACCAAACTGGGAAACCTTACTTCCTTCTCAATACTCCTCTTTTGAATGGTTAACAACAAATCTACAAAATCACTTTAATGGAGAATACTATTTTAGAAAAGGTGAATTAGGAGTTCAATTAACACCAGATACTTATCTAAAATATTCTTCTGCCGCTCCAGTTAATTTTGGTTATGGAAATACGAGAACTCTTAAAAATTATTATGTCCTTGATACACCGCTTGAATTCAAGGATAATGTTTACACATTACCAGTTGGGTATGCTGGCGAAGCATTGACAATTGACAATAGAAACTTAGATGTTAAATTTTCTTTTTCTAATATTAACGTCATGACAACAGTTGGAGCTAAAAAAAGAGTAGAATATGAAAACTCAAGCTATCAAATATTACCAGATTCTGACAAAACATTCATTAAGGCGGATGATTTTCTGGATAGAGGTTATTATGAGATGTTTGAAGATATATTTGCAGAATATAGATTAGATATTACAGATAGGTTGTTAAACTCAAGTATTGATATAGGAATAGTTGCACAAAATCTTCTCATTAATTTGGATTCTATTGACGCAGACGTTTTAATAGATTTTAGGACTGCTGCTTTTACTGGCAGTGGACCAACAAATATGATTGATGTTAATGGTGGATTTACTTGGAGTATCCCACTGGGAACTGCAGATCCTACTAATCCTGCACATGATGCTTTAAAAAAAGGATTCGTTCAGGTTCTTAATTATTTATTTGATAATCTTTATTCAGAAACCACTTATCCCTATTATCAATTTAGTTATACTATTTCTTCTCCAACCTCGTTTATTACTTCCATTGAAAATATTGAAAACACAGTTTACGGTGTAGAAATAATTCTTGATGGTGTTCCTACTACTTTTACAATAAATACTGGTTATGATCAAAGATGGTTTATTGTTGCAGATAAATTAAACTATTTAATTTCTTTGGAACCAACTCTTGCTGGAAATGTTTATTTTGTTATAGAAGATGATAGTCCTAACGTTTGGAAATTAAGATTAAGATGTAATAATATTGCAACCCCAGTTTCTGTAACAATAACAAATGTTAATATCGAAGCAAATCCTAATTTATTTTATGCTCTTGATAATACTGTTACGGGAGTAGCTTACACAACAGGAACTGTTAGTTATGCTTCTGTTTGTTCTCTTGATACTTCGTCAGTTGTTGGTAAAACTTATTTTGTTATGAGAAGCCCAGTAAAAGGTTTTGCTTCTAAAATAACATTTAAGACCACTGAAAATCAAGCTTATACCAGAGTTTTTGGTATAACATATTCAAACCAAAATCTTTACTGTTATGGGCAGAAACGTCTTTCAGTTAGTGTTTCTGGAACTCCTTCTCTTGTTAATAGCGTTTATACATTTTCACCTTCTTCTACTTTTGGAAAACTTTACTATGAAGGTGGAGCTTTTAATGCAACACAACCACAAATTTATTTAAATTATGTTTATGAAAACAATGATTCAATTTTTGTTGGAGATCATTTGTTAGCAACAAGAGCCGAAGCAGCAAGATTAATTTATAACACAATTTTAACAGAAAGAAATGTCGGTGCAGTATTAAAAGTTACTGTTGATAAAACTCTTTCAATACCAATAGTAAAAGTAACACAAAATCCAATTCAAGCCCCAGCAATTTATAGTATTGCCGGAATGGATCTTGTTGTATCAACTCCTGCAATTAAGGAGTTTGATACTTCTTCTTTAGCGGCAATTGGAACAGGTGAGACATTTTTATTCAAAATACAAATTGATGCACAAGTTGCTCCCTCTTCTTTTACTCTTAATTCAACAACTCTTGGCGGTGTTTGGGTAGATAATGATGATTTTTTTGCCAAGGTTTGTGTTTATTTAAACGCTTCCCTTTCTCCACAGGTTTATAATGGACCAGTCACTGTTGTTAGCTATAACAGCACTTCAAATGTTCTTAAGTTTACAACAAAAGATGTCGGAGTTGTTGGTAAGATTATATTTGTAAAGTCAGCTTCTAGTGATTTTCTTTCCTTGCTTCTTGGGGTTACTGTTTATAATACTTGGGCAAATGAAACATATTATTATGTAAATGGAGATTATCAATTAGAATGGATTGATGATAATTACCAATATAAATTCTCTGTTACGAACAATCCACTTTCTCTTATTGGAGACGGAGTAAATTATTTCCATTTTGTAGAGGATAATAGATTAATTCGTAGAGTTGCTGCACAAAGAGGAGATGATCTTAATGTTAGCTCTGAACTCTACGATGCTTATTTTGAAAAATATAAAGTAGTTACCGATGAAGATGAATTAAATTCGTTTTTAGAACCATACAGAATTGTAGGAATACAAAATCAATTCAAACAACCTGTGATTACTCCGTTTACTATTTCTGCTGATGTTTATGTATCTGCTTCTATTGGAGTTAGTCAAGTAAAAAGAAGTTTAGAGGCAGCAATCTATCAAAGATATAATTTAGAGAATGCTCAAATAGGAGTTTCGTTATCTAAATCAGAGATCATAGCTGAAATGATTAAGGTTAATGGGGTAATATTTGTTGATTTTAAATATTTAGGGAAAGATCCCAAAGAAGAGTTTGTTTATAAAACATCTTATAATGATGTTTCTACTGATGTAAAACTAAGAGAGTTTATAGATTGTACTTTCGACGAACTTCTTGTTCTGAGTGAAAACGTTATCGAACTTTCCAGACAAGTTGCTGGATTTTTAATTAACTACAAAGTGATGGCAGGAAAATAATGATTACCTACAATTATAGAAAAGCAAAATTAATAATGGCAAGAGCAGAGGTTGTTGCCGCTTTTGTATTGTTTGGTTATAATCCATATTATACTGATATTGTTAACGAAAGTGACAAGTTTGAAACCACTGATTATTCTGTTTTGTATTTTGAATTTATATATTCTATTGTTGAGATAATTATTAGTGATATTGATGTTATTCAATCTGGAGACGCAACTACTTTGTCAACGAGTAGCGAACCAGTTATTTTAAGGGTAAAGGAATTGATAACTACTCTTATTCCTTCTTTGTTGGGGGAATCTACTAAAGTTTCTTATTTAGTTGTTCAAATAATTTATGCCTATAAATATGTTACTGTAAGAACTTTTTTTCAAGATAATTATCATAAATTTTTACCAGAATATTTTTTAAACGAATTAGAAAGTGCAGAAAAAAGAACTCTTCTTTTAAAATCGTTTATGCACGAATTTGATAAACTTGCTGAGATGATAGAATATGCAGCAGAAAATTATGACATTACACAAGTTCAAAATGAATTTATGTATTACTTAGGAGAAATGATAGGGAATACAAGAGATGAATATTTAACAGACGAATGGTTTAGAGAATTTTCAAAATATATAATTGAAATTTACAGAAGGAAAGGGTCTCTTTATTCATTCGAATTGTATTTTAATCTTCTTGGATTTTCAATCGAATTGACAGAATTTTGGTTTGATAAAAGATTTTTTAATATAAATTATGCTGAACCAGCAGATAAACGATTTACAGATAAAACTAAATTTACTTATTATTTAACAACTCAAAGGCCAACAGAGTTTATTCCCCCAGGATTAGGACCAACTGATTATGTTTTAGAAGAGGATTTTGTAGCTCCGCAAAACTTAATGTATTTCGATTATTTATATTCCACTGTATTAACTCCTACCCAAAGATATAAGTTATTTCTTCCAGTTAATAACAATTTACTTCCTAGTGATGCAAATTATGGATATGGATTTATTTACTTTAAAACTAATTTTGTAACCTACGAAATAACAAAAGAAAGAACTTCTATTTATACCGCACAAGACATAAGCAATGGAGAAATGTTAAAAAAATATATTGACTTTCTTACACCAATTTTTGTTAAACATGATATTATATTTAATTTTAGACCATTTGAAGATGTTTGGAAATTCTTACTATTAGATAATACACCAACAGAAAAAAGAACTTATAATTTTGGGTTAGAAACTTATCAAGAGGCAGTGAATAACGGAGATTTACTAAAAGGATTTACAAAAGACATTGAAACAGCTGACACGAAAGAAATAACAAAAGAAAGTTTCTTGTCTATTTTTAATACAGTTCGAGATGCTATTGTAAATAGCTATTCTTATGAAACTATGAGAGTAAGATTTAAAGAAACATTTGATAAAATATTGTCTAAAGAATTTATAGACAGTTCTATCTTAACCTTAAAAGACAATTCTATAGAATTAACAAGCAATGCCTTATCAGAATTGATTAATGTTTATTTTAATGAAACATTATCAGAAAGTAAATCTTATTCCAGATCAGAAACAGAAACCATGCTGGCTAATTTTTTACAAACTGTTGAAAAAAATAACATTAAAACCTCAATAGAAAAATCAATGTTAAATTTTAAAGAAACTCCAATTGAACTAGTTAATAATGCTTTATCAGAATTGATTAATATTTACTTTAGTGAAACTTCAGCAGAAATAAAAACTCAAGTTAGAACAGAGATAGAACAAATATTAGGAACTTTCTTTGAGAGTAAATACGTTTCAACTTCAAAAGAAGAAACGGAAAAAATGATAGGTTCTTTCTTTGAGAGTAAATACGTTTCAATCTCAAAAGAAGAGACAGAAAAAATGCTCGGAACTTTTTCTGAAAACGTAGAACTTCCACAAAACACTTTTTCATTTGTTAATGACGAGTTTTTGTTTGGAGCTGAAACTTTTAACATATTAACTACGTTTGAAGAATGGCTAGTCGATGGAGATGGATTTACTTATTATAATGGCGAAGTTAATTCTGTGATATTAAAAGACAAGTTTGCTTTTAAATTAAATACTGTTAAAACTCCACCATTCATATATGTATAAGGAAAAATTATGTTAAAAGATAAAATATTAGAATCATTTGATAGGATAAACTACTCTGTCAATAGAAATGAAATTTCAAGTGCTATGGATATAAAACTTCGTGGCTATGTAGAAATCACAGGAAAAAGAAACGGAGTAATTGTTTACCACGACGAGGGACCAAATCACGTTACTTACGGAGCAAGACATGCTCTTATGCAATTAATTAGAGGAAACCCTATGAGTAGATTTGGTCGCTACTTAACTACAGCAATTCCTGCAGATGGCGAATACTTAATGGCGATTTCAAAAAGGTCTGCTGCGGTTACCAGAAGTGGCAGCAATAATCCAGATGCTACATTAGTTTCTGGCCAAACTTATTGGTATACTGGAGATCCTTATTATGACACAACAGCAAACCCAGCTCCAGCTTTCTTTGTGAGTCAAAATAAACATTTTTATGGAGGAACAGCGCCAACCGATGCCTATTATTCTAATTTTCCAACAAAAATACTATTTGGAACTGGTGTTGAGTTTGAAAGATTTGATGTTACCAACAAAACAAACACAAAACTTTCTCTTGTTCATAAAACCTTAAATTCAAATAAAAGAACTGCTTTTCTTGCGTCAGGAAACATTGATGCCATTTCAACATTAAGCCCTATTGATTTTAACCAAGAAGTATTACAGCCATATCTGGCTCAATTTAATCTTACTAGTAACGTAATAACTGATCTTGAAACATTTAACAGCCATATGGATGCAACGTCTGGACTAGCTGCTAGTTTTGGAACAGCTTCAAAAGTTCCAAATATAAATACTTATAGTGCAATTTATAAAACATCTGTAACAAACAATGCTGTTTATATGACAAAAGCTAGAACTGTTAATGATATTTTTACAACTAATATATCGGATTTTCCAACCACTAGTTCTAGTCCACAACTTAAAGATCCTATTGGGTTAAATTCTTGGGAAGTTGAATTATCCGATGATATTCCATATTATTCACCAACAAAAAATAACCAAACAACTGCAATAACTGGGGCAATAAAAACCTCTGTTATCAGTACTCTTGTAACAGAAAGTGATGCATCAAGAGGGATGGGTTTGCCATGTTTTATTTATGTAGATCAAAATGCAGGGAAACAAAATTTTAGCGGAACAAATCCAGGAACAACAGAATATGGCACCACCTTAAACAAGAGTAATGATAAAGAAACAAAAATAACATTTACAGTTCTTTTACCAAAACAAACAACCTCTACTGAATATTATCCATATAATGGATATACATTAAAAGAAATTGGTTTGTTTAATGATGCTTTTTTGGTTAAAAGACAAGACACGGGATATAAAGTAGGTTCTTCTGCCTATCCGTTTTTGGGATATACGTCTCCAACAGACGATTCTTGGATAACAACTGATGGATTAGATGGAAGTTCTCATGCACATATGAAATCTGGATTTGGTACAATGTGGGCTGCAAGAAAAATTAGGCCAATTTATAAGGACTGGGATTTGGAAATTGAAGTGAAATGGTCTATCTACTTTGACGAAAGTTAACACATTGACAAGTTAAATTAAAGAAAACTAAGGAGATTATAATAATGTTATTAAAAGACAAAATCCTGGACTCATTTGATAGAATGAAATTTGCCAGCAAGAAAAGCGAAAGCAAAGACCAAATGTCAATGGGTATGCGTGGTTGGGTTGAAGTTATTGCTAAAAAAAATGGTGTGGTAATTTATCACGATGAAGGTTCCAATCACGTTTCCTATTGGGCACGACACGCTTTAATGCATATGATCAGAGGTAAATCCGTTAGTAATTTTGGATCTCTTGCTGCAAATGCAACTAATGCTGATAAATATTTTTCAAAAAGAGCAACTTCCGGAAGAGCTGTTACAGCAAACTGGGATGGAACTATGGTTTCAAGTACTGCTGCCAATCAATATTGGGCCGCAACTGATCCATTTACTGGACTACCAACTCAAACTGGACTTCTTGAAACAAACACAAATGCAGAATTGTTTCATCTTTTCCCTACAAAAATATTAATGGGAACTGGTGTTGAATTTCATGCTGGTGTTGGTGTTGGAGCAGGTGATATTACATTAAGCGCCAGAATTGGAGCTGATACTGTAGCTGGTAAGATGTTTAATGATCAATTAGGATTGGTTTGGGCAGATAATGCCACTTTGGTTACAGCTTCTAATGATCATTTTGCTGCTGCTGCTTATGTTAATGGAGCAACTTCAGTTACTGTTTCTACTGCCAACCTTTATAGTAATATTTACAAACCAGCTTCTGCTGTGGATTGGGACACACCAAACGTTCTTCTTACTCCTGCAAGAACATTTAATGATGTTTATTCTACAGTCCTCCCTGATGAACCAACATTAACAACAAATTATTTAGATCAAGGTGCAACAACAAGAACTCTTGCTACTACAGCAGGAAATATGTTTCAAAACCCAGCATCCAACAATCAAACTACTGGTGTGACTGGTGCAGTTAAGTCAATTCTTTTGGGAACAAAAGCTGATTTTAATGCGACATTTATTAGCACAACAACTGATTTAGCTACAGATGCTACATTAGTTTCTGGACTTAGAGGGTTTGGCCAACCTGCGTTTGTTTATTTTGATATGGCTACCAATTATCTTGGTAGTGGAGAAAATGCTACAGAAACTGCTGCTCAATATTCTGCAAATAAACAGACAAAAATTACTTTTGTTGCTAAAATTGCAGAACAATCTAGTTTGGGAGTTTCTCAAGGTGCTGCTGCTTATAATCCTTATAATGGCTATATTCTTAAAGAAGTTGGTTTGTTTAATGATGCCATAATTCCTGCTTGGACTACTTCTGGTGTCTATGGAATTCCTGCTGCTACTGGTGGAATTGGAGCCAATGTTAATGCTAAACTTCTTGGAGGTAACACTGCATTGACAGGAACAGAAAACTTGACAACTAAACATGCTCCTTCTAAAATGCCTTATGGAACTCTTTGGGCACACAGGAAGATTAAGCCAATCTTTAAAGATAAAGATGTTTCTATTGAAATCAGATGGACAATATTCTTCGACGAAACAGTATAACCTCTCTATTTAAAAAAGTTTAACCCATTCGAAAGAATGGGTTTTTTTATGTCATATTTAAAACATAAAGAGAGGAGAAAATATGGCACTTGAAATTAAGAGCTATTCAAATATTGGCATTTTTTTAGTTAATAAAAATTATGGATTTACTATAATGTGGGAAGAACAAGAAGGAAATACACCAGACGAAAAATGTTCTACATTTTTAATCAATTTGTTCCACGATTTAAAGCATCAGCGTTTTGTTCGCTGTGATAGTATAAATAAATTAGTTTGGTTTAATCCAGAGAACATAATTAGTATAGAAATAACACACATAGAAATAACACACGAGGAGAAATAATGAATATTTTTTTTAAGAGAGAGTTTGAGGATGTAATTTTACCACGTTATAACAACGAATCAGATGCAGGGATGGATGTTTTTGCTAATCATGATATGGAAATTCCAGGATTGATTAAGAGTTTCTTTTCATTTAAAAAAGAAACAACAAGAAGATTAGTAAGAACTGGCATATCCCTTCAAGGGAGTGATCTAAAACCTAACAAGAAGTTTTATTTGAGAATATGTGATACTTCTGGGAATGCCTTTAAAATTGGTGTTCATGTGATGGGAGGTTGCATAGATCAAAATTATCGAGGAATTATTGGAGTAGTTCTTCTTAATACAAATCTATGGACAATTAAAATCAAAAAGAATGATAAAATTGCTCAGATGATTGCTTATGAAATTCCATCTATAGTGATTTGTGAGACAAAAGTAGAAACAGAGACAGAAAGAGGCGACAAAGGATTTGGAAGTTCTGGGACAATTAGTGCTACATAAAAAGCATAAATAATATAACTCCTTTTTGAAAGGGAAGCGATACATTAGTGTTGCTTCCCTTTTTTTATTATAAAACATATCCTACATCATACATAGAAAAAGAGGTTTATAATGAAATATGTTTTAATACCATCTTGGTCTTGTGGAATATGTAAAATTCATAAAGAAAAGGATTATTTTTTTTATGATGATTTCTTAAAAAAAAGAATTAGAATTTGCACTTCTTGTTATGAAGAAGTGCACAATAGAAACAAAAAACTAAGCATAGAAGATCTTTTAATAAAAAGATTAACCAATAGATTACCAAAAAAGTTTAAACATTTATTACCAGAAAAAGAAATACTGGCAGAATATTTAATAAAAACATTTGATGGAGAAATAGAAGATTTATATCATCCATACAGGTATTCAATTGATCACATAATTCCAGTATGGTGCTATGACTTGAATGATAAAATTGATTTTTTGAAATGTAATCATTTAGGAAACCTAAGAATAATCGAGTCAAAAGAAAATAATTTAAAAAGAAATAAAATAATAGAAGATTTAATTTTTGACTTAACCTTAGAAAATTTACTGCCATAAAGAACAAAAAACTTCTCTTTTTTTATTATAAAACATATCCTACATTTAGTGGCGTATATAAATTACCGGAAGAGAAAATGGTAAGTTAAACTTCCAGCCCAAAACAAAAAGGAGAAATTATGGTTGATATTTATACATCAGATAGTTGCACTTACTGTAAGATGTTGAAAAAATATTTTGATGAAAATTCAATTTCTTATATAGAAAAGAATGTTCAAGAGAACGATATTTTTATGAAAGAAATTGAAGTAGGAACAGGAGCAATGACTGTTCCGCAAGTTCATTACAAAGGAAATTGGATTGTTGGATTTGATAAGAAAAAAGTAGATAATATTATTGGAATGATAAAGGAGAACGAATTGATTAAAATTGATGTAAAAAATTTTAGCATAAAAACAGATGAGGATTTAAAACAATTTCAACCACATAGAGATAAAAAAATAACATTTAAAATTGATGAAGATTTTATAAATAGATATAGTGAATTGCAACCAAATTGGGGACCACTTGGTGAATTTGTTTATCTAAGAACATATTCAAGAAAAATTGAATCTGAAAACAGAAACGAAAGATGGTTCGAGACAGTAAAAAGGGTTGTTGAAGGAACAATAAAAATACAAAAAGAACATTGTTCTAAAATTAAACTTCCTTGGAATGAAAAAAAAGCACAAAAATCAGCACAAAAAATGTATGATAAGATCTTTAATTTTAAGTTTCTTCCACCTGGTCGTGGTTTATGGATGATGGGAACCTCTTTTGTTGAAGAAAAGGGAAGTGCAGCACTTAATAATTGTGCATTCGTAACAACAGACGATATTGAAATCAGAGGATCTCTTGCTTTTACTTGGACAATGGATGCTCTTATGCTTGGTGTTGGGGTTGGTTTCGATGCTAATGGCAGTGGTAAAATTAAAATAAAAAAACCAAATTATGTAAAAGAAACCGAAATATTTACAATACCCGACTCTCGGGAAGGCTGGGTTAAATCTCTTGAAATTTTGTTAGATTCTTTTATTCATGGATGGAAATTACCTAAATTTGATTATTCTATAATTAGACCTGCAGGAGCTATAATAAAAGGATTTGGAGGAACAGCATCTGGACCAGATCCTTTAATGAGATTACACGAAAATATTGAAAAACTATTAGAAAAAAGAATTGGTGATTTTGTAAAATCTACTGACATTGTAGATGTTATGAATATGATTGGTGTTTGTGTTGTTGCAGGAAATGTACGCAGAAGTGCCGAGCTGGCACTTGGAAATTGGAACGATAAAGAATTTATAACAATGAAAGATTATAATAAATTTCCAGAAGAAGTAAAAACTCATAGATGGGCTTCAAATAATAGTATAAATGCAGAAGTTGGAAAGACAGATTATAATTCCATTGCTGATAGTATCATATTAAATGGAGAACCTGGTATTGTATGGCTTGAAAATATGAGAAAATTTGGAAGATTAAAAGATGGAGAAAATTGGAAAGACAATAAAGTCGTTGGTTGTAATCCATGTTCTGAGCAAAGTTTGGAATCTATGGAACTCTGTTGTCTTGTGGAAACGTTTCCATCTCTTCATGAAAATTATGAAGAATATAGAGAAACATTAAAATATGCTTATATGTATGCCAAGACAGTTACGTTACTTCCTACACATTGGGAAGAAACAAATGCCGTTATGATGAGAAATAGAAGAATTGGTGCCTCTCAATCTGGGATAATTGATGCTTTTGGAAGACATGGAAGAAGAGAAATGCTTGATTGGTCTAATAATGGATATAATCGACTTCAAGAATTGGACACAAAATACTCTGATTGGCTTTGTATCCCTAAATCTATTAAAACTACTAGTATAAAGCCTTCTGGATCGGTGGCCCTATTGCCAGGTGTTTCTGCTGGTATTCATTACCCACACAGTGAATATTATATCAGAAGAGTTAGAGTTGCAACAAATCACCCGTTAGTTAATATCATGAAAAATGCTGGTTATAAAGTGGATTATTCTGCTTATGGAAATTCGGAAGAAGATAGAATGAATACATCAGTTATTTCTTTTCCTGTTCATGAAAAATTCTTCACAAAAAAGAAAACTGATGTTAGTATTTGGGAACAAGTTAAAAATTGTATTGACTATCAAAATTATTGGGCGGATAATCAAGTATCTATTACTGTTACTTTTAAAAAAGAAGAAGCAAAAGATATTGCTCCAATTTTATACGCTTTTGAAGATCAATTAAAATCAATTTCATTTTTGCCATTAACGGAACACGGATATGAACAAGCTCCTTATGAAGAAATAACGAAAAAAAAATTTAACGAAATGAATGATAATATAACAATTCCAGATTATACAGAATTATTTTCATCTCCTGATGGAAGTAAATTTTGTGACGGAGAAAGCTGTGCCATTTAAATAATAATTAGTAATATCATAAATAGTGTAGTAATTAATCCTCCTCTAAAAAGGAGGATTTTTTTTTAATCTAAACTAGTCAAGATAATATCATGAACATAAAAGAAAATATTCTTAATATCTCAACTCTCAACGAAGGAATTAAATGGCTAAAAGATAGCAATAAAGTTATTGATATAATCCACAAAATTGAGAAAAATGTTGACTTAGAAGAGATAACAGAAAAACAAAAACGAAAGATTAAAATTCTTCTTAACTACCTAAGAAAACTTTATACAAAATTAAATAAATTAGAAAATGAATATAAAGTAGCAGAAGATAAAGAAAGTATCAAATTAAAGTATAATGAACTCAAAAAAGATTACAATTTAATGTTTAAAGAGTATAACATTAATACGTTCTTGAATATAGTTAGTATCATTGGCATAGGTAGTTTAACCTATTTACTATCTTATTTTGCATTAGGAGCACTTATTCCTGATGATAATGCTCGTCATAATTTCTTTGGAAAACTCGGAGGGAATACTTTATCAGTAATTTTAACTCCTCTGGTTGTTAGTATGTTAGATAAAAATATAATAAGCAGAACTGACAGTATAATTTCTGCAGCTAAAAAAGATATTAGAAGGCAGGAGAGATAAATGGCTTATACAAATTTGGAAAGTTGTTGCTTTAAACAATTAAATGTAGAAATTTTAGGCGTATTGGATGCTAACGTAGACAACATAAAACGTGGAGATGCTTGTAATAATATTTCTATTGGAACAAATGCTCTTTGTTCTAATTTATGTTCCAATGCCGTGTGTAATATAGCTATAGGAATAAATTCATTATGTTCGTTTGTATCAGCAAGTTGCAATGCTCTTATTTTAGGAACCAGTGCTAATACATCAGTTGGAATTGAAGGTTTTTCTTGTCTTGTTTGTGGAGGATATAATACAAATTTAGGAGCTGGAAATGCCCCTATTATGGTTTGTGGTGATTATAACACAATTGTTGGGACCACTAATCTTTATTTTTCATCTGAATCATTTGTTCAAGTAGCTGTGGGTAGTCAAGTTCTTCAAAATTGGTGCGGAGTTGGTGGAACAGGCAGAAATATTGGAATTGGATTTAGCGCTTTGAAAGGCGAATTAACTGCCTGTGGTGGAATGACTGGCGAAAGAAATATTGGAATTGGTTTGAACTCTGGATTACGCTTGAGAGGTGCAAACACAAATATTTTAATTGGTGGAAATTCTGGTTATGTGAGCGATGTTGATGGATGTTATTTAAAAAATGGATGTTGGAATGTAATCTTGGGTCATCATTCTGGAAGAGGGCTTGTTGATGGAAACTACAATACACTGATTGGGAATTGTATCGGCAAAGTCGTTCCAATAGGAGATGTCTCAAATAGTGTTATTATTAGTGATGGATGTGGCTGTATTAAATTTGAAACAAACTCTTGTAACCAAGTAAAAATAGGAAACAATTCCGGAGTGAATACTTGTCTTTCCTCTGGTTCTAATTTTATAGGTGATAATTCTGGATATAATGCCTGTTGTTCTTCTCATTCTAATTTTATTGGAACTTGTGCTGGATATTGTAGTTATAATTCTCACTATTCTAATTTTATAGGATTTTCTGCCGGTGGGTGTTTTTTCTCTGGTTTTAGTGCTTGTAGTTTTGAAATTTGTAATTCTAATTTTATTGGAACCTGTGCTGGAATTGGAAGTTGTTGTGTTTCTTTCTCTAATTTTATAGGAAACGATTCTGGGAGAAGAGCTACTAGTTCTTCTAATTCTAATTTTATTGGAAATAGTGCTGGATTTAATTCAACTTGTTCTTTGAGTTCCAATTTTATTGGAAGCAATGCAGGGCGTGAAGCTCTTAATTCTTCTCATTCTAATTTTATTGGAATGTGTGCTGGATTTGGTGCACATTGTTCCAATAACTCTAATTTTATAGGAAATGGAACTGGTGACGGCGGTTCAAATGGAGCTTATTGTTCTTCTAATTCTAATTTTATTGGAACTAGTGCTGGTTATGATGCTTATAACTCTTCTAATTCTAATTTTATTGGAATTAATGCTGGCTATGGAGCTTATTGTTCTTCTGGTTCTAATTTTATTGGTAATGGTGCTGGTTATAATTTATTTGGTTGCCCAGACAGATTTATACTAGGAAATAATCCAACAAATTATTGTATTGTATCTTGTTATGCTACGATGTGTGGTAATTTATCTACCAAAGAAATGACTTTTTATGGTGACATAGCAACACAAAATACAGCTATTCGAATATTTGATGGTTCTGGAAATTATACCTATCTTGGTCCAAACATTATCAGTTCAAATGGAGGGAGTTTAGTAATAAACAACTGTTTTTCTGTAACTACTGATGGGAGAATTTATGGAGCAGCATTGCATAATAATGCTGGGGCAGTTACTGGAACCGTTAATCAATACATTGCTTCAGGAACTTATACACCCACTGCAACTGGGGTTGCAAATACTTCTGTTATAACCACCAATTTGTCCAATTGGATGAGAGTTGGAAATGTAGTAACTGTATCAGGAATAGTAGAAGTTTCCACAACTTCTGCCTCTACTTCTACGGCGTTTTATATAACACTTCCCGTTGCTTCTGAATTAGTTTCTGCATTTAATACTGCTGGAACAGCAATATCTAACACTCTTGGTTCTACTATGGCTATATATGCTGACACCGCTAACAATACAGCAATTTTTCAAAATTCTGGTGGTTGGACCACAACAGCATCTATTTCTATGATTTTTACTTTTACTTATGTAATTTTATAATTCTTTTGATTATAAAAAAACCCACTCTTAATAAAGTGGGTTTTTTATTTATTCACGTTTTAACCTAATTCGCCACTCTTATATTTTTCAATAAAAGATTTTGGATCGGAAAGCACTACAGAGGGAATTGATTGAAGATTACTGGCAATTCTTCTTGCATTTAACTTTTTAAGCATTCCTTTTGCTCTCATTTTTCTAAATCCTTTAAATATTTTTGGAGCAACAAGAAGTAAAGCTGCTAAACCAATACCAGCAGCCACCATACTTGGATTAGCTGCCATTGTGTTTAGAATTCCCTTGCCACCAGATTTTATTCCTTGGAAAGCAGGATTAGCAGCAATGTCAGGAAAGTTCTTTGTTAAGAAATCACTCGTTGCCTTTCCAGCAGTTTGTAATCCACCAGTCACATTAGATCCGAGAGCAGATACCCAATCGGTATTAACAGCTTTTGAAGCAATATTTTCTGGAGTATTAACACCACTAAGGGCACCTAATTCACCTAATTTATTTTCGGCAGCTCCAACTCTCCCTTGAGATACTAAATTGGAAGCTCCAATGACTTTGTTTTCGCCTCTGGGGAAAAGTGGACCATTACCACCTCTCCCGTGTCTATTAATAAGTTCCTGAACCATTGCCCCGCCACTTTTTTCTTCGTCACGAAGATTTGGTGCTCTTTCAATAAGAAAACTTCCTTTAGAAAAACTCTCATTCAATTTTTTATTTGCTTTAACAGCAGTAAGATCGCCATATAACATAGCTACAAATTCTGTAACAAGCTCAACATCTTCATTTATATACAAAGCATCGTTAACACTTTCTTTTAAACTTCTATTAGAAACACCAACTATATCATCTCTTATGCTCATTATTTTTTACCCTTCTTGTCTATCTCTGTCATTATTGAATTATAGATAGTATTAAATTTTTTAGCAGATTTACTATATTTATTATCTTTATCAATTTTTAAACTAAAATAGGTTTCTGTGTTTAAAGAGGCAGCTCTTTTTTGATAAGCTGGTTGAGCAGAAGCAATTGTGTTTTTTGTTTTCTTTCTTCTCCACCAATTTTTTATCATTTTAAACATTCCAATCCCACCAATGACTAATCCGACAACTCCAGCAACTTGCATTGGGTTTAATAGTTGAAGTTGGCTCATTGGGTCAGTCCAAAATTTGTCGAAACTAAATCCAGCAGGAAGGTCTGGTATTTTTTGAGCAACAGCAGCTTCTAATTGGTCATGTTTTGCTGCTGGAAAACTGCTTGTTATGTCTTCAATTCTTGTTTCTATTTTTGGAGAAGCATTACCACTTGCGATAGAAGCAACTTCATCTTTTGTTGGAATACTTGTGGGTGAAGCTGTTTGATTTATTTCTTCTTTTTTTGCGTTTGAATTAGAAACTGCTTGATTTGCTACATCTCTTGGGGAATTAATCCTATCAGAAGGGGTTGGTATTCTTCCTGTTGGCGGAATTAGTTTTGTTGGTTCAGATTTATTTGCTTCTCTATCCATAAAACCTTGAAGCTTTTCTTCGCTGGCTGCTTTATCTGCCTCTGCTTGTCTCTCTGCAGCTTCTCTTTTCTTTTCTTGTGCATAATTAGTATCACTCGCATCTCTTTCATTCAAAGCATTCTTCATTATACTATTTTTAATATTCATTTTTCCCTCGTTTAATATTAACTTTGCCATATCATAAATAACTGATAGGAGTATTGAATGAAAATATTATATAACCCTTTATTTGTAGAAAACGGAATTGGATTAAATTATGGGATGTCTAAAACAATTAAATATTTTAAAAAACATCTTAAAGATTTTGATGTTAAATTAGATAAAGATTCTAAAATTGCTTTTACTATTTGTTTACCAAATGGATTTAAACCAGTTTATAATAGAATAAATGTTGTTTGGGTTCAGTTTGAAACAACAACTTTACCACAGAACGAATTAGATAATCTAAACAAAGCAGAATATATTATTGTTTCAAACGATAGGAATAAAGAATATTTGGAAAGAGTATTAAATAGAAAAATATTTGTTTCACTTGGCGGATATGACGAAAATATTTATAAAAACACAATAGATATTAAACCACAAGTTTTTACACAAGATAGAGAACCAATTTATACATTTTTATATTGCGGGGCATTAAGTGAAAGAAAAGGGTTTGACATTGCTGTTGAAGTGTTTAAAGATTTTAATAAACTATATCCTAACACGAGATTGTATATTAAAACAACAGAAGATGGAAAAGACGGGATAACTAGAGACGGAAACATATTGTATGATTATAAAAACTCTAAAGAAGAAAACATGGTAGAATATTATAATATGTGTGATTGTCTTATTCTTCCTTCTCATGGGGAAGGAGTAGGGTTAACAGCATTGGAAGCTGCAGCTTGTGGTTTGCCAGTTATTCATACCCCATTTGGTGGAACAGAAGATTTTCTTCCTGTTTCAAAATCTTTAGCAATTGATTATTTAATGAGTAAAATTATTATTAGAAATAATTTTGAAACCGAATGGGCAGAACCAAACAAAAATTATTTATTTGAATTGATGGAAGAGTTTGTTAACAATGCAAGTAAACATCAATGCCTAGCAAAAGAAATTGATGTGGAAGATTATACATGGAAAAATTTTACAAAGAATATAGTAGAAGTTTTTAAAATAGCAGAAGAAGAATATAAAGATTTTAAAGTAAAGAAAATTTGTAATCTTGGTTCTGGCAATGATAAAATGATTGGCGCGGTTAATGTTGATATTAGAAGCAAAACGAATCCAGAAATTATTACTGATTTAAATTTAGATTTTTGGCCAATTGGGGTAGATTATGATGAAATTTATGCTATGTCTATAATGGAACATCTTCCTAATATTATTTCTGCTATGAAAAATGTTTATAGAATATTAAAAAATGATGGACTTTTTGTAATGAAGGTTCCTTATTATAAAAGTATTACTGCCTTTATTGACCCAACTCACGTTCGCTTTTTCACAGAACAAAGTATGGACTACTTTGATCAATCAACTTATTACGGAAGCATAAATAATTACGCAGAGGTAAACTTTAAAATACTTGAGATTAAATTTATTGATAATCTACCTGATGAAAATTATAGGGATTTATTGTTTGTAATGCAAAAGAAGGAATATATAGAAAATTGATTTGGTTAGATAAAAATATTTACTCAATTTATTTAGAAAAGGAGAAAAAAGATTTGAATACAACATTAGTAATGACAGGAGGAATTGGAAGGCACGTATCCTTCTCTGCTGTGATTCCAAAGGTGGTTGAGAAATATGGAGAAGTAGATATCCTTTCTGCTTTCCCTGACATCTATGAAGGAATTGATGGGGTTAGAAGAAGCATTAATATGAATGTTGAATATGGTTATGATGACTATTTTAAAAACAGAAATAGATTTGCTCCTGAGCCATACGAAATGAATGATTTCTTTAATAAAAAAATCAGTATCATTGAAGGTTTTATGAGATCTTTTGATTTAGATTACAATGAAGAAGAAGATTTACCAATTGCTATTGAAACCCCAAACCATATTAAAGCAGAACTTGATAAAAGAATTGGGGGAAGAAGATATATTGCAATTCAATTTGTTGGTGGAAATCAAGCAGTTAACCAGCAACCAAACAACAAAAGTATGGTAAAAGATTATCCAATGGAAAACCTTAACGAATTGCTTACTTTGTTTACACAGAAGTATAAAAACTATACAGTAGTTAATGTTGGACTTCCTTATGAATATAAAATTCCTGGAGCTGTTGAAACTTCTGATCTTTCTTATACAGCAATGCCTTATATTCTTCAAAAAGCAGAAACTTTTATCGCTATAGACAGCAGTCTACAACATTTTTCTGCTTGTAAAAATATAAAGAAAAAAGGAATTGTTCTTTGGGGTGCGACATCTCCAATTAATTTTGGCTATAAACAAAACATTAATCTTACTAACTCTTGTCCATTTCATGATTTGCATTGTTCTCGCCCTTATTTTAGACATTCTTCTGATTTTGTTAGTAAGGGAAATGTTTGGACTTGCAAAAAACCAGAATGTATTAAAGTAATCCCTAAATTAATTATGGAAAATCTTGATACAATCCTTGGAGGAAAATAATGGAATCTACTTTTACTTATTGTAGGACAACAAACTTAGATGGAAGTGATATTCCTTATAGACAATATGTTCCCAAAGATCGTTTATTTGATTTCGTGTCTCCTGGAGAATTGTTTGATAAACTTTCTATTCTTGAAATAAAGAAAAATAAAGGATTGAAAGTAGATTATGAATACAGCGAATTGTTTATATTTTTAAAAGAATATATGCCAAAAATAAGTGTAATTTACGATACACTGTCATCTTCTAATAAATCTCAGTGGGACTTGGAAGATAAAATCAGAACAGAAGTTAATTTAGATGACGTTGGAAGATTTGCCATTCTTATTAGAGAATATAATGATAACAGAGTGAGTTTAAAAAACAGAATTAATAAAGTTCTTGATTTAGGATTTGAAGAAAAAAAAGAATATAAGGAGAATTAACAAATGGTCGATGTTGATATTGAAGATATTGCTTATTTTGTAAAGAAGTTTGAAAAAACTAGAGACGAGAAAACTCTTTTGAGGTTGTCTTTATTGGTTGATGTTATATTATTGAGAAAAAAAGCACAAAATAAGGAGAACAAATGTTTATAGCATTAGGATTAGTAGCTCTTGTTGTTGGATTAATTGGAATGGAGTTGGCGGTTCAAAATAATTTAAAAGCAGGGTTGGTAAAACTTACATCAACTGGATTGTTTTTTGGTCTTTCTATTGTTGGAACAATTTTATTTCCCTCAATTGGGATGGTAATTCTTTCAGTTGGATTTTTACTTTCTGTAATAGGTGATTACTTTCTTTCTTATTTAGGGAAAGATGAAGTATTTATTTATGGAGCATTATCTTTTCTGATTGGATATGTTTTGTTTGGAGTTTCATTTTTATTTAAAACTTTAATTATTAACGAAATGATTATTATTCCTCTTATTACTTTGATTGGGTTTTCAATCTTTCAATTTTTATTTTTAAAAGCTGGAGATAAAACAATTCCTATTGCTGTTTATTTATTGGCACAGGTATTTTTAGTATCAATGGCAATACTAACCGGAAATTGGATGATTGTTATTGGAACTTCGTTGCTTTATATCAGCGACAGTGTAATTGCTCATCAGTTGTTTAATCCAAATTGGCCTTTTAAGAATGCTTATCAATATCTTATAATGCCAACTTATTATACTGGTTTGTTTCTTATCATTTGTTCTATTTTTTAATCTAAATAATTTTTAAAATTAAATCCAAGATGAAGTAAAATTTGTCTTGGATTTTTTTTGGCAAAGATAATTACATGAAACTATTTGATTTATTGAATGAAAATAAAACAATAATATTTAAACTAACAAAGAAAGAAAAAGATAGAGATAATTATGATATTATCTATGACAATAAAATAATTGGTTATTTTGATATATTGACTAATGATGTCTTAAAAAACAAGAAGGAAATATTTATACAAATAGATAAAGAATTTAGAAGACAAGGATTAGCAAAATTAGTTTTATTAGAAGCTAAGAAAAAATTTGGATTATTTTATTCTGTAATTAGTAATGATAATGATAGAAGTATAAATTTACATAATTCAATTGGATTTAAAAAAATAAACAATATTGATTTCATAGACGAGAAAGATAAAAAGAAATTTGTAGTTTATAGTAGCGAATAAAGTTAATATAATAAAAGGGAAAATAATGAAAAGTTTTAAAGAATACATAACAGAAAGTGGTATTAACTTAGGAAAAAAAGGAACAGAGAAATCAATAAAATTACTCCATCACACTGATTTAGACGGAATTTCTTCTGCCACTATGGCTTACAATCAATTACTCAAGCAAGGAGTTAAGCCAGAACAAATTGTTCTAGTCCCTGTTCAATATGGAGCAAACGCTAAAGATGTTTGGAATTTAAAAAAAGGGCAAAAAGGTGTTGTTGTTGATTTTGGAGATTTTGGAGATGAAACAGATAAAGTTCTTGGTAATAAAGATTATTGGGTTTCTGACCACCACGAAAAGAAAGACATTAAACAATCTATCGGATCTGTAAGACATGGATCGGATTCTTCTTCCTCTGCTATTAGAAAAGTAATTCAAAATAAACTTGATGAGATTTTTGATATCAAGGGAGTTCTTGGAAAACAAACCCAAGGAAAACTTGATGTCATAAAAGGTAAAAATCAAAAATACAAATCTGCTCTTGTAAGTATGTATAATGATTTAAGAAAAGATTTAAGAAGCATTGCTGGTGGCGGATCTCCTGTTGGAATGTCTGATCTTACTGCTAATTTTGATAGAAGTTTAAAAAAAGATCAATTATATGCAGAATTGAAAAAAGTTTATGAAGAGAAATCTTTTGATAAAAAAATTGAAATGCTTAAAGCTTTAAAATATACCGAACTAAATAATATTGAAAAAGATTATGCAAGATCAACTGATTATAATACAAGACCAATTGATACTTCTATGAGGAATAGAGAGGTTTATGATAGGCTTTTTGATGAGTTTATTAAAGCAGTAGAAGGAAAAGAAAGTGTTCAAGAAGCTATTAATAAGTTTTTAGAACAAAAGAAATATACTGCCACTCCTCAACAAGTAAACAACCTAGCTAAAATTACTAATGATTATTTCAAACATTCTAAAGACATGAAGCAAGTTTATAAATCAGACACATCTCGACTTGCTACATTTCATACACAAAATATTGCTGATCAAAAATTTATATCTGATTTGAAAAGAGTTGATAGTGCAGATTTTACTTCTCTTGAAAAACTTGTGAAAATGGATGATAGTATTAAAGAAAACTTTGCTCATATATCTAATTCTATTATTTCCAAAATGATTAAGCCAGACATGGTTCACGGATCTGCCAACACAAGAACTACTGGAATAACAGAATATCTCATTAGAAATGCTAAACCAACCTTGATTAGTTTTCTTAATACAATGTTTTCTAAAAAAGGACAAGAATTAATTAAAGCTGAATCTTCTTTCTATAAAAACAGGGATGCAGAATCACTTTCTAAATTATCAAAAACAACAAAAAGAAAAGCTCTACAAGGTTCTACATTTCATGAAGAAAAAGTTATTACAGATATTGAGAAACTTTTATCAGGAAATTGGCAATCTAAATCTAAAGAAATCGAAACTCTTGCAAATAAATCTGGCTGGGAAGATTATAAGATAAAAGAATTTACTAAACCTCTTTATGCCAAAGATTTAAAAGGAATGAAAGAAGCTCTTCAAGCAAGAAAGAAAGATCTTAATTTTATTGATAAAGCTGGAAGAAGAAATGATGCAAATGATGCGTCTAGTTATAAAGCAGAGATAGCAACTGGAAGAGAAAAATTAAAAGGGCAGATTGAAAAACAAATGAACCCTGAAACTTCCAATATGGTTAAGGTTTCTTCTGTATTAATGGGGGCAGAAAGTCCTAAAGATATGAACAGATTTCTTCCTCCTGTATTGAAGGATAAAGAATTTGGAAGATTTCCTGTCTATTTTAGAAGTTGGAATGATATGATTCAATTTGCTGTTAATAGTGATCTTGATAAAGAAACTGCCAGTAGAATTAATTTAGTAGAAATTGGTAAACAAGCTATTCAAGAAATAAAAAGTGATACTTCTAAAGAAATTAGAGATATTCATAGTAAATATGGTTATGATAAAACTTTATTTGATTTTGGTATTGAGAAGGTTGAAAAACAAGTTGGTGGACACAAACCAATTGTTACAATTTCTAAATTGTCTATGCCAACTCTTGCCCCTAAAAACGTGAGACAAATATCTGACAAAGAAAAAGATATGGAAGTTAGAATTAAAAAATTAGAAGCAAGAGGAATTAATGTCGAACCACTTAAAAAACAACTTGAAGACATTAAAGCAAAAAATCTACCAAAAACTGAAATTAAAGATGTATTGTCTGCTGTTCCTAAAGTTATTATCAAAAGAATTGTTGCTATTGTTAACAAGAAACTTCAAGAAGTTCTTAAAGGATCTACTCCTACATATAAAGAAACTGATGCTTCTTATGAAATGAATATGAAGAAATTTGAACCAGCTCCTGACAAAGAAATTCCAAAAGTAGCAGCTCAATCTGCTGTTTCTAATGCTGCTAAGAATATTGCTGAAGTAAAATCTGCTAATAAAACCTATTTAATTGGTGGGAAAACATTTCCTAATAAAGATTGGTTGAAAAATATTTACAAAGCAAGATTTAATGCACCAGATAAGAATTGGATAATCTCTGGCAATTTAACAGATGCAGATATTGCTTCTATTAAAGAAAAAGAAATGACAGTGACGGAGAAAATATAATGAATTATAAACAACAAATCCTTTTAAGAATTGAGGGAAGAACTCTTAACGAGAGTTATGTTAATACAAACAATTTTGACATTGAAAGTGATTTGTTGTTTCTTAATTTGTTTACGTTTTCAAAAGATAAAATTGCAGAGATTGTAAAAAATGATAACAATTTTGCTGAATATATTAAGAATAATTTTACTAAAGATTTTTATGAAAGTTTTTTACCATTTGATATTGGAATTATGAGAAGTGGTGCAGTTAGAAATATTGAAGGATTGGATAAAACTTATGTTGATAAAAACGAATTAACAAAAGAATTGGATAAATATATTAGCAAGATTAAAGGTGCAGAAAACAACGGATGGGACTTTCCTGACGCAACTCTTTCTAGGTTGGAAACTATTGCTTCTGGTGGAATACCCAATAATAATAGTTCTCCTATGATGTTTGACACAGGAGTTGCTACTGCTATTGGCGGCGGAACGCTTGCTCTCGCCGCTGGTATTGCTTTATTTAGAAAAATAAGAGATAAGATTAAGAAAAGAAAAAAAATAACTAGTTAATTATAGTCAGAAATTAATTTTTTAAACACTTTTTCCAAAAATTCAGCACTATATTGAATTATTCTTTTATTACTTTCGTCTATAAAACCTTCCGCATTTGGTTTTATGTAAACAAAATTTGTTTCTACATCATAATTATAATGAAATTCTTTTAAATAAGATCTAATCGTTATATAGCTACTACTAATAACACCTATTTTAATATCTATATCTTTTGTTAGCGATATATTTATACCTTCCCAATAATTATTTGGACTTACTGCATCTATTTCAAGTTCTTTTAATATCTTCAATGTTTTTTCAAAAAAAATATTACAATCATTTCTCTCTTTTTGTTCTTCCTCTTCTCTTTCTTTAATAATTTTTAATCTTTTGTCATCAATACTATCCTGTTTTTGTTTTGCCAATTCTAATATGTTCATTTTTTAATTACCTACCTTCATCAAAACAACAACTTGAATACTTTCTTCTCTGAATGATATTTGATGTTCAAACCAGCACACATCTGCTACTTCCATAGAAACTCTAGTGACCATCATTTTTGGGCTTTGCCCATTTTTTAGCACCACTATGTCTCCTGCTTTAATCTCTTCCATTTTATTTACTCCTTTGTAAATTTATCATAATAATTAAACACTTCTTCTAGTTGTTCTGGATATTTAATTCTATAGGTATACTCTCCATCATCTCCACTACATAAATTGTTTTCATCTTTATTTTCAAAATCCTTATAAACATTTATGTAAAACGTCTTTGGAAAAAATGGAAAACCTTTTAAATATTGTCTAGAAGATATACCTTCAACATGTCCGTGAAAAGTGTCATACTCCTCTTCTCCAACAAAAGTAATGGCATCTAAATAATAAGGTTTACCATTTAATCCAGTTTTAAACACAGCAGATAATCTATTATTTTGAAAACTATCATCGCTATTATAATTCCATTCTTCTTCGTTCCCAACAAGTGGGCCAATTGGTTTAAATGCCATAAGATTTTTAATACAATTAGTAATTATAGAAGCAGTGATTGGGGCAGACATTCCTGATTGCCCTGAATTACTAAATTTTTTAATTAAGTTAATAATTTCTTCTTTGTATTCTAAAACAATAGGAACTTCATCCTCTGTTTCATATTTTACATTTTCTAATAAAGAAAATTCAAACTCTGCATGTGTTATGCTATTCATCTATTTACTCCTTCTTCATATAATACAACGTCAATCGGAATTGTTTTTTTTATTACTTTCATTTGTCATCTCCAAAATCTAAAAATATTCGTTGTGATTTTTTAACTTCATTGTATTTGTAATTTATATAATAAATAATATCACTCCTTTGTTCCATAGCATACTCTGTAAGTATTTCTGGCCTTAACTCCCCAACAGAAACTCGGCCACCTGCTAATATTCTATATTGTTCTGCTAATGCATCTGAAAAATTGTTAGCGGTTTCTATTGCCTCTGTATCATTATCATTCATAGTTCTTATCTATACTCCTTGTATCATATTTGCCATATTTTTCTATTCCATCATTAATTTCTTTTACTATATTTTTAATAGTTAATTCGTCCCAAGTTGTTTCTGTATCAATTTCTTCCATTTTTGTCCATTTAATCTTTAAAACCCTTTCTCTTAAGAACCATCTCTCTTTGAGAAGTTTTAGGTTGTGTTTATCTCTTGTTCCATTATCCAAACTATCTCTGTATCTATTGGCTCTAATCCTATTGAGAAGAGTTTTCTTGCATTTTTTTAGTTTACAATCATAACATTTCATTTTTAATTCCGTATTAATTTTCATTTAAAAACCTATATTTAATTTTATTATATGATTTTTTTAATTCTTTATATTTCTTTTTAAGTTTTTGATGCTTTTTCTTTAAACCACTTTTTCTTTTTACCATTTGACTTATGCCTTTATCTGATGGACAATGATCATTACACATTATTTCTCCTTTTAAGAATCCCACATTTCATTTGCCCATTTATCTATGTCTCTTGTAATAATCTTTTCAGAATCTGGACATCCCTCAACAATAGCATTAAGAATACCATTTACCATCCAGGGATTATGGTAATCTTTTGTTAATCTTGCTTTTTCAAGAACGGCAATAATCTCTTCTGCCAAATTCATTTGTTCATCCCTATCTGAATATAATACAGTATCACGAGAATTTATTAAACTTATAACATACATTTTTGGAGACACTACAAAATATCTCACTTCTTTGTCTTCATCTTTAACATATTTATCACTTTCTTCTCTTGTAAGATGTCTAACTGAAAACACTTCTCCTATTAAATGAGAATACCAATATTCAGGATTAGAACAAGAAATTATTTTAACTTTAAAACTATCCATTTTTATCAAACCTTATCTCATTACACATTATTTCTCCCCATAAACTTTAAAGTTTTTTAAAAACTCTTCTAACTCAAAAGATGCTTTAAAATAGTCATCATCTGAATAGATTTTTATTGTCTCTATTGTTTTCTCTAATAATCTAGTTTTTTCTTCTAAATAATAAATGATTTCTCTATCACTCATAGGAAGACACACTAATGGGTATGCTATGTATTCACTCTCATTATAAGTGCGTCTTATTTCAAACGGTCTTTGTTCCGCTAGTTTATAATAACTCTGCATTTTTATCAAAACCCCAACTAATCCAAATACGATATTCATCAGATTTATACCCGTGACCATCTTGACTATCTGTATCAAAATATTCCCAGTGTTTCCCAGTTTTTTTACAAATTCCATCATTCCAATCAAAATAATCTAATGCAACTCCAATTATGCCAAAAGCAATAAAAACACCAACCATGACAAAAATAATAATCATATATGATTATCCTCCCACATCTCTCTTAAAATTTCTTTTGCATCAGTAGTTCTAACATAAACGCTTTCGGTAAAAACCTTAAAATTTGGATTTCTAATCCTAATACCATCAGCTATTTCATTTGCTATTTCTAAATCATTGTGAATAACATTTTGCACAAATTCATTGTCATTGTCAAAAATATTAACTATTGAAACATACATCTAATTTTTGTCCTTATTTAATCTGCTTCTTTCTTTTAGAGATTTTAAATAATCAACAATATTAATCACAACAAAAATAATTACCCCAGCAAGCGTTAGCAAAACAATAAATTCTGCGGAAGAAACCGTTAATAAATCCATAATTTTATTGCCTGGGTTGGTAATATTACCTAATAAATACAACGTGAGATCCCATTGTTGTAGAAATAACAAATTAATAGAAAAAATAATCCCTGTTGGTATTCCAAATACGATACAAGTAAAAAGTAAAGCAGCACCAAACACAGGAAGAAAATCAGATACAATCTTTTTTGGTATTGAAATAATATCTTTTAAAAATTGTTTAAACATTTTCTTTCTCCTCGTCGTCAAAAGTAATAAAAATTCGTTGTGATTTTTTACCATAAATTGGTGTTAAATAAGCTTGGTTATAACCTGAATAATTAAAATTCACAGTTGTGTCTAAAATAGTTGAGGTATAATAACCTCCTATTGCGAAACCATAACTTCTTGTTGTTGACGTTGTAGGTATTGACAACCACGCTGAACTGCTAGTATACATCGGTGTCAAGGAACCAATACCGATATTTCCACTACTAGATATGGTAAAATTTGTTGTATTACTAATATTAATTGGCATTTTTTTACCTCAACAACTTTTTAACAATTCTAATTGCTGTATCAATTCCGTTGTTATAATTTTCTTGATTATCATGCATTAACCCAATGGATGTAATCTTATTATTTTCCAACTCATCAATTGTTTTCTTGATCTTCACAATTAAAAGATTTGCTCTATCAATTTCCATTTTTTATCTCCTCAAATTCTTTTGTTTCTTTGTTATAAATATGAATTGGATTTCCTCTTTTTATATTATTTTCCATTTCAATAGATTTTTTTACTATTTCTACTATTGCTCTATCAAACGATTTGTTTTCATAATTATCATATAATTCTTTTTCAACATCTAAACTATCAATTCTTATTTTATTAATTACTTCTTCTAGCATCATTAACCTTCCGCTAATATAAATAAAATCAGCATTTTGCGTGTCCGCTATTTTAATCAATTTTTTACTATAAAAGTTTCTTTGTTGTTTTAACCAATCAATCATTTCCATTTATTTTCTCCAGATATTCTTTTGCTATCTCTATTTGTTTTAGACATTCTTCTATGTATCTCTCTGTACATTCTTTTGATGCAGAATAAGAACTGTCTTCAAAATCACCTTGCCCATCACCCATAAAATAATACTCATCAACTTCTTCACAATAATCTCTTGAATAAGTTTTTGTTTTTCTAATGCTATTAATGTATTTGTTAATTTGTCTTTTCATTTTATTTCCTCCCAATCAACAAATGCAAACTCATCTTCAATCTCTCCATCGGTGCCATAAGAAAAATAACTATCCCAATAAGCAGTTCTACCACATTTTGGACAGGTTATATTTTCCCATTCATAAGCTATAAATTCTTCGTCACAATTTGGGCATTCGATTATCATTTTTTCCCTCTCGATTAAATATGTCATAAGTATAATATGACAATATTAACTGACGAATATATTATTTCCAACAATTCCTATGAAGTGGCCTCTTTTGTGTATAATCAAGTATTTTTATACAGTTCTTTTTCTAAAAGAAAGAAGGTTGTTATGCTTGAAAAAAGAACCGACCAAGAAGTCGAAGCAATATCAAAAAACTATTTAGGAACAAAAGTAAATATTTTAGCATAATTTTTACCAAAGTATAATAATTTAATAACTTTTGTAAAAGACGTAAAGATAATATTATATGGGTTTAATAATTAAAGCATTAAAAGTAAGAATCTATCCAAATAAAGAACAAGAAGTTTTAATAAATAAAACTATTGGTTGTTCAAGGTTTATTTATAATGCAATGCTTGCCGAAAAAATTAAAACCTATGAAATATTAAAAAATGACAAACGAGCATTGTTTGAATTTAAATATAAAACAGAAAAAGAATATAAAACTGAGTTTGAATTTTTAAAAGAAGTGGATTCTATTTCTTTACAACAATCTTCAAGAGATTTATCTGCGGCTTATCAAAACTTTTTTAAATCCATTTCTGGGAAAAGTAAAGGAAAATCTGGTTTTCCAAAGTTTCACAAAAAAGGTAAAAAAGATTCTTATAGAACAACAATTACAAATGAAAATATTAAAATTGATTTTGAATCAAAAAAAATAAAACTTCCAAAACTTGGTTGGATAAATTTTAGAGATTTAAGAAAAGAATTAAAAGGAGAAATAAAATCTGCTACTGTTAGTAAAACACCAACTGGAAAATACTTTGTCTCAATAATTTTTGAACAAGATTTAATACTAAAAGGAGTTGTCATAAGTAAAAACCTGAAAACCAAGGGTTTAGATATGTCTATGTCTTCTTTTTTTGTAGATGATCAAGGAAGTTCTCCTGTTTATGAGAGGATTTACAGAAACAACGAAAAGAAATTAAAATTTCTTCAAAGAAAAGTTTCTAAAAAACAGAAGGGCTCGAATAATAGAAAAAAAGCACAACTAAGAGTAAATTTATTATTTGAAAAAATTACTAACAAAAGAAAAGATTTTACCCAAAAACTATCTACAAAACTCGTAAAAGATAATGATGTAATAGTGGTTGAAAATATTAACTTAAGAGCAATGGCTCAGTGTTTAAAGTTAGGAAAATCTATTAATGATTTAGGTTATGGTATGTTTTTACAACAACTTAAATATAAAACTTTTTGGAATAACAAGATTTTAATTGAAGCAGATAAATGGTTTGCTTCATCTAAAACTTGTTCGAAGTGTGGATTTATTCACAAAGATTTAATGTTAAAAGATAGAATTTTTAGTTGCCCGAGTTGTGGATTTGAGATTGATCGAGATCAAAACGCTGGGATCAATCTTAAAAATTATGGTTTAAAAAAAATAGGGTTGGAATAACCCGAATATAAGTTTGTGGAGATAAAAACCAAGGGTTTTGTTTATTCAAAAAACAAGTTTTGTCTATGAAACAAAAATATTACCTGTCTTTAATGGGTAATTAGTTCACTTGAAAAGATAATATTATGAAGTTTCAAGAATTATATGAAGAAATTGTTCTCAGCGAAGATGCAGTACTTGTTAAATTCAAATACGACAATTTTAAGCAAGATCCTAACCCAAAAGTAAAAGTATTGGATTTTGAATATCCAGGACAACCTCACCAAAAAACCTATGGCAAAAGAAGTGATATTCTTGGTTTTAATGTAAATTATTATGATAATAAAAAATACGCAATGAGAGCAATTGATGAAATTGATAGTTTCGCCAGAATGTTATCTGTTAATAAAGAAGAAAAATATAAAAGAATTAAATATTTTTTCCCCGATGCTCTCCCTCTTTTGAGAAGATATAATAAAATGTATGTCAAAAATCTTAAAACAAAAAACGAAAACGACTGGTTTTTTGGAAAGACAGAAATACAAGATTTAATTAAAAAAGACAAGGAAAATCTATAATGCCAGTGGGAATAACAAAAGGAAATAATATAATGTTTAAAAAGAAAACAACCGGAAGTGGAATCAAAGATCTTAATGCTATAATACCCGGATTGGAATTTTTAGAGAAAATTGATTACAGAACTCCCTACTCCATCAATAGACCCATTGAAAACATTAATTATAATGTTGGTAAAATAATTGATTTCTTAGAACAGAGTGCAGTATTCAATTTTTCTGGCGGTATTTTTAAAAATACAATTTTTGATATTGATCTTTCTCTTGAGATAGTAAATGGAATTCAGTTTCTTTATTTATCCCCTGGTGCTGGTGTTTCCAGAAAAACAGAAATTGATATAGCAAGAGCAGATTTGGTTGGCAAAGTAATTCCCAATAATGTATTTTTCAATAATTATATTGATGTTGATTTATTTTCCAGAATTCTTAATAAAATTATTTTTCCAACCAACGATATTGAATTTGGTAATTATAATTTTGAGGTTAAACTTACTGCTAATGGTAAATTTAAAGCTCGTTCTTTTATTGATGGAACTTATGATTATTTTATAGGAACTGGGGTTGATGATTTAACAAACTGGGAAGATGATACAGTTGGTTTTGCTAAATCTTTTGAACTTATTGTTTATATCAATGCTTCTATCTTAAGAAGTAATCTTTATCTTAATAAAATATTTACTGCATTTTCTGGAGATGTTAGTTTAATTCCTTCTTTAGGAATTATTCCAATTCCTGTTGCTGGAAAATATTTAATTTCTACTAATGAACTAGGGGAAGTTGTTCTTGTTTCAACTACTTGGGCTGGAGCACCAGATCCATCTGTTTTTACTAATGATTTTTATTTTGTAGAAATTACAGGAACTCCTGGGACTTATGTTTTAGCAAACACTTACGATCAAAGAGATTTTTTTGCCAGAGAAACCCAATTTAATGCTGGAAATGTAGCAAACACAATAGTAAGTAAAGAAAATGGAGATGGAAGTATTACTACTCTTTTTAATCTTTTTGATGATCCAGATTCAAGAATTCAATTTTGGACTGGCACGGGAATTGGCGCTTCTAAAATTATGGAGATTACACCAACTTCTGTTGATATTGTTGTAGCTACTACTAATGTGAATGTAAATTCCTTAAATTCTACAGATCCAATTTTAACATTAAACAAAAACGGAACAGCTTTATCTACCAATATGGCTGGTATAGAAATTCAACGTGGAATTGGCTTAGATAGTTATTATATTGTATTCGATGAAGAAACTGATACTTTTAAAGTGGGAACTTCAGTTGATGGAATTGTGAAAACTTCTTTGCAAGCAATTGCTACAAGAGAAAACACGCCATTAGATGGTGGAGTGGCAATCTGGAACGCTGCAACTAATAGATTTGATACAGCTTCTATTGGAAACTCTGTCGTTCAAGCTCTTCCTGTTGATATGGGAGTTGCTGTTTGGGATTCTACAACCAACAAACTAGAAACAAGAAGTGATGTTAAAATTGGACTTGTTATTGACATGTTATCACCACCAACAAAAACTTCACTTGCCACTCTTCCTTCTTTTACAAACAAAGATGCTCATTTGTATAACAACAAAGTTTACATAACAAATGCTTTTGGTGTAAATTTTGTTATTATGGACTTAAGTGATAACTCATTTTCCACAATTTCTGGATTAACAAGTATGATTACTTCCACATCTCAAATTTATAATGGGAAACTTTATTTACCACAAAGCGGTGGAGTAAATATGGACATCGTTGATTTAAGTAATAATTCTGTTACTACAATTTCAACTTTAACAGCTTTTACAAAAAACACATCTCAAATTTATAATGGAAAACTTTATTTACCACAAAGTGGTGGAGTAAATATGGATATTGTTGATTTAAGTAATAATTCTGTTACTACAATTTCAACTCTATCAAACCACAATAGATATACATCTCAGATTTATAATGGAAAACTTTATTTACCACACTCTTCTATTTTAACAGGTGGAAATATTGCGGATGTTGTAGATTTAAGTAATAATTCTGTTACTACACTAACATTAATTTCCAACCATAATAGATTCACATCTCAGATTTATAATGGAAAACTTTATTTACCACAAAGTGGTGGAGTAAATATGGATATTGTTGATTTAAGTAATAATTCTGTTACTACAATTTCAACTCTATCTAGTAATGATAAATATACATCTCATATTTATAATGGAAAACTTTATCTACCACTCAGAAACTCTACAAACATGGATATTGTAGAACTTAGTACTAACTCAAAAACAACAGAAAATATTCTTACAAACGTTAATCATGACATTTCTTTTATAAATTTAAATAAAATATATGTACCACAATATAGCGGAACCAATATAGATATTGTTTTATTATCTAATGAATATGAAAAAACAACAATTGATACAGCAACTACCATTAATAACACATTAACTGTTACTGGAACAATAACAGGAACCACAATAAAATCAACAAATTTAGTTGGTGGGAACAACACAACACTTCTAGGGTCAATTCCATATCAAAGTAATGTAGACGTTACAACACTTCTTTCTCCAAACACCACAACAGTTAAAAAATTCTTAACCGAAACAGGAACTGGAACTAATGGCGCTGCTCCTGTTTGGGGAAATATTCTTGACGAAACTGGTGTGACTACTGGCGATGTTTTTTATTATGACACAACAACTAGCGAACTTAAAAGAATTTATGGGATGCGATATAATATATCTGAACAAATAGTTGAGGTTAAGAAGATAAGAGTGATTAGTAATTTAGAAATACCAACACCTATTATTACTCCGGCAATGAGTTTTACAACATTAGTTGGTGGAAGCCAAATTGTATTAGCAGATGCCAACGCCCCGCCAGGAGCATCAACAAGGGTTATACAACAAGAAACAAGTCCTGGGGTTTGGGGAGCTAATATAGGATTAAACACGGGAATAACTGCTATAACATCAACTTCTTATACTTTTCGTGCCTATTATTTAAACACAGAATATGCTGCAGATTCACTTTATCATACAATCACTGGAGTAGCAACTTAATATCATAATTATCTTATGAAAGAACAAAAAGAAGAACCCCTAAGAGTAAAATCTTGGGGAACTTCAAAACTTATTTATAAAGATGATTATGTTATTCTTACTTATAATATGATGAATCCAACTACTTCAACAACCATTCATAAACACTTTAAAAAAAATGAAATGATCAAAAACATTACACCACAAACAGATTTAATTATTATGAAAAATAATGATAATATTTTTTTAAAATATAATGATAATATTATAATTGAACCAAACGCAACCCACAGAATACATAATTTTAATAACCACGAAATAAATTATCTTCAAATTCAGTTTGGTGACAATTTAAAAGAAGAAGACAAAGTAATAATTGACGAGAGGTAATGATGGCATTTTATATTTATCATAACGAATACGAAGAAAAAGAAGTAGAACACCCAATGAATGAAAAACCAGAAGTAAGAGATAGCCAAGGAAGATTAATGAAAATTAAAATTGTTTCTGCTAATTTTTCACTAAAAGGAAGTGGATTTTATTCTACTGACAACAGGAAAACCAATTGAGCAAATCAAAAAAAATAGATGATTTTAATCACAACAAAAAACCAAAAACAAAGTTGATTAAAAAAAGCAACCAAAGAGAAGATTTCAAACCAGATGCAGAAAAAGATATTGCTGAAATTACTTATGTTGAAATGTTAGTTGCTAAAATAAAAAAAGGCATCCTCACAAGAGAAGATGCCAATAAAGAATTAAAAAGAAAAGGTTATAAACTTTTATAATCCAAATTTCACTAATTTAGAATAATATTTTGGATCTTCTTTTAGGTGATCATTAACAATCATTAAGCAATAATCTTCTAATGATGGATATTTGCCAGTTGTTTTAAAAATCTTTTGCACTTCTTCATAAGTTCCAGCGTGTTCTTTCTCTACTTCAGCTCCTGTTTTTATTTGCCAATCTTTATCTTCTTTCCCGTCTATTTTCTCTTGTTCTGGTTTTTCATCTTCTGTTAGCAAAAGAGAGTTCATAAGAATTAAATCTTTTATTTTTTTCATTTTCTATTTCCTTTTATCCAAAATATTTCTTTGCTTTGTCGCCAACAAAATCCATAACAAATTTTAAATAATTTCTGGTAGAATCAGGAATCGTATCTCTTTTTACGTTTCCTGGACCGGCATTATATCCCATAATTGCTTTACCCCAATCTCCATCAAAATAAGTATTTAGCCATTTTAAATATTTAATACCAACCTCAACATTATGTTCTGGGTTCATTGGATTAAATTTTATTCCATGGTGATCTGGTGTCCAAAACTTATCCTCAAAATATTTTCTATTACTGGAATTTAGTTGCATTAATCCCACATCTCTTGTTCCGTTTCTGTTTCTGGAAACATCATTCTGATTCCAATTGCTTTCTCTTTCCACAACAGCCAAAGCAATCTCTTGCGGAACTCCTAATTTTTTAGCAGTCCAGTTGACATATCTTTTTAATTCATCTGTATCAATTTTTTTATCATTATTCATATCAAGATGCATATCTTTATCTGAAACTCTATCTGTAAAGTTTTCAAAATCTTTAAAACTTCTTGAATTAATACTTGCCTCTGGTGGGGCAGTATGATGGGTGGCATGAGTAGAAACATCGGCAATGCTTCTGTCGTGTCCGCTGTCATAACTCATAGATTCCATCTCATTAATAAGATCTTCAAATTTCATAGTTTTCCTTCTTTTTCCAAAACGGAGTGGAGTTTATCAAAATATCCAAACCTTTCTAGTGTTTTATAAATTAAATTGTTCAACGTAAGGTTAGGGCTTTTTATTTGAATTTGTAATTCTATTGGTTTAGCATCTTTTACAAATGCTTCCCATCTAAAAGCTTTGATAACATGATAACCAATAACTAGCGACTGAATATCAGCTTCGATCTCGCCTTTTTTTTGAGCTATACTTTTTTCTAAATCATTTTTATTAACTTCAAGATCTGCGTCTTTAAGATATTGATAAAACATATCAAGTTCTTTCTTATCTCTCTCATATTCAGCAATTCGCCCATCAATTCCGTCCATAAAAAATTTAGTAACTTCAAGAACATAACTGTTATCAATTTTTGGGTCTATTTTTTTTACTTCTTTTTCCCAAACATCTTTTACTACGTTATAAACCCCGTCTGCTTTTCCAGCATCATATTCATCTGCTGTAAGATAATAATTACAAGGATGTTTCCCAATCTTAACATTTCCTGGTAATAATTTATAAACAGAAGATATTTTTTCTTTAGAAAGATTAACCACAACATTAACATCAATATCTGAAGCTTCATTGTATTGAAAGCCCGTTATACTGCCCAGGATAAGCATTTTTTTTATATCTTTGCGTTCAAACCCAAACTTATCCCACCAGGAGTAAAAGTTCGTCAAAAGCGTTCTCTTAGCGTCTGGAAGAAGATTACCGGATGTACTCCAAAGTTCTTTTGATTTTGTTTTATTAATAGGATCTAATACGTTTTCGTCTAATTTTCTTTGTAAATGTTCTTTAAAGCTTTTCATAGTATTAACTTTTCAAGTCAAGATAATAGTATGACAAGAGAAATACCCGTTGAAATAAAGTTTATAAAAAATCTTTCTGTAACTACTCAAATCAAATTAAAAGACGAACTTAAAGTAATCTATGCCCAAAAAGAAATGAAAAACGGAATCATAACCGTTCTTGAAATGAAAACAGGAGTAGTAACAAAAGAAACTGTTAATAAAATGAATACTCATTATGAAAAAAATCCACCGAAAAGAAAAAAATATTATTACAAAATAACAACAAACTCAGAAAATATCAGTATTTTTGAATACGGAATCTCCAACCCAGACAAAACAAGAAAAGCAATACCAACATCTGGTGGAAAATTAACTGTAGAAAAACTAAAATCATTAGTTATTAGTTTTTTTCAAAATGAATTTCTAAAAAAGAAAAAAACAGAATTAAAAGAAGAAGCTTTCACAGAGAAAAAATTAAGTAACAGATCAAAAGCAATCATTGATTTTATTAATGGAATTTCAGCAACTACTATAAAGGATTTTTTATCTATTGTATCTACTGGTGTTAAAAATATTCTATTAAAATATTCTTCAAAAGAAGAATTACCTAAATTTATTGGTTTTTTAAATTATACTCTTGGAAAAATGTTTGAAGTTGTTGTTTATAATTATCTTAAAAACAGATTAGAAAAAAGTTCTATCAACAACATTTCAAAAAATCTATTATATGTTGCTGATAAAAATGATGGTCAAACGGATATTATTTTTGTTGATGGAAACGAAAATGATGTAAAATCTGTTATTGGTTTCGAAAAAGAAACAGAAATATTAAAAAACGTGTCTTTAAAAAGAGAATCTGATACATCTTTAGTTGAAAGTTTAGTTAAAAAAATATTTACTCATCTTTCTCCTCTTTATACAACAAACAATAAAATAGATTCAATAACAAGGTTTATAAAATATGTAATATTTATCGAAGATACAAACAAAGCAAAATCTATACTCGTTGATGTTTCTAAAAAAATAGGTGATATCAGAACAAAAGAATTAATAACTGATATAAGATTATTGAAGATGGAAATAGATAAAAATATTATTCCACTAGAAACAATAAAAGATGTCTTCATAAACCTAAACAAAACAACCAGAGCTTTTCTTTATGAAAATGTATCTTATTTGACTTCTAATCTTAAAAAATAAAAAATTCTAGTAGTAGATTTTTATTTAAGTTGTTTTATATAGACCGGACATTCCTGTCCAATAAAAAGACAAAACTGTCCGCCCGGTTTTTTTACATAAAGTAAAGATATTTTTAACATGAACATAAAAGGAGAATAATTTTATGAGTATACTTACAGGCGATCAAAAATATATCAACCTGTCAATCAAGACGGTTGCTGACGAGATGGATATTGTTGAAGCAGCTTCTGCTATCATTGCTCTTAATGGAACAATTGATATTAACGGCGGTGGGACAGGTCAGATTACAGCAGTTGCTGGTTTTGATGCACTTTCCCCAACCACAACCGAAGGTGATATTTCTTATAGAAATGCCACAGTTAATGCCCGATTAGCTCCAAATGCTACGGCTACTAAAATGTTTTTGCAGGAAACTAGTTCTGTCCCTATTTGGGCTGCTCTTGTTGATGGAGATATTCCTGCAACTTTCACTTCGTCTTCTACTACAACATTCGGAAATAAATTACTTGGGGACAGTATCACAACTGGTAAAGCTCTTGAAATTTCCGCTGATGCTTTAACAACTGGCAAAGCTGTTGATGTCACCTCTACCTCTACCTCTACTGCCACAAGAGCTGTAGTTAATGTTGCTGCTGTTGCTGATACTGTTACTGGAACAAGAAGTGGTGTGACTTCTACTGTTACAGGAACCGGAACAAAAAACACTGCCATAACTGCTGTTGCTTCTGGTGGAACTGCAAACTATGCTCTTGAAGCTACTGGTGATGTTACTATTGCTGGTGTTACAGCTATTACTGGAGCAACTGGAATTACTGGTGCTGTTACTATTACTGGTGCTGTTGGAATTACTGGTGTTACAACAAACACCGGTGCTGTTAATGTTACTGGTTTGACTACTGTTACTGGTTCTGTGAAAGCAATTGCTGCTGCCACACAGGATGCCGTAGTTCTTACTGGACGAGCCGGTGGAACTGGTAGTTATGCTGCCACAATCACCCCAGGAACTCTTACTGCCAATATTTCCTTGACAACTCCTGTTGTTGGTGGAACTATTGCTAGGGTTTATAGAACATCTCCTGCTGCTGGAACTGGAACTTATGTTATCACTCACGGACTAGGAATTCAGCCAGTTGTGCAAGCTTATTTGGTTGCTGATGGCGTAGTTACCGCCCCAACATCTATTACTCACGATTCTGCCACGCAAACCACTGTTGTGATGGGTTCTGCTGCTGCTTGGACTTTTGTCTGCCTTGCTTAATTAGTTTTTAATTTCTAATTTTAGACAGAGTCTGAACACTCTGTCTTTTTTTATATAAAGATAAATATATGGCAATTAATGATTATCTAATAACTGGAAACTTTGATTTAAAAATTATAAACTCTCTCATAATTAGATTAAAAGAAATAGAAAAAAACCTAGGCGGAGAATGGGGTGTTGATTGGGGAGTTCCTGGTGTCACATTTCTTCAACAAGCATATAATAATTCCGAAACCCTATCAGAAGATTTTTTGGTGTGGCTATCTTCTTTAATAACTGATGTTAGCGAAGAATATATTTTAGGTTATATTCCAGTTACAGCAAATCAAAGCGTAATTGGAATAGTTATATTAAAAGAATATTAAAAATACCAAGGATTATTATCCAAATGAAATTTGTAAATTAAAATGAGAATATTTTTATTATTGTTGTGTTTTTTATTATCATCTCAATATCCTTATAAGAATTTAAAAGCAGAAGAAAAATTTAATACTGAAATAATACAAACGGTTATTGCTGGAACTATAACAGGATCGGTAATTACAACAACTTCTTTCTATTTAATAAAAAAATCAGAAAAACCTGTTGAATATGTTGTTGTGGCTATATTGGGGGCTGTAATAGGAGCTTTTGTTTCTTTTTCTGGATTTTCAATGTATTATATAATAAGTTATTAACATCATAAAGATAATAATATGAATATAATATTTCCAATTTATTTATACAACAACACAAGTTCTACAATAAGAATTGCACAAATAAATAAAGACATTTATCCTTATACTTATTTTTCCATAAAAAACGAAAAAGAGTTATCAGATATTTATTTTGCTAGTAAAAACTTTGAAGCAGAAATAATTTCAGGTGATTTGATTTTAACAAAAGATAATTTATTAGCAATTCCAACGAATGTTTTTACTTCACTGGAAGCTATTCACGTATTTTCACTACATGAGTTTACTGATGAAATTAACAAAAAAATAGTTAATGAATCATCTAATGGGGTTAGAGCTGGATTTACAATTTCTATAAACGCAGATCCAACAAAATTTAATATTTCATCTGGGTATGCTAATCAAGTGAATACCACTGATCCAATAAACCCAACAGGTTCCGTAATAAATTTTCCAGGGATAACTGGTGTATCAGTTACAAATATATTAACTCACAATGTAACATATTTAGCAATGGATTTTGTTACCAACGCAATTATACAAGAAACTTCTCCGTTTACTATAGAAGATAGAAGAGATCATGTTTTGCTTGGTGTAATTATTCACTCAAACAGAACTACTATTAATGCTGTAAATAATCTTCCAGACGTTGCTGGAAATTCAATATCACAATTTAACGATCTCTTAGACAGCATGAGGAATTTTAATGTTTCTGGAAATATAATTTCACCTAACGGAATCAATCTTTCAATTAATAAAAGTATTGGTTATGTTTTCAAAAAAGGTGTTAATTTTTTTATTAGTCACAAAAATCCACATAAAATAACTCTTTCTGGTTTAATTGCCCCAACAAACATTAGATATAGATTAAATACAGGAACTGAGTATGCAGATACTGCAGTTTTAGATCCAGGTTATTATGATTTAAATGGCGTTAGAACTGTATTAAATCCAAATAAATTTACAATTCAAAGAATTGTTATTTTTACATCTAACCTTATTCGTATTCAATATGGTCAAGCATTTTATGGTTCAATGTCTGAGGCAATTCAAGCAATTAATTCTGAAGTGTTTATTACTGAGCAGAATATTGCTGAGAATGGTTTGTTGAGATGTATTTTAATTATTAAAAGCACAGCAACAGATCTTAGTGATTTAACTCAAGCTAAGTTTTTTGAAGTTGATAAGTGGGGAGGATCTAACGCCACAGCATCTGGTTCTGGAACAACAACAATTCAACAAGCTTATAATAATTCAACTCAACCACAAATAACAACAACTGCAGCATTAAGTGCTCTTCAAATAAAAAGAGGATCAACAGCAGATACTGATAAAGTATTTGAAATTTTGAGCGGAAGTAATATTTCTACATTCAACATTAAAGGTAATGGTGATGTTAATATTACTGGAAATATTTACCAAGTTGGAACATCTTACACAACTCATGCAGAACAAATTTTTACAACAAAAGATATAATAATAACCAGAGATGGTGCAGTATCAGGTTTAGGCACTGGAGTTTATACTGGATTTCAAGCAAAACTTTATGATGGAATTAATGATGGGTTTTTAGTACTTGATAATGGTGGTTGGGCAAGAATTGGTGATGCGGGGTCTTTAGTAAAGATTGCAACAATAGAAGAAACTCCTGATGACGCAACTGTTGCTTATTACGATAGTGCCTCATTCCAATTAAAAACTTTAGATGGTATCACAACAACAAAATTGGGTTATTTAACTGACGTTACATCAAATATACAAGCTCAATTAAATACAAAAGATGCTATCCTTACTTTTGGAAGTGGTTTAACAAGAACAGTAAATGCTATTGCTAATAATTTAATAACTGGTTTATCTGGTGGACAAACTGTAATAGGCGGAACTGCATCAGGAAATAACTTAACTCTTTTTTCAACATCTCACGCAACAAAAGGTAAAATACTTTTTGGAGCTTCTACTTATGATGAAGTAAATGACACATTGGGAATAGGTATTACAACTCCATTATATCCAATACACATATATAGAGCTGCTGCTGAATCTGGTATTAGAACTAGTTGGGGAACTACTGATGTGTACTTAAGTCATGGTGGTTGGACACTTGGAGCTGGTAAATTTGGTATAGGAGGTGCAACTGCACCATCTATAATGATTGATACAGCTACTAATAATATTAGCGTAGGAACAATAACCACAACAACTTATAAATTAAATGTTGTTGGAAATATTGCTCTTATTGATAAATTATATATTGCACCTACAAATTTATCTGCTATTAATACTTCTGGTTCTATAATAAACGCTTATCATAACTCTACGAACGGGACTTATATTTTTGGTGGCATATTAGCGGATACCTATAGAGACGTTGCAGACCCATCTTATACTGCTGGAATGTGGTTTGAGTCTATCACATCAGGAGGTGTGCATTCTTCTACTAATATCATTTTTGGTGGCATGTTAGACGCATCAGCCACAACTCGTCCTACAGAAATGATGAAATTAATAGGATTGACTGGAAATATTCTTGTAGGTGGGGCAATAACAAATGGATTAGGTAGATTACAAATAAAAGGTCCTGACACTCAGAAAATAGTGTTTGGAAATACCGATTGGGATGTTTCAACTATTGGTTCCGGGTCAATATTATATAATGGCGCTACTAGTGGAGATACTTATTCTGCTTGGCAGGCTTATAAAACTGGTGGTGCTTATGGAAATATTATACTTAATTCTGCTGGTGGAAATGTGTTAAATGGTAGAATAGATAATCCAACATGGTTTGCTGCAGGTGTTAACACTTCAGGAATAGCTATTAAAGGAACCGCTACTGGTGGAGAAACTGCTGCTATTAATATTGAATCAAAAACAAATATTACAGCTCTTGAACTTGCTACTACTGGGGTTGCAAGTGTTAATTATTCTAATTATGTTCTTTACAAGGGTGGGGGTATTAGTTTCTATGACTCTACTGCCGCTACATCAAGAATGGCGCTATCTACTGATGGAAATTTAATACTCCCAACATTAACAGGCAATAAATACATATTAACAGAAGAAATTGGTGCTGGTACTGGAAGATTATCTATACAGGCTGGCTCTGGTTCTGCTGCTATGGGTGGAGCTATACATTTTCATGCACATGCTCATGCTTCAAGACCTGGACAAGTAATTGTTGGTCTTTCTTCTGGCGCTACTGGTGCTAAATTTGCTGTTAATGATAGTGGATTAGCAGGTGGTACAGATGTATTTAATGTAATGGCTGATGGTAGGATATATGGATCAAATCTACATAACAATGTTGGTGATGTAACTGGCGTAACGAATCAATATATAACTTCTGGGACTTATACACCCACTCTTTATAACACAACAAATGTAGATGCTTCTGCATCTTTAGGAGCACAATGGTTTAGAATAGGAAATCTGGTTACTGTTTCAGGAGAATTTAATCTTGATATAACTTCAGCATCTACAACAACTGCTATGGGACTATCTTTGCCAATACCTTCTAATTTTAGTCAAGTTTATCAATTAGCTGGCTCTTGTGTTGCATCATCTGAAATTGCTAGTATGGAAATAATAGGAGATGTTGCTAACGATAGAGCTACAGTAACAACTGATGTTACAACTAATGTTGCTAATACTAGATGGTCGTTCCACTTTACTTATGTAATTCTTTAGTTATTTTTTATTTAATAAACATTAAATTTTTTATTATTTTGATCGAACTTTCAGATGTCTCTGAAATTGTTGTGAATGTTTCAATGATTTTTTCTTTCATGATTGTTCTTTTTGCTTCTTTTTCGATAGCAAACACAATGAGTTTTTCAAATAGATCAACAAACAATCTTCTTAATTCTATATAAAATTTAGTGCTTTCTAAATAAGAGAGAAATTCTTTATTTTCTCTCTTTGCCATTTTTTTTACAACACCAATTAATTTATAAGTTATTAAATTAATAATATCAAGTATTTTCAAGTCGATATAATTTTTTTTAGCAATTGAGTCAGTGTATTTATCTAACCCATTTTCTCTAATAGCATCTTTTAAAACCTCATCCATAGAAAGAGCAATAGCTTCCGTATAAAGACCCAAAAATTCTGTTTCCTCCGCATAAAAAACAGGATCTGATACATAAATCATTTCTCTAATTGTTTTTGCAAGTTCTGTTTTCATTGTTTGGTCTACTAATTTAATACTAGTGATCATAAATTCTTTTTCTAATTTTTTTTCTTCTTCTTTGAAAATTAATATATTAGAAATCATAAGAACAACTTCCGTAGTATCAATAGAATTAGAAATACTCATTGTATCATCTTTTTCTTCTTCATCATCTTTTTCGGATTTTTTCCCGACAAATATATTAATTATTTTAAAAAGAATTCCTGCTCTTTTTTTTGCTGGTATTTTACTAGCTAAAACTGCCAAAGCGTTTAGAGTTATTCTAATAGAAAAAACTAGCAAAATAAAAGCTAACAATACAGAGAGAAAAAAGACAAATATTCCTGTCCCTTGTTCTAGTGTTGAAATCCAAGTGAAATATGATTCTAGCATTTATTAAACCTTTTTTTCCTCTGGTTTAACTTTAATAAATTTAAACGAGTTAAGTTTATTGTTATTATTTTTGTCTATATCATAACTTTTTACTATGAGAAAGTTATAATAAGAGATTCCAATTCCTAATAAAATAGGATAGATTGTAAATATTACCCACTTATAAGCATTTAAAAAATAAAGCATTTGAAATGAATTAAATGTTAGTCCGAACAAATATCCTGTTTTAAACATAAAAAAAACAAAACTAAAAAGAGTTATTATAAAAGTCATTACAGCAAACGACTTGCTTTTAAAACATTTTAACCAAAAGAAAAAATTAATAAATAAAGTGATTAAAAACAAAACAACAAATATAAAGTAATATTCATAATCATTAAGAGTTGTTGATAACAGAACAACAAGAAGAACTCCATAATTTACAAAAAATCCTATTTTTTGATAAGTTTTATTTTTAACAAGATTTTCACTAATTACTTTATAATGAATAATATAAAAGAAAAGATTTAAATATGTAATATAATAAATTGTATGCTTAGGGTCTAATAAGAAAGTTGTGAATTGATTTATTATCAAAACATAATTATACTCTAAAACAAGAGAAAAAAGTAAGGCAATATACGACAAAATAACCAGAAAGGAATTTATTATTTTTTTTATTGGATTAATAGATTCATACAAAAAAAGATAAATCAAACTCACAGAAACAACTGCAGTGCTAAATATAAACCCAAAAACAAAAGGAAGAGAGAGTCTGTTTATAAAATCAATTATTTCTATCATATTTTATCCTAATTTTTCCAACATCTTTTTCTATTATTATTGTTAGTAATATACCAAACAAGAGAACAATTATTTTTTCTATAACGTTTGCAATATTATGTATTGTTAAAAACACGCCTAAATATAAAGTCACAGAAGAAATGTAAATGACAGAACAAGTAAATAAATAAGAAATAAGTAAAACAAAACCAATTCTATAGTAAATAGAAAAATCTGTTTCAAGAGCTTTGTTCTTGTTAATATAAATAAAGTGAAAAAATATGAATATCAAAATTTTTTGTATAATATGAAGGGTTTGATGAATATAGTTTGTTTTAAGAAAAGAATCTAAAATAAACAAAAAAATAGTGATTACAATAATAAATTTTATCATTAATAAATTGTTTGATTGTTTAAAACTATTAAAGTATCTTTGAGTGATTTTTGTTAAAACTATTCCCAAAAAAAATATAGAAATAATATCAAACAAGTACAGAAAAAACCTAATATCATAATTAGACAGTTTTATTAAGAATGGTAAAATAAAATAAACACCACTTGAATTAATTCCTTCAAAAAAACTCTCGAAAAAATAAGACAAATAAAGAAAACCAAGACACAAAGCAGATGTGTTGTATTCTTTTTTTGCAGATATTTTTTTAGAACCTATTTTTAGATTTTCATAAAATAATTCTATAAAATATTTATTAAAACTCAAAACACTTATTGAAAACAAAGAGATTAGTAAAAAAAAATCTAGCATAAAAGATCCCATAAGACCTGTTGTAATCAATTTAATTTTCCTACATATTTTTCAAATAATTTTTCAAGAATGTTTGTTTTTTTTAACTCTAAGTTTTTTAAATCAAAATCTTTCTGAAATCTTTCTCCTCGATCATTTTTTGTAAAAGCTATTTTTAAATCTTGTCTAGAGGTATTATTAGTGCTGGATAGTTCAAATGTTGACAAGGTGTTATTTTTTTTATATTGATTATATTCATAAATTCCATTATACTTTTCCATAAAAGCAATATTGATTATATTTGCATCCAATGAATACATTAAATCCTGATATTTTTCAAACGTTCTGATGAATGTAAAATTAGGGTTAGAATTTACAGTAATAGCTGTTTCTGTTTCCCCAGTTAGAGAACCAAATATAAGTTGTTCTTTCGTGGAATAAATATCTGCGTTAACTAAGTTTGGATGTTTTGTTTTGTTAATATAAAACATTGATTCATAGGGAGTAATTATAGAAGTAGAAAACAACATTGTTTTTGTCCTCTCTTCTGTTTTTAATAAAGTATAAACTGCATCAACCTCTCCAACTGATACCATATAAAGAGCTCTATCAAATTTTGGCTCAACAATAAATTCTGTTTTATATCCAAGTTCTCTAAAAACTAAATCAACATATTCTCCAGTTGCACCTTCTATTTTTTTATCCTCTTCGTTCCATAGTTCATACGGAAACCAAGGGTTAATAACAAATGTTATAGTTTTTTCGTCTTTAACATTACTAGTGCAAGAAAAAAATAATGTTAATAGTATTAACAATAATTTTTTCATTTTATTTACAATCACCCTTTATTTTATTTGCAAGGTCTGTTTTTTTTGAAAAAGCAGGGCGTTTTTCTGCATCAGTGGCAACTTTATCGGCAAATTGGTTTCTGGTATCTTTTAAGTTTTTTCTAAATGTAGATGATTTGTTTCTGTCATAAGAAACAACAACTTTTGATTCAGTTGTTTTCATTCCTTTGATGGAGTTGATAAATTTATCAAAATCACCAGCTTCTTTGATTTCATCAATCCTTTTATTATAAGGCATACCAGTAGACGCAGCTTTTAGTGCTGCAAAAATTTGATCATTTGTTCCGTTTGCAATAGTAGACAACAAACTTGATTTTGTTTTTGGGTTTAAATTACCTACTAGTTCTGAAAAAGCATCTCTGTCTGCCAATCTCATTTTTCCGTTTTTAGATCCAAGTTCTTCGTTTAATGTCTCTTCAAAAATTTCTCTTAGTGTTGCCATTTTTTTTATTCCTTTTTGAGTTTTTCATCTCATAGTATTATCTTGGCAGCTTGAAAAGATAATACTATTATGGAAAAGATAGAAAAACCTTGGGGTGAAAAAATAATATTATTCTCATCAAAAGAAAAGAAAGTATCTTTAACTACAATTAACCCAAAACAAAGAACAAGTTTACATTTACACAACCTTAAAGATGAAAAAAATTATATATTAAACGGAACTGCCGTATATGAAATAGATGACAAAATAGATATTTTTTGTGAAGAAGATATAATAAATATTATTAAAAATAATTTACATAGAATTTATAATCCAGATAAAGACAATAGTTTAATAATATTAGAAATTCAAAAAGGAAATTTAGAAAAGGAGGATACTCTTAAATTAGAAGATGATTACGGGAGGATTTAGTGCCAATTTACACGAGATTACCTAAAATAAAACCTAAATACAAAAGAGTACTTAGGTTATTTACAATTAAAAGAATTACTTTTTTAAAAGCAGTAGTATATTTATAATAACATCTACAGCTACTAAGCCACCAACAACGCTGCCACCAATAACGACAGCGTTTGTTAAAAATTTATTCTGGTTGTTAATTTCCGTTGATAATATCACTAAATTTTTTATTTGCGACATCAAAGTCATCAAGTCCTGTTTGAATGTTTGAAAGTCCTGATTGAATACCTGAAACTCTTGACTTAATATCTGATAATGAGTTTCCAAACCTATTGAGTTCATTGCCAAATTCTCCGAAAGTTTTACCAAATCCTCTGACTGTTTCTCTAATATTGCTCGTCTGGACTCCAAGTTTTGATATCTCTGATTTAATTCCTGAAATTTCTGCTCCGATATCTGTGAGTTGTTTATTAATTCGTCCAGTTGTTTCTTCAAATCGTCTGATTGACTCTTCAAGTCTTTTGCTATCTGTTGATATTGAAGCACTAAGGGTATCAATTTTTCCGTTGGAACCGTTTGTAATAGAATAATATCCTGCGACAACGATTGTGATTGTAAGAATAACAACAACAAAGATAAAAATAATATTTTTTTTAATTTTGGCAAATATAGAATTTTCTTCCACATTAAATTTCCTTTTTCTCAGATCCAAATTTTAATACACTAAATATTCTTTTAGAACTTAATTTTCCTTTGTTACAAACATAACCAAAAGGTTTAGCATCACTTTCTCCCATTGGATCAAACTCTATTCCACCTTTCCCATTACCAAGAACAAAATGCGTGTAATTTCCAAGAAGAACACTTGTTTTAAAACAAAGAACTTCAAATTCATTTTCAAAAGGAATATAGGTAGATTCAAAAACTACTCCGTCTGCCCTTACTCTTTGTCTAATATCTAAATTAAAATATTCAAAAAATTTAGTAGGAGATTGCATTAAACATCTTGAATTAATAATTTCTTTTTTTAATAGTTCGTCATAAGTTTTATTAACAAATTCTGGATTATCAAAATCAAATTTATCTCCCGTAATTAGTTGAACTTTTCTCATTCCAGATAGCATATAACAGCCCTCTTTTTGAATAACTGGATATAGTTTTGAGTTTTTTTGTCTTGTCATTTTATGTTTTCCTTTTTCCTTTTTTAATTTCTTTATAAAGAACAAATAAGCCGAATAGTGTTGCTAATGATGATAATATCTTATCTATATATTTGAAAACTAAATCAAAGATAGTGTCTACAGTTTCCAACTGTTTTGGAGAAATTCCATCAACAAACGGGTCAGAGATTTTTTTGGGGAAATTTTGCAAAACAAGTTCGTTTTGTTGTGTGGTTTGTTTGTTGAATTTCCAAAACTTTTCGAACAAACCATTGTTGGTATAAGAATTATATCCCCAGATTCCAGATGCTGCAAGAATCAAAACAGCAACAATGACAATAATCTTTGTTCTATTTTTTTCCATAAATCCTTTCATTTAAAAATCCTTCCCAAAGAAGAGCGAATTTGTTTTTCTGATAATTTTGGATTTTTAATCATCTGTCTTTTAACTCTTTCTTCAAAATCTTTTTCTTTATTAAAAACCTTAGTTATTGGTTGTTGTTTTGCTTTCGCAGCAACTCCTTCTTTTGTGGTTCTTCCTTTTAAAACAATTTCAATAAGTTCAGAAGCTATTCCACCAGGTTTTCTTAGTGCCTCTTCTTGTGTGAGAAAATCTTTACCAACAAGTTCTTGATATTTCTTTGCTAATACTTCTTTGTTTTTAGGATTGGTTAACCATCTTTCAATGTGGATTTTTAATTGATTAGTAATTGTTCCAACAGGAACGCCATCTTTATTTTTTTTTCTAATCCAAAGAACAATATCTTTTGGAACATCCGCACCAAGAGAAATTCTTGTTCCTTGTTTGTTCACATAAGCAGCTCCAGTTTTCTTGCCACCATAAACTTTGTTTAAATCTGGATTAACAATTCCTTCAAGTAATTCCAAAACTTTTTCTTTAAAATCCATTTTTTATTTCTCCTGCTAATATAAATTATCTTAACGTCTTAAATCATAATTATATATTATAGGAGAAAATATGGTTAAAAATGTTGATATTTGGAATTTGTTTCAACCAAACGAAGATGGAGATTCAATTATTTCAAAAATTGAAGCAATTGAAAATGTTCGTGGTTCTGTGTTGCTTTCTTTGGCAAGATTTGTTCTTGAAACAACAGACGAATATAGGTTGATTGATAAAGTTCGCGTCGATCTTATTAAAAAATACGGAGAAACCGGCGAAGATGGGAATATTAGAGTTAAACAAGAACTTGTTAAAGAATTTAATAATGATTTAGCAGATTTACTTACTAAGGATAATGTGTTTCAATACAAAATTGAAATAGAAGCTTTAGAATCGGGATTTACGGTTCGAGATGTAATGTTGCTTAAACCTTTTATGGAAGAATAAAAAATCAAACCCACTTAATTGTGGGTTTTTTATTTACTAATTGTCAAGATAATTCAAACGAGGAAATTAAATGACAATTAAAGATTTATTAAACGAAGAACTTCAAGACAAAAGAACTAATGATAAAATTATTGTTTTTGATATTGATAATACTTTGCTGACAGCAAAGGATATTTTTATCTATTTAAAAGATCCAACAGGCAAAAAAGATATTAACAAATTAACCCCAGAACAATATGATGGAATGACAAAAGAACAAAAGAAACTATCAACTAAAAACGGTGAAACTTGGGATTTTAGAGAATTTCGAGATCCGGATAAAATTTATACCAGTATTGTTTACGGGAAAGGGAAGCTTCCTGTTTTAAAGATGTTGGATAGGCACGTAAAGGCAGGATGGCATGTTGGCATAATAACCGCCAGAGGTGTAGAAGATTCCGTTAAACAAGCCATTAGAGATTGGCTGAGAGCAAAAGTAGGGGATAAATTAGTTATGGTTCCCAAACTTAATCCAGCAAACATTCACGCAATCAATGACGAGAAAAAAAGAGCCGAAGGTATTTATAAAGGTTATAATAAAAATCCACAACTTGAAAAGTTTTTAAGCAAATACAAAGTAGTAAAATTTGTTGATGATAGCCAAGAGCATTTAGCTAATGCTAGTAAAATAAAAGTTCCAGCAGGAAAAGTTTTTAAAACTGTTGACGCCAATAGGGAAAATAGATAATGAAAAGTTTTAAAGAATTTTTAAATGAGATGGCTGTTGGTGGTGCTGCTTACGGCAAAGCAATCGGCAAGGGAAAATGGTATAGCGAAATTGATCTTTCTAAAATAGAAGGGAAAGAAGAAAAAATAAAGTTCGTTGTTGATTTTGCTAAAAGAAAATCCGTTAGAATGTATAACACTAATGGTAGTTTAACATCTCCGTTTTTATCTGGAATCTCAGAACTTGGATTAAGTGGAAACGAAGAACTTGTAAAAAAATATGCAGGGGAAGCAACCAAAGAAGATAAAGTAAAAGTTGTTGCTGTCGGAGGACAAGGAGAAAGTGTTCTTCAACAAAAAGGGAAACACGAAACAGGAAGAACAGAAAAATCAGCAGAAGAAGAATATAATTTTAGAAAGAAATTATCTGATGATTTAAATGAAATCTCTGGAAAAACATCCTTTGAAAATAGCGATCTAGCAAAAGTTAGAGAATTTTTAACAAACTATGGAGAAGTTGTTGATGATCTTTTGAAGACAGCAAATAGTGAAAAAGAAAAAGAACTAGCAAAATCAGTAGAAGATTTTCAAAAAGCAAGAAGAGTTTTAGGAACAGAAGAAAAAATTAGATTGTTTAAATTTTTAGCAAAAGTTTCAAAAGATGTAGTTAAAGATTATGATGAAATTATGGCTGATTTTAAAAATGTTTCCAGTTTCAAAAAACAATCTAAATCAACCCAAGGTGTAAACAAAGATAACATATTAATAAAAAAAGTAGATATATCAAATATTGATTTTAATTCAACAGAAAAAGAAGACAGCATAAAAAGAGAAGCAAAATTAGAAGAGTTAAAAGAATTAATAGAACCACTAACAAGAGGTAAAATATCAACAAAAACCCCTACTGGAATAATTGATTTAGAAGTTAAATATGTTGGACTAGAAAATATAATTAAACACTTAAAACCAGTTTATGATTTTTTAGAGAAATATAATGAAACAGTTGATGCTTTTACAGAAAAAGGGATGGATATCGTTGCCTCTAAAAAAGAAGCAAAAAATATATCAACAAAAGCAGGAGATAATACACAAAGAATTATTGACCTCCCTACGATTAAGAAAAAAGAAGATATTATTTCTGTGGCAAAAAAACTTGATTTTCTTATTGACAATTTTATAAAACAAGAGAAAACTTTGAGAAAAACTTCTGTTGGAAAACTCTTAGATTTGCAAGCAAAAAACACTAGAGATATGGAAGAAAAAAATAAACAATTAAAAGACAGAAAAGCAGGGTTATTAAATAAGGATGAGGAAAAAGAAACCCCTCTTTCTAAAAGTGAAATGGCTGATATTATCAAAAAACATAAAGCAATTCCAAAAACACCAAACGAACTCCTTACTGACTTAAAAAAAGGCGAAGTAAACCCAGAACAAAAAGAAATGCAAAGAATTAGACAAATTGTTAGTGATGCTTTTGATAAACTAATGGCAAGAGTGAATAGAGTCAAAGACGAAGACAAGAAAAAAGAAATGAGAAAAGAAATAGGATCAAAATTAGGTAAATATCTTTCAAGAATAAGCACTAAAATGAAAGATTCAACTGGTGCATTTAAACTTCAAGGAGAAGGTTCTCTTAAAGGCGTAAATGAAGTAGAAGTAAGAAAAGTAATAGAGGAACTTAACAAAAAAATTGGAGTTTAATATTGGTTAAAATACTAAGAAGAAAATTCAAAGAAAGATCCGTTCCTGACCTGACATTAAATAAGGTTAGGAATTGGATAATAAATGGTAATTTGGATTCCACTAAAAGCGGATTTCAACATATTAATAAAAGATTGCTTTATTCCGTCTGTTCGATGTATCCAGATAGAATAAGGCAATTTTTATTCGATTCCTTAAAAGAAAACAAAACAAATCTTCCATCACTCATTACATTATCTGTTCTTTCCTCTAATAATGTTCCGTCAAAGAAAGTGTTTTATGAAATGTTTCCAAAAATAATTTCTTCTATAAAAAACCTTCTTGAATTTTATTACCATATCAAAAAAGATCACGGAATAACAAAGAGAGTAAGAAAAACAATTATAATTTGGATAGAAAGAAATTATATTCTTCTTAAAAAAGAATGTGATAAAAAAACAATTTATAAAGATGTTGATGTTTCAATGATAATGAAAGATTATAAAATGAAAGCAAAAACAAAAAAAGAAACTGAAACATATAATATTTTAATGTCTGTCGGAACCACTACTCCAGAAAATAATATTTTTACTAAAACAACAGAGATTGATTTCATATCAAAGATAAGAGAATGGAATAAAAAACAGTTGGCTATCTAATGTCATAAATAAATGTAATGGAGAATGTATGCAATTAAAAAAGATAACAGAAAGTTTATATGAATTTCCAATTAATGGAAAAGAAATTCAAATTGACTTTACGGGTGATGGTGTTGAGATTTTTGAAAAAGCAAACCCTGCAACAACTGGCTTTGTTTTTGACTCAGTAAAAGAATTTATTCTTTTTATAAACAGTAGTTCTGATTTAGTTGAGATTTTTAAGGGAGAAATATAATGTCTAAAATACTCAATATAGTTAAAGAATTATTTGAAGATGAAATTGTAGCACAAAAGAAAAACAAAGAAGACGGATTTAAATGTTTTTACGATGTTTCTTGTCAAATTCTTAGAACTGGAACAGATATTGCTTCTGACGAAGAAAAAAATGATAAAGTTGAAGTAGAAAATACATCTACTCCAGCATTACCAACTCCACAACCTGTATTAAAAACCGAAAGTGTAAAAAGAAAAGGAAAAAGAAAACTAATTCTTGAGGATGAGAGTTTCTCTTTTAAAGAGAAAGGGATTATTTCTTTTTCAAAAGATGAGAGCGAAAATATTCATTCACTAGATGATCTACTTTCTTCCATTTCTAACAAACCAAATAGTAATGGCGGGAAATCATTTCCAGAAGAAGTTGTTGCAATATTTAAAATCGTTCTTTCCCCAGAAAGACAGAAAATTTCTGACTTCTTGAAAACAGAAGATAAAATCCTTTGCACGATTGATTATGGTTCAAAAGTAGATGAATCAATTGGGTTTAAAATTAATAAATTATCTGGTTCAGACAATATGTCTTTACTTATGAGAAAAGATGGCTCAAACCTTCCCGATCAATTTAATCCCGACACAATTAATGACTATATAATTGTAATGAAAAAGGACGAGTAATGGCTAAAAATTATTTCGATGAAGATTATGTTCGTGGTCTAATAAAAGAATATCAAACTACAACACAGTATATACTAGGTGAAAAAAACAAAATAAAGATTATATCCAAAGATGACAAACTTGAGAACAAAATTACAGACGAAATAATGAAAATTGTAAAAGCAATTATTCAACTTTATCGCTATTATATTTTTGAACCTTATGAAGATTGTGTTCAACACGGAATTCACGCTTGTTATACAAATTATTTAAAATTTGATATTGAAAAAGGAACAGCATTTAATTATTTTTCTTGGATAGTTAAAAGAAGCTTGCTAAATTATACAGATAGAAGAAAAAAACACAGAGGGCATGCTGATGTTGATATGCAGATTGAGTTAATTGCAAAACCAACAAATAATATTGATAATTTTGCTGATGATTTTGAAAGAACTTTCATTGGTATTATTAATGAAAACTTTTTAAAACAAAAAAGAAGAGATTATCTACAAATCTCTGGGTTAATGGCAGAATATATTCGTAAAAATAAAAAATTCATTTCAAGAACTGATATGTTTAATTTTGTGAAGTCGTTTGGATTTAAAGCAAAAGAAATAAAAGTTTTTATGGCGGATATAATCCCATATAGAAATGATTTATTTAGTTTGATATCAATTACAGAGGAATAGAATGCTGTCTGAACAACAACAAAAAGATATAAAATTTCGCTACTATGCAAAAAAAAAGAGATGCCCTTGTGGGTCCCTAAATCTTGCCGAAACATCAATCCAAGATATCCCTGTTTTAGAAAATAGGGATTTTAGAGATGTTAAAAACAAAACATTTTGTAATGAATGTCAAAGATATTGGTATATAGACCAATTGAAAAGTTAATTATATGAAGGATACAGAATTAGATAAAATTTTAGATTTAGCTTCTATTGAAGTAAGAAGTTTAGAAACAAAAAACAATCAAGAAATTATCAAAGTGGATGCCAATGACGAAGAAAGTGTTAGTGAACACCTTGTTGATATGGTAAATAAAGATAGAGAAAAAGCAGATCAACTATTTTCTTTATTCTATGGAGATTTGGCTATTGGAAGAGATCACAGTCAAGCTTCTAAAGAAGCTGTTATGCGGGCACTTGAATTAAAAATAGAAGCAAGTAAAAATATTATAGAACTTCTTAAAATTAAAGCAAAGAAAAACGAAGCAACAAAAACTGCCAACGGTGTTATGATCAACGTGGTGTCCGAGAGAAAAGCTGGAATAGATTTACAAAATGTATTTAATCACATTAGCAATGATCCGCAAAGTTAATTTAAGAAGGTTAATATGAAATTTTTTGATTTAATTAAAGAAAACGACGGAACAGAATTGGCCGGAGCCAACTTGGATATTGTTAAATTTAATGGTTTAAGCACTAAAACTCCTGCTGGACAACAAGCTCTTGTTGGACAACCAAGCTGGCTTAAAGTTATTAAAGAAATAAGAACAGCCATTATTGATAGTAATTTAACTAAAAGTTTTGTAAAGCCATTAACTCCAGATGATATTGCTAATTCAAGAAGTAAAGTTGGTTCTATTGTGTCATTAACTGATGACAACGGCATAGAGTATTCTTATGACGTAAATAAAAGAAAATTAACAAGAAGGTAATATGAGTATTAAAAGTCAAATTCTATATAATTTAAGAGCATCCCTTAATGAAAATTCAGAAGAGCACAAAATAATTACGGATAAATTGGAAACTGATGCAAATCTCCTTAATGCTTTTGTTAATTTAAGAAGAGAGCTTGATTCAATTGCGTCAAGATTTTCAGAAACAAATTTTGGAAATGGTTATTCTTTGCCAATCGTTGATGTAAGAAAAAAAGAACAAGAATACGAAGAGAAAAAAATAATTAGAAGATCTCTTGGTAAAAAAGCATTAGAACAACTGTCTTCTGTTGAAGAATTGATTCGTGAAAAATTTGGGTTAGAAGAAAATAGAAAACCGAACAAAGTTCGTAGTCCATTTGGTGGGAGTATTGATATTGGTGATGATGAAGTGGATGACACTTTTGATAAATTTGACAACGAAGATGACGAAGATTAAATAAAAAAATTCCAAAGCGGTAGCAGTATCATCGAGGTACTTTTGAACTTGTAAGGAAAACTTACAAGTTCTTTTTTTTGCTAAGTTAATTTTATGAAAGATTTTACTTATTTGTTTGAAGCAGTTTATGAAACAACATCTTTATCAAGATATATTCTAAATGAGTATTTAGATTGGCTAAAAAATAATATAACTGACTTTAATTTTATACCAACTTTGTTCGATCCAAAAAAAAATAAATCTTATAAAGTAAATCTTGAAAAAACAATAAAAAACTCAATTGGAAATAAAATAAAAACAATAGATATTACAGACAAAATTTTGATTCTCTTGAATACTTTTATAAAAGATAATAACTTTAAAACTAAAGATGATATAGAAGAGTTTAAGAAAAAAAAATTCTACGTCATATTTAAACCATATATTAATATTTATGGAGAACTCGATGATAGAAAAATAGAAAACAAAGAACCCTATAATTACGCAACAGTTTCTTCTAAGGAAACATATCAAAAAGATATGAGCGTCATTTTACCATCCGTTGATGATACAAAAAGTTTTATAAAAATAAACATAAAAAATAATATATTATATATTCACAAAGAAAAAGAAAAAACAGAAATCAGGCGTATATTAAAACACGAATTGGTTCATATGTTAGATTATTCCAGAATAAAAAAAACATCCTATATTGGAAAAGATAATTTAAAACATAATACGGGACTTTATAAAAACAAAAACATAGAAACAAATTCTAATAATTATTTTTTAGAACCAGCAGAACAAAATGCTAATATTCAAAATATCGTGAGTGATCTAATGGAAAATAAATTAAATAGAGTTTCTTTTTCAAAAATGGTTAATAGCCAAGATTTTTTAAAGAGATTTGCAGAAAAGCACCACCCAGGAATTTCTAAATCAAATATTAACACAAAAGAAAATCTTAGAAATTGGAATAGATATGTTGGAGAATTTATGTCTAAAATAAGAGATGCCAATCAAAAGATAAAGATTAATTTCAGAGATAAAGGTAAGAGTTATACAGAAGCAGATTTAATACCAGAGAAATTTGGATTTTTAACAATATTAAAGGAGAACAGGAAATGAATTTTAAAGACAGGGTAAATGAATTGCTAAAAGAAGAGGTTCTTAATGAAGAAATTGTTAAACCAACTTCTAAAGAAAAAGATGACTGGAAAGAAAGACAAGGAGAAAGTGAAGGCGGAATTCTTTATCTTATAATAAAAGATGAGAAGGGAAAAATAAAAGGTTATATTGACACACAATATGTTAATAAAATCAGAAAAGAAAAAGGTGACAAAAAACTTTCCCCAGAGGCAGTTGCACATCACAGATTATCTCAACTTGAACTTTTTAAACATAGAAGATAATATTTTCGTATCATACATATTTAAATGATACTCAACGAAAAAGAACAGAAATTTCTCACGTCCATAGATAGTAAAATAAAAAAATATTCTATTTCAACAACAACAAAAGAGGCCCTGTTAAATTCGACAGGGAATTTTGTTGAAACAACTTATAATGATTTATCAACAGAAATTGTTGATGCTGGAATAGAACATTTTCTTTGTAAAAAATCGTTTCTTTATTTTATGACCAGTTATGCTTGGGTGGATATTCCAGGGAAAGGGTCAGAACCATTTAAACCATATTATTTTCAAAAAGAATTAGCAAGAGAGATCCAAAAATATCTAAAGGTTGTAGCATTTAAAACTCGCCAAGCAGGCTTTTCTACTTTAACTTCAAATTATGCTTTCTGGAAATGCAATTTTTATGAGGGAGAATACATATCTATTATTTCTAAAACACAAATTGCTGCCCAGGGATTTGTTGGCAGGTTTAATACAACAATGATTAGGATGCCAGATTTTTTAAAGAAAAAAGTTTTAGCACAAAATACTGAAAAAATAGTTTTACAACATCCATCAGGAACTCTCTCAACAATCAGATCAGAATCCCAATCAGAAAATGCTGGACGAGGTGATTCTATTTCTCTTCTTATTATGGACGAAGTAGCTCACTATCAATCTGACAGAATGGTCAGAAAAATTGTATCATCCTCTGGACCAGCACTTACAAAAACTGGTGGTCAATTGTTGGTAATTTCAACACCATCCGGAACATCAGGTGCTGGTCAATATTATTATGAACAAGTTGTAAATGCTCAAATATCAAAAGATAAACACACAAAATTAATTACAATTGATTGGTGGGAAATTCCTGATGATCCAGAGATCGCTGGACCAAAAAAAGGATATAATGAAATTCTTGAAAAAGCAATTAAAGAAAATTATTATCACAACGAACCTATAAAATCAAAATATAATAATTTTTTTATGCCTCTTGCTAAAGAAAAATATTACGAAAACCCTTGGTTAAGAAGACAATATGAAGATAGTAACGAACAATCTTATCGCCAAGAAATTCTTCACGAATTCATTGTCTCTGGAAATATGGTTTTTAATAAAGATGTTCTTGCTAAAATTGAAAGTCGAATTAGAGAACCAATAATTAAAAATAAATTTAAAACAATGGAAATTGATGGACTTTGGATCTGGAAAGAGCCAAAACCAGGGAAAAGATATGCGATTAGTTGCGACATAGCAAAAGGAACTTCTGCTGATTATTCTACATTTCAAATATTTGATGTAGAAGAATATGAGCAAGTTTGTGAATATCAAAATTTATTATCTACTCCAGCATTTGCTAGATTAATTTATATGTTAGCAAATTATTATAATCAAGCATATTTAATCATTGAAAGTAATGGAGTTGGTGAAGCTGTTTTTACTAAACTTTATTATGATGAAAATGAATCCTATAATAATATGTATAAAGAATTTAAAACAAACAAAAAAGGCGAGCAAATTGCTACTGGATGGACCACAACAGAAAAATCAAGAAAACTAATTACAAATAATCTTATTGATTGGTTAACAGTAGATGATCTTTTTTCTCAATTAAAAATTTATAGCAAAAGACTTTATCTTGAAATGACAACTTGGATTTATAACGAAAAAGGAAAACCAACTCATGCATCATCATCAGCACATGATGACTTGTTGATGGCTCTTGCTTTTTGTCTTTATTTAAGAGATAGGGCAACTAACGGTGGAGAAAGTTTCTTAATTTCAGAAAGTGGTAAGATGTTTACATTTAAGAAAGATAATATAAATGATGGAGAAGAAGATAATTTCTCTAAAGCTTATGGATTTGTTTCTGATGAATGGGATGGTGGGGATGCCAATTCTGAAGAAATTAAAATATATAATTGGCTAATCAACTAAGAGGTTTAAATGTATTACACTAAAAGTATTAAAAAGATTTTATCATTTTTCACAGAAGCAGAAAATATTCCCGTAGATAAAAATCAACAAATTGATCCTACACAACAACAAGACGCTTCTGTTGTGCCTGTAGTACCTTTAACTCCAGGGGCACCTCCTACTTTAGCAACCTCAAAAAGAGTAACAAAAATACAAATCAGTCCTGATCCAACAAAAGAAGGATCGGATGAAAAAATATTAGCAAAATTTAGATCAAATAAATCTTCAACAATACCAACAAAAAGTGCAACAACACCTATCACACAAAACAAAGAAACCCCAGAAGACGAAACTTCTACCCAAGATGGAAATGAAGATAATAAAGAAAAATTGATTAACAAAGAAGAAACTCCTGTCGAAGATAATACTACCGAAGGTAAAAAAGCGCAATTTTCAAAAAGAGTTGACAAACACATTAACGACATTAATGGTAAAAACAAAGATTCCTCTATTTATAAACACGAAAGAAAACTAAAACAAGACAAAAGATTTAAGGAATTTACTGGTAGCACAGAAAGAGATCATAAAAAAGCAATCGGTAAAAGCGTTAATAAAGATTATTATAAAAAATTAGATAAAAAGTTGGGGTATTAATTATGCCGATGATTAATGGTAGAGAAGTTTTTTATGACATTAAAAAACAACATATTATTCAGAAAGACATTGATCAAAACAAATCAATGCCTGTTGATGCTAAAACAGAATTAGATATTTCTAAACTAAGACAAGATTTAATGAGGGATGAAGATGATCCTGCCAATATGTCTATGTTTTTTGATGATGCTAGTGTTCAAGGAATGCGTTCATTAAATGATAGACGTGGAAGTTATTCTGTTTATAGAAGCATGGGAAATAGCGAGTATATTAATAGAAGCCTTGAGATTATCGCTGATGACAGTACACAACAAAATGATGATGGAAACGTTGTTCGTGTTTTTTCTCCCAACGAAGATATTAGAAAAATTGGAGAAGAACTGTTTATTAAGAAATTAGATCTCAATTCTGAATTGTGGAATATTATTTTTAACACCGCAAAATTTGGTGATGGATTTTATGAGATTATTCCTAATAGTTTTAAAGATCCCAAAGAAATTGTTCAAATTCGATTTTTAGAACAAGAAAGAACAGAAAGGATTGAAATTGATTCTAAACTTCTTATGTTTCGTTATACAGTAGATTTAGACGAAAAACAAAGAAATAACTTTAAAACAGGTGTCTTTGATTACATTAGTAAAGAAAAAGACAAAATGATTTATAAATTGTTTCCTTGGCAGGTTGCACATTTTAAAGTAGCAGAAGATTCTGAAAACAAACCATACGGCTCTTCTTTGTTGAAACCCGGTATTAAAACATACAGAAGATTGGAATTATTAGAAGATTTGATGGTTACCTATCGCTTATCAAGATCACCAGAAAAAAGAGTGTTCTATGTTGATGTGGGAAACCTTAGTCCGTCTGAAGCAAGAAGATTTCTAAACCAAATGAAGGATAATTACCGCTCCGAAAACGTTATCGACCTAAACGGAGATATTACAAAACAGATTGGTGGTCTTTCTTTGTTTAAAGACATTTTCGTTCCACAAAGAGAAGGTGGGTCTGGAACAAGAATTGAAACCTTGCAAGGCGGAACTGCGTTTCAAAATATGGATGATATTAATTATTTTGTAAAGAAGATTTTGAGAACAATGAATATTCCATTGGAGTATTTGGGAGAAGAAGCTAATAGAACACAATCTCTTTCTCAAATGGATCAAAAGTTTGCTCGATACATTGAGCGTATTCAAAAACAAATAGTTAAAACTCTTAATAAAATGCTTGCTATTGAGTTGTGGCTAAAAGGATTTAAGAAAGAAGATCTTTCCAATTTTACTGTTGAACTAACTCCACCATCATCCGTTAAAGAGATTGCAGAAGTTGATATTTTTAATCAAAAAATTAATCTTGTCTCTACAATCAAACAACTTGGGTTATTTCCCGATGCTTGGATTCTTAAAAAAATTCTTAAGATGTCTGATAGAGAGATATCTGACCTTGGTTTCCAAATGAAATTACAATCTGGTGCAGTAAACGCAGATGGAACTGCCGGAATTGCTGGTGGAGATATGGGGCTGGGTGGAGATATGGGATTAGGTGGTGCTGGATTGGGCGGAGAAGTTCCAATGGGTGGAGAACCTGGCGTGCCCCCAACAGGAACCGAAATGGGTGGTGCAACCCCAATGGGCGGAGAAATGACTCCAATTCCATCAACAGAACCAATTTTAGCATCTGTTGATATTTTTAGACAAATGTATGGTAAAAAATTCTTAACAGAAAACAAGGAAGATTTCTTATACTTTATGAAAGATTTAAGAAAAAGAAATGAAGAACCATCAGAAGCCATACTAGAAAATTTAGTTGAAGACATAAATAAAAAGATGGAAAAGAAATATGGTAAAAAACTTCTTGAAAACTCTGTTCGCCGGATGATTTTGCTTGGTGAGTTTGGTGGACTTTCTTTTAAAGAAAGAGATATGTTAATTTATAAACCAACGAAAGACAATGAAGGAAATGGAATTTTAGAAGAAAGTAGAATACCACTGCATAAAAAGGAATATTTAAAGGATGAATAATAGTTTAATTTCTTTATTGGAAGAAATCAAAGAGGAAATACTTGATTTAAAAGAAGGACAATTTCTCGAAACAATACGGAGTATTTATCCAACAGCAAATACGCCGAGAGAAGAAAAGAACATTCTAATAAAAAATAAAGAATTAACAAAACCCCTAGCTCTTTCAAAAAAAGATAAAAAACGAGCACTAACAGAAAATAGCCCTATCTATGATTTTTATAAAGAAAAGAAGAGAGGGGACATTCTTAGAATTAAAAGCATAAGTGGTGAAAAAATAGTTTGTGAAAACCTTTCTTTTGAAGATGAAATCAAAGATAAATTTTATAAAGACATAGAAGTTCATTTAACATTGAATGATTTAGTGGAAGGAAATGTGAAAAGGCTTTTTAAAGGTGTTCATAAAATTGTAAAAATTGACAACCGACAAAGTTAATATTAGAAAATTCTAAGGAGATTAAATAATGAAAATAATGACAGCCGCTCAGTTTGAGAATGCTAACGTTTTCAATAACGAAAATGTTCAAAAAATTATTGGGAATATCGTGAACGAAAGTGCAAATGCTGCGCTTGTTTCTGTTTTTGAGGATGCTGTAAACCTTTTTGAACATACAACTGGAAAGTTTTTTGTTGCAAAATGGGAAATAAATAGAAAAAACTATACTGTTTCTTTCAAAAACTTTGAAGAGTTGGCAATTGTCGATGAGACAACCTCTCTTAAAGAAAGTGTAAAAGATTTTTTTGATACAGGTATTTTAGAAGATGTTCTTTCTTCTTATAAGAAAAACATTCTTTCAAAAGATAGGTATATCACTGAAACCATTCACGATGCTATGTCAAGAAAATCTTTTGAAGAAACATCTGATTATGCTTCACTAAACGAAGTAAAAAGAAGTGATATTATTAACGAGGGATTTGTGCAGAAATACGCTACTAGAATTGCAACCAAACCACTTAATAAAATTAAGTTCTTTTCTTTTAATGAAGATGTATCTGTTTCTTTAATTCCTACCGAATCTAAAAAAACTGTTGGATCTTCTAATAAAGATAAGGCAAAAAATCTTTGGAAACAAGATGACTTTAAGAAAGCTCTTGCAGAAGCAAGTAAAGAACTTGTTGAAAATAAAGATGATTCTTACTTCATTGATTTGTTCGAATCTTTTCCTGCTCTTTTTTCTCTCGATAAAGCAGAAAGAAAAATTGTTCTTGGGAAAGCAGTTCTTATGAATAAAGATCTTCGAGACAGTATGAATATTATTTCCACAAAAGTTGAAAAACTTCTTAAAGAAGGTGAATTTAATTCAGTTAAACCTGATTATATTACCGAAGCTGAGGAAGATGCCGCTGAAACTGAAGCTCCAACAGATGGTGAAACTGCCGAAGAACCAGCCCCAACACTTACGCCCGATGAATTACAGAAAATTGCAGATGAACTTACTACTCTTTCTGGAAAAGTTGAAGATGAAAAAATTAAAGCAAAACTTGATAAACTTGCTGCTAAACTTTCATCCAAAAAAGATGAAGGAACTCCTGTTGAAGAAGTAAAAGAAGCAATTTCTATTATTCTTGGTAAAAATATTTACGAAAGTTCTAACGAATATATTAGTTAATATTATTTTTAATTAAACAAAAGGGAGGCATTTGCCTCCCTTTTTCTTTATTAGAAAAGTTAATATTAGAAACTTTAAGGAGTTAAAAAATGAGTGAAAAATTTTTAGAAGATTTTAGTCCTCTTGAATATCAACTAACAGAAAACGAGGATAAAAGATTTGTTATTCGTGGTGTTTTTTCAAAAGCAGACATTCCCAATAAAAACGGAAGAGTTTATCCATTTGCAATTTTAAAAGAAATGGTTGAGTCGGTTCAAGATTTAATTTCAAGAAATGGTCTGGTAGGTGAACTCGATCACCCTGCGTGTGTCGGGGTTAGCGATTTCTCCATCTTAGCAAAAGAAGGATGGAAAGAGTTTCTCGATTGTAAAATCGGTGATGAAGTAGCAACTCTTGATGAAAACAATGATATTGTTTATCAACCAATACAAACAATTATAAATGAGTATTGGAAAGGGGATATTTATTCTTTTAATGGAAAAAACATATCATCCGATTTTACTGGTTCTCATAGATTTTATTTAGAAAATAGATATGGAAAAAGAGAAATAGTTACTGTTGGGGAAATATTTGAAAATAGAAATAAATATAACAAACATAAAATAATAAAACTAGGAAACTGGTCAACAGAAACGAGCGAAAAAATAACTATTTCTGGGATTGAGTTTAACACAAAAGATCTAATGTCTTTTATGGGAATATATCTCTCTGAGGGATTTGTTTCAAAAGAGAAGAATCTAATTTCTATTTCACAAAACGATGGGACTACAGCAGATGAGATTAGGGAGTTATTTAGTAGGCTTCCTTTTGACATGAAAGAATATCATCAAAAAAGGAGAGATAATGTTCTAATTAGATTTAATTTTAGTTCTAAAGCATTTGCTGATTTTTTAAGGCCATTAGGAAATTGCTATGCTAAATATATTCCACTTGAACTAAAACAACTTGATGCTCCCTATCTTGAAGAATTAGTAGAGTGGTTTGTTAAGGGTGATGGAAGAGATCGAAGAGGAATGGATGGAGGAAACAGAATAAACGTTTTTTCTGTTTCTAAGAGATTGATTGAGGACTTACATGAATTAGTCATTAAATGTGGAGGAAGTGGAAATTGGACAGAAATAAATACAACAGAAGATTATATGTTTGCTGACCACTTAATTGAAGCGGAAAATAAATCAACTCTTTATCAGTTAAATCTTTCTACAACAAAAGGTATTTACCTTGATGAAAGATTTCTTAAAATAGAAAAAAAAGACCATGATGGAAACGTTTATTGTATTACTGTTCCTAATGGAAATTTTTATATGAAACAAAACGGAAAATCTTTTTGGACAGGAAATTCCCCCAAAATCAACGTTGATAAAATATCTCACAAAATAACAAGATTAGAACTCATGGAAGATGGCGCTGTTGTTGGTGAAATGGAGGTTCTTAATACAGACCAAGGTAGAAAACTTCGTCAGTTGATGTCAGAAGGTATTCACCTCGGGGTTTCAACAAGAGCTTTAGGAAACACAAAACCATACACCGGACAGCTTGGGAAAAACCTAGTAGAAGTAACTAGTGGATTGAGATTAAAAGCAATTGATGTTGTTTTTGATCCGTCCGCTGGTGATTTTGGAAGACCAGAATTTGTTATGGAAGGTGAAAGTTTTGATTATCTTAATGAAAAAGAAGTTAAAATTTCTGACATTGTAAAAGGATTGTTCTAAATGCTATCAGAAAGTTTAAAGTTTATTTGTTCTAATATATTAGAGGAAGGAATTAATTTAGAAAATACAAATACTCTAAACATTAGTATTCTTACTTTAAACTTCTTGATAAAATCCATTGACTCAAAAATCAGAAGAGGTTCAGAAGAAGGTTTGGATACAACTAAGTTGGAAGATTTTTTAAAATCTGTCGAAAGGACTACCCTCAAAATCAAAAAGTTTAAGAACGAATATCTTGATAAAAATATAAAAGATTTTTCTAATTCTAAAAATGGGATTAAAAAAATTCAAAAAGATATAGAAGATGATTATGGGTTTATATTTAGATATTTAGACACTAATAACACAAAAACTATTAAAGAATTAAAAATCCCTTGTTTGGTTTCCTATACACTATCTTACTTAAATTTGGTTTTAAACAAAATAGATCTTTATGTTTTTTCTATGTCTAAACAATTGTCCAACAAGAACGATAACATGTTGAATAGAAAAACACAAGAAGATAATGTTTTAGAAGAATATTCTAAAGTAATTGATTATCATTCTAATAAAATGTTAATTTTGTTAAGAGATATAAAATCTTCCACTTCAATAGGAAACGAAAAAGAAAAATTAGTTGATGTATTGATAAATTTAAATAGAGATGTCTCTTCTAAATATAATAATTATTTAGGAATTGGATCACAAGGTGTTGGAGCTGGATTTACTTCTACGTTAAGAAAAAATAATCAAAAGATGTTTTTTGCTTATATAAGCAAAAACCTCAAAAATAAAAATATAGAAAAGGTAATTAAGAACATATAATTGGAGGAATACCTATGACAAAAAAAGAAGATGCTTTGAATAAAGAATTGGAGTTGAACGAAGAGGAACAAATTCGTGAGCACATCAAATCTTGGAAAGAAGAGGTTATCAACGAACTCAACGAGGAATTTGATAACGAAAAACAGAAATTGATCCAGGTTCTTGAAGAAGAGAACGTGAAGTATCAAGAAGAATTGAAGGAAGAATTTGCTGACAAAATGATGCTTGCTCTCAATGAAATGAGAGATGAAATTAAAGCAGAAGTTATTTCAGAAATGGTTTCTTCTAATCCAGAACTTCAGATTCTTGAAAAAATTAAAGAACTTGTTGCCCCTACTCTTAACGAAAGTTATGGTGGAAATCTTTACTCTGAGGAAATTTCTATTCTTCGTGAGGAAAATTTGAAGATTAAGAAAGAAATGCAACTTGAAGAAGGAGCCAGAACTCTTGCAAAACTTCTTTCTGATTATGATAGAAAAACTCAGCGACTTATTATTACCCTTGTTAATGAAGGTAGTGCCGAAGAAGTAACCGAACAATTCTATAATATTATCGAAAGCCTTTCTGAGGGTGCTGAGGATGTTGGTGAAGGTGACGAAGAAGAGGAAACTTCTAAAACTGGAACCAACACTAAATACAGCAAGAAAACAAAAGACAAGAAAAAGAAAAAAGAAGATGAAGACGACGAGGATGATGAAGACGAAGAAAGTGATGATGAAGAAGATGAAGACGACGAGGATGATGAAGAAAAAGAAAGTGATGATGAAGAAGATGAAGACGACGAGAATGATGAAGAAAAAGGTAAGGGTGTTGTAAAAGAAAGTGTTATTGGAGAAGATGCTCCAAAAGCCAAAGTCAATCGCCTTAAAGACAGGATGAAATCCCACCTTAATGGTTAATTTTTAGTTTGTTACAAAAAGGAAGTATTTATTTACTTCCTTTTTTTTATATCTTATAACGCCGAAAGAGCCAAAAAGTCCATTTTTCAAGATATGGTTAAGGTAATTTAAGATTTTCTAATATATATAAAAACCTAAATGGAGGAAAAAATGGAAAGAATGACTAATGAGCAGTATAATGAAGTGCTCTCTACAAGATGGGGGTGGCTTTGCGAAGACATTGCTGACAAAAGTGTTCGTTTTAATACAATGATGCTTTTGGAGAATTCCTATGGCAACATGGTTAAGGAAGGACAGGTTACATCAAAGTGGCTTGAAGAGAATGTTCTCAACGAAGGGACTGAACAGCTTAACGAAGCTCCTGCTTCTACTTATAGCACCTTTGATAAATCTCAGGTAATCCCAAGAGTTCTTTTCCCAATCATCAGAAGGGTGATGCCTAATCTCTTCACTAACAAACTTGTTTCTACTCAGCCAATTGATGCTAGAACTGGTGTTGTTTATTACATCGACTACAAATATTCCAATTCCAAGAATGGGCACACTGCTGGCCAGAAATATACTGGTGCTAACCTTGATCTTGATGGAGATGGAAACACCACTGCTGTTCCTAGCTATTACAGCAACCACAAGTTTGGACCTTTCGTTGGAACAACCGATGCTAACGGCGCACTTACTGGTGCTACTCTCGTTACTGATGTTCACGGAAAAATTATTCCTTTCTTTGATGAGTTTAGTCTTTTGGCTGGTGCTGACGCTGAAGCAAAATCTGAGGACTTTTTGGTTAAATATACCGATTGGGCACACAAGGGTTTTGATAGTGCTGGTGTAAGAGCTGGTGGAAAAGGGTTTACTGCTTATATTAATGGATCTAGGGTTCCTACTGTTGAAGCTTTGCTTCAGTTTGTTAGTGGTGGAGCTGCTGGTGAAGTGGATATTTCCACAACTGGAAACGCTGGTAGCCTTTATGGTCTAAAAAAGATTATGATATTCTGGCACTATGAACAGGAATCTACTGCTTATATGCCTGAGATGGAATTCAGTGTTGAATCTGAGAATGTTGAAACACAAGAAAGAAAACTTAAAATCAGATGGACAAAAGAATCTGAACAGGATATGCAGAGATACCACAAGATTGACGTAGAGTCCGAACTTGTGAAAATCGCTTCTATGGAACAAGCATACGAAACAGACAGAGAGGTGCTTGACTTTATCGAAAATATCGTTCCTTCTCAGTTGGATAAATTGCATGTTTGGGGTAATGATCCACTTTCTGTTCCAGGAACTTCTGTCCCAGGAACTCTCGCCCCTGACTTTACCACAGCTCTTGTTAGTAATAACGTGGACACAATCCAGGGAACCTCTGGAAACTTCTTGGATCGACATCGGTTGCTTTCTCAGAAGATGTTTGAACTTGGTGCTCTTTCTGCCCAGTATAACCGATTGGGCGTTCCTTCTTGGGCAGTTGTTGGTCCTCAGATGGGCGCAGTGCTTCGTCAACTTCCTGGCTTTGAAGGTGATATTTTCACAAACAACAGCATGAAAATTCAGGAACTTGGTGAATTGAATAACGGTTCTATGCAGATTTATTGCGATATCAACAGACCTTCTGGTCGTGCTGATGAAATCCTTATGGGATACAAATCCAATACTTCTGAATATGGTGCCGGTGTTGTTTACGCTCCTTATATTCAGTGGATGAGTGATACGGTTACCAATCCTCAGAACTTTGATAGTATTCGAGGGTTCTTCTCTCGATACGGAATTCACAAGATCCGCAGGGGACAATATTACTATTCCCGCTTGAAGATTGCTAACTTGAACTTTCTTTAATAGTTAATGTGATTTAATTAAACCCACTTGAAAGAGTGGGTTTTTTATTTATTCCAAACAAATACTTTGTTTCCGCAGTCGTGTATTTGTAAATATTTATTATCCAACATATTTTCTGTTTCTGTTTTGTTTTCGTCAAATGTTTCTAAAATATTTTTTAATTTATGTTTTTGAAATCTATTTCTTGAAAATCTTATTTTATTGTTTAAAAAATAAAAATAATTTGGAGAAGAAATATGAGAAAATTTCATACCTATTTTTTCATACATAATGCCATCAAAATATCTTAAATCACAATAACTAATTATATTAGATGGATTATATTCATTTTTAAAATAATTAAACAACTTTCCAGCCCCACCAACCACTTTATATCCTAATTTGTTGCAAAACCTTATTAATTCCCATTCATATTTTTTATCAAATCTTGATTTTCCAAAAGTCATAACAGAAATCAACTCTTCCTCAAAAAATAACCCAACCCTCATACAAGAATTGGAATAACCCTGAATATGATTTTCGTCTACAAAGCTTTTTGCAACATTATAATTAATTTCTTTTATTGTGCATTTTCTACCATAAAATGTTTTATCGAATTTATTTAATTTTGTTTTTATGATTGATTTTACTATTTCTTTTTTATTTAACCATTCATCTTCAAAAATATGATAGACGCTTATTCCCCTTTCTTTAAAAAAATTAGTTTTGTTTAGATGATAATCCTTCCCTATTTTGTCTGTAGAATGATAATATAACCCATCATATTCAAACCCAATACTATAATCATTACAAAATATATCAATCTCAAAAACATTTTCTGGTCTTATTTTTGATGTTAAAACTCTTAATTCGTCGCTAATAAACACTCTGATATCTTTTTCTGCCTGGGAATAACTTTTTATAACAGGAGAACATTTTGGGCACCTTGGTGGTATTCCATTAACAAAAGAAGAAATAAACTCACTAGAACACTCCAAACATCTCCACGGATATTTAAACCCAATAGTTCCATTGTATTCTTCTTTTGTAAACAGAGGGGAAAAACCTGATTTTTCTGTTTTTAAAATATCATATTGTTTATTCAAATTTCTTGTTTTATTTTCTAAAATAAATTTCTCTGTCTGAAAAAAGTATTTTCCTTCATGGTTGCGGAAGTTTGTTTTTTTAATTTTTTCTATTACTATTGGATCTTGCCCGGAATATTTTACACCCCTATTTTTTAAATTAGTAAATATTCTTTTCTGTTCAGTTTCTTCTTTTGAAATTATTGGTTTATTTTTTTTTGGTTTTCTTAATTTATCTGAGATGTCTTTCAGTTTCATTGGATTATCCACGCCATATTTTTCAATATAAGATAATATTTTTTTTTCTTTTATTTCATCTGAAGAATTTGGACTAGAATGGCCATATTTTTTTAAGCTTGTTGCCTCTGATTTCTTTTTAAACTCTTCTGTCTGAAAATATAGAAGCCCATCAAATTTTTTCCTTTGTTTTTCTTGATTTAATTTTAATCTTCTTTTTCTTTCCTCTTTTGATATTGAAGATAGTTTACATTTTTTGCAAACAAAATCGTCTTCTATAAATTTTGATTTAATTCTGTTCCCCACAAAATTACAAACATTACAAATAAAATATATTATATCGTGAGTAGAACATTGTTCAAAAATCTCACTATCAGATTTATTATCTATAATTTTTTCTACTCTTTTTCTGTCAACAACTTTTATTATTTTGTTCATATAATTACCCTTATAGAAAATTTATGTTTAACTTCTATACATTATATATGACATAACATTAGAAAAAACCAAATTCATTTATTCCAAGTAAACACTTTATTTCCACAATCAAATATTTTGAAATATCCGTTACTTCTCATTATTTCTTCTTCTGTTAATTTTTCGTCATAATTTTCAAACATATTTTTTAATCTGTATTTTTGAAAATTAACTCTTGAAAACCTTTTAAGATTACTTTTGTGAAAATAAAAATAATTTGGATTGGATGTGTGTGAAAAATTCATTCCTATTTTTTCATACATAACACCATCGAAATATCTTAGGTCGCAATAACTTACTATATTTTCCGGATTAAAATAATTTATAAAGTATTTAAATAATTTTCCAGCCCCACCAATTACTTTGTACCCAGTTTTATTACAAAATCTTATTAATTCCCATTGAAATTTTATGGAATATCTTGATCTACCAAAAGTCATAACAGAAACCAACTCACTCTCAAAAAATAAACCCAATTTAACAGAAGAATTTGTATATCCCTGTATGTGAGAATTGTTTATAAAAACAATTGCTTCTTCTGTTGTTATTTCTTTTACAAAACATTTTCTACCATATATTGTTTTATCAGGAGAATTTAATTTATTTTTTATCATTGATATTAAAACATCTCTATTATTATCATACTCGTCTTCAAATATGTGAATTATTTTTATTCCTTTTTCTAAAAAATAATTAGTTTTATTTATATGATAATTACTAGTTTTATATTCAGTACTATGCCAATACAAACCATCAAATTCAAAACCCAGCATTAAACCAGGTATGAAAATATCAATCTCAAATTTTCCATCATTATAATTTCCAATAACGTTTTCTAATGTTAATGTTTTTATTATTTTAAATAACTCTTTTTCTTTTTTAGATATTCCTGAAAAATGTGGATAACAAGTTGGACAAATTGGTATTTTACCATTTTCTATTTTAGAAACAAAAACAGTTTGACAATTTTTACAAGAAAAATTATATTCGTTTTTTTTAGTCCCTTTATATTCTTCTTGGGTAAAAAGTGGCACAACATCATCTTGTTGAAATATTTTTAGTTGTTTATATATAATGTTTTTTGCTTTATCTCTATTTTCTTTTAGTTGAAATGGATATTCGTGCCCAAAATTTTTTATATTTTCTTCTTTTATTTTTTTTATAACTTCTGGTGAATGAAAAGCATAAACCGTTCCGTAGTTTTCTAAATTAGATTTTTTTATTTTATCAATAACATCATCGTTTTGTAAATTTGTTTCTTTCCCATATTTAAGTAGGTTTGTTTCTTTTATTTTTTTTATAACATCCTCATTTTTTAGTGGATGATCTGCACCATATTTTTTCATAAAAGTTATTTTTCTTTTATCTCTTAGTTCTTTTGATTGAAAAGGAAACTCTACTCCGTATTTTTCTAAGCAAGTTGCTTTCATTTTTTCTCTTGTCTCTGTACTTTTTGTTGAGTGATTTTTTGTTAAAAAGCCAACATTTTCTACTCCGTATTTTTCTAATACAGTTTCTTTTCTTTTTTGATTTATTACTTCTTTGTTTTCTTTTCTAAAATTAATAACAGAACATTTTTGACAAATAAATGAATTTTCATTTAATGGCTTTGCAAATTTATATGCTGTTTTATGTGTTTCCCTCCCACATTGAAAACAATTATAAAATATTTCATATTTTGTTTTTATTGTATTTGTAAAATCGTTATTTACAATAATTTCATTTATATTTACTTCATTTTTTTTATTATCAAGAACTTTATTTATTGTCATTGTTTATGCCCCGTATATTATATTTACGTCTTTTAAAGTTTGTTTTTTGAATTAAAGTCAAGTTAATAATATACTGTTTTTATAATTAACAATGGAGATTGAAATGAAAAAAAATTTTGACTATTTAATTGAAAACTCAATTAGAGAACAAGTGCTTAATGAAGCACCAACATATTTTGATAATGGGCAGCAAGGTGTAAAAGATTTACTTGGTGGAATTATCAAAGTAACTCTCGAAAACGCTTTTCTACCAGAAATCGCATCAGTTAGAAAAATTGAATCACCTTCTGGTGTTTTTTACGGATTAGGTACAGAACAACAAACTGGCCCCAAAAGAATAATTGGTGTTGGATCTGAAACTGGTGACACAAATTATTCTTTAAAAGGTGTGGCAACAAATCTAACCTTGGATTACAGTGCGGCAATCACCCCTGTTACCGTTGATGATGGGGCTGGTGCTAACACAACTTTTAGTGTTGCGTATACCGGAGTTGATGACTTAACAAAAACAATATCAGGAGTTTTTGTTAAAGTAGCTGCCGGAACTGGTGCAAATGTTTATACAAACACAAAAGCAACTCTTGTTGCTCTCGGGTATACTTATAGTGGAATTGTATTAAACGGATTAGTAATTACTTACGATGATACAAATCTTATTATCACTTTTGCTGTCTCAAAACCAGGAAAAGTTTCAGTGATTGCTTCTTATGGAGCAACGGATGTGTCTAACATAAACAAGGCAAATTATGGCGTTTTGACATACACATCTTATGATGGAACTGAAATTGTTAATGTTACCCCAAAACTTATTGGACGAGCTTATCAAGTAAAATCTAAAAAAATGAAGGTTGAACTAACAAAAGAACTGATTGATGATTTTACTGCTGTAACAAAAGAAGAATCAGTTCCAGAACTTTCTGCTGTTGTTGGCTCTCTTTTAAACTATGAAATTGAACAGGATGTAATTGATAAAATTAAAAACGCAACAAACATTCATACTGATACTATTGCTTGGAGAGATTGGACGACAATGCAATATATTAACAACCCAGCAAATGAACTTTATACAACAATTATAAAAATGTTGACAACAATAGGTTCTGCTGCTAGGTGTGGAATTGGAAACTTCATTGTTATTCCACCAAAATTTATGCAAGCAGTTATTTTAATGGAAAAATTTGAAGGAGAAATTACAGAGTATTATTCTGTAATTCAAAAGATCGGTATTATTAACAAGTTTATTAAAGTATTTATCAATCCAGTTGAAACGGAAGATAAAATAATCTGTGGGTTTACTCCATCAGAAGGAAGTAAATTTATGCCTGGATTAATTTTTGCTCCTTATTCTTTTAATGTTTATAGTGCAACAGATGTAAGTAACTTGAACTTAAACCAGGGAATTTTTGCAAGGTATGCTCTTGAGTTTCTTGAAAGTAAAACAATCACAGGAACTTCTGATTATGCAGGTCAGAAACAATATGGTGTAATCACTGTAACTGGAGCTGGAACTGATTTGTTTTAAAAATTAAAAAACTACTGTTTTTTACCTCCCCTTCTGGGGAGGTATTTTTTTATAGTAAACCATTTGCATCCAAGTAAAATCTGTATAATTTATTGAACTGAACTTTTGATTTACTAAACAAGCTTAATGTTGGTGTAAAATAACCATCTGAACCTATAAATCTTTTACTTTCTAACTCAAAATAAATGTAATCTGAAAGATGCTTACTGCTTTTATTTAATAGTTCTAAATCCTCTAAATCAAGATTATTTAAATTTTCTAAATCTTTTTTAGATGGTTTAAAAGAAGTATGAGGCCAGCTCATTTCTGGCCCCCACAATTGAAAATCATTATTTTCTTTAAATTTAATATATTGGTTTTTAAAAGTAGCAATTATTTCTGTATTTAATTCAACTCTTTTAGGGTCTTCTGAAATTTTACTAGTATTAGTTCTTATAGAAATTGTCTTATTTAGAGCGGACACTTCTGTCTTTTTTTTGGACAAAACTGTCCGGTCGGCGCAAATTTTTTTACGGTCATCGAGTTCCAATTTTTTCTCAGATATTTCTCTAAGTTTTTTATCAAGTCCAGAAAAATTATATATAATTCCATAAGTTCTAATTTGACCTTGTTCGTCTTTTTCTTTTCTTTCAATAGTATCAAGAAGACCTTTTTCTTTTAAGGTCTTTCTTCTTCTTTGTAAGGATTTGGAGCAAAGTGATTTGGAAAGTTTAGAATCTAAGATTGTCCAACCACCAGAAAATCTTTGAATTTTAATTATAAACAAGAGTTCGTCATCTGTTATTCCTAATTCTTCTTGTGAATCTATAAGAAGATTGCTAATATTAAAATATCCATGATCAAAAATATAATTTCCCCAGACGACTTTCATTTGTTCTTTTTCCATTTTACTTCCTTTTTTATTATTTAATTATGAGTTATTTTAATTCTTTTTTAATTCTCGGCTCTCTGATTTTTGTTGTATCAGAATATCTTTCTTCCATTTTTAAAAATGATTCAAAAGTTGCTATTGGGTCATTTTCTACGATAAAAACTTTTTTTAGTTTTCCTTCAAGATAAAATCTTTCATATATTCCAGAAATTTCGATTCTTCTTATTTTATCTACTCTGTCGTATTTATCAATTTCTTTTCTTTCTTGATTTTTTATATCAATATCTTCACGAACAAGAAACAATCCAATATCCGGTTCCAACCAAGTGCTAGCAAATTTATTCATCCTCACCATTTCATCCCAAGGAAAAGCATTTTTTATATAAGGGAGAGTCCACTGATAAGCCATAGTAGAATACCACCAGCGGTCTGAAATAACAGTTTTCCCGTCTTTTAGTGCAGGTCTAATTATTTTTTTATTGTTTTGAATCCTATCGTAGAGATAAAGAAAAAGTGCTGATTGTTCGCTCATATCTTCTCTTTTTGTTAATTCGCGAATTAGTTTTGCCTCTTCGCCATAAGAAGTATCTCCTGGTTGAAATGTTTTTATATGTTCTATACCAATATCATTAAGATAATTAGACAACAATTTTATAAAAGTTGTTTTTGTAGAAAAATCTGGACCCTCTACAACTATTAATTTATTTTTAAAAGTTTCTATCGGGTCAAATATTTTATTCTCTTTCATTCTTTTTTCTCCTTTGAAAAGTTAATATTATGAATATAGGTGATGTTGTTGAATACGATCCTTCCAAGAAGGATATTGAAATTACGTTTAGAACAGATAATGATATATCGTTCACAAAAGAAAAATTTAGTTGTGTTGGTACTATCATATATATGACATCAAGCGGAAAAAAACAAATTAGAATTACAGAAATTTTAAACGGAGTATAGAATGGAAGAAAATTTTACGACGATAACTTACAGCAACGAATCTCTGTTTATTAAACAAGACAATAAAATATCTTTGAGAGAATGGGTTGATAATCTTTTGTTATTAACAAACTTTGAAAGTAATACAACAGCTAACTATTCTATTGATACTGGGGCACAGTTATTAACTTCAATGTCTACTTTGCAAAACTTTAATCCATTTGGTTTTGGTAAATGTTTGGAACTATCAGATTCAATCGCTTACAATAAAAATAATTTCATTGGATTAACTGGAAGTGGTTCTTTATCGTTTCGCATACGCCCCAAGAACAACAATGCGGCAGGATATCAACTCTTTAACAAGATTACACCTTTTACGATAGCGGTTAATTCTACATACCAATTCGAAGTTTTGGTGGGTGGTGTTTCTGATGGGGTTTATGAAATAACATTAACAACACTTGATTCTACCATTGCTCATATTCTTTCTAAAATAAATTCTTTGATTGCCTCAAATATTGGAGCTGTTCATGAATCAAAGTTTGAGGCAGCGACAGGGAAAATAGGGATAAAAAGTTTATCAAATGGTTATTCTGTAGAAATAGTTGACGTTGTTGGTCAGCCATCTTTTATTACATTCATGGAGGGTGTTGGAACCTCTTATATGTTATCCCCCCCATCTGCTGATGTAATATTAGCAGAGTTTTATAATGGAACAAATAACATTGATAGAATTCAAATTATTCACAAAACAACAACCTCAAATGTTGTTTTGAGAATTTATGATAAAAATCAAATATTAATAGCAGATCAAATAATTACTGGTTGGAATAATCACTCAACAATTTGGAATGAATTTAACATCTCTTGGGATGGAAATGTTATTTATTTCTTTTTAGATGGGCAAATAAAGAAAATTATTCTTTTGGACATTTGGGATAAATTAACAGTTTGGGATGCAAGATTACAGTTTAATGCATCAGTGGCTGATGTATATTACATTTCAGAAATTGTGGTTTATGATAATGTTTATAGTTTTATAAATTATACCCCAAGAACTACACCAATAACAAAATATTTTTCAAGTGTATCAATTAAGCCATACATTGAGTTTAATTTTGGAAGTGGTTTCAAACAAAATGAGGTTCAAGATTTAAATATTGTTGGATCACCAGTTGGTTTAAAGTTTGTTGTAAAAAATAATAATGCTTGGCAGTATTATGTTGGTGGTGTATGGAGAAATTCAGACAGTTCTTTTGTTCAAGCTAATGATCCCGATATACTAGATTTAAATTTTGTGTCGCTACCACTCAATGAAAATACAGATTTGTTGTTCAGAGTATATTTTGATTCAGACGGCAGTCAAGGTGTTTTTATTGACAACCTTAATATAGCTAGAAAGTTAGGAAGTGCTGAACCAGCCCAGTTGATTGGGACAATAGAAATTAATGGCACTATCAATTTGACAAATAATAAAGAAATTACAATAAAAACAAAAGATGGAATAAGAACAATAGATTTAACAACAGCGGTTGTTGATATTACACAAGTTACTGCGCAAGAAGTGGTTAGTGCTATTAACAACGCCAATATTTCAGATTTAGCTATTGCTGTTCTTGATCCATACAATAGGATTGTATTAAAAACAATATCTACTGGTGAAAGTGCAATATTAGATGTTTATGAGGGAGTAAATTCAGATGCCGTTCCTCTCGTTTGGGGGTATGCCAATTCTGATATTGGCGCAAACGAAATCACTAATAGTGTATTAAATTTTACCCCTTTGTTTGATTATGTGAGAAGGAAGTTGGGTGCGCCAATAATGCCTGTTGAATTAACAGAAGATCAGTTGAATGATTGTTTGTTTGATTCGATGGCTGTTTATAAGCGTTGGAGAAATTTTAAAGTTGATATGATATATGCTAATTTGCTTGGAACCCCAGCAGATGGATATGCAATTCCTGCTATTGTTGGTGGAGAGGAAAATATTATTGAAGTTGTTGTTAGACCCCAACTTCCTTGGAGTTATTATGCTGGGCGAGACGATTTAATTGGTAATATGTATGTCCAATCCTTTTTTAACAGAAAGGGTGTTATGGAAGGAGCTACGGATTATTATTTAACAATTCAAGCAAATAATGACTTAAATATTTTAATGAATCATCAACCAAAAGTTTCTTATATGAACAGAAAAATATTTGTTCATCCAAAACCATTGGCAACGTTTAGTGTTGCTATTAGATTTAAATCACCAATGGCAGTTGATGAGATTTTTAATTCCGATTTTATAAGAAGAATGATGGTGGCCAACGCAAAGATCGTTTTAGGAACAATTCGTTCTACGTTTGGTGGGACAATTCCTGGTGGTGAAGGAATGTTGCAATTAAATGGTGAATCCCTTAAATCAGAAGGGGCACAAGAATTGTCTGTTGTTGTTGAAGAAATGAAAAGAAGTACGGAAATTTATGAGTTTATTTTCGGTTAAAGATAACATAGGAGTTAATAATGAAAAGTTTTAAAAAATACTTAGAAGAAAAAGAAGAAATGAACGAAGAGGTTTTAACTGTTGCTGCTGCTTTTATTGGGCAAATTCTTGGAGTTGGCGCTTTGGGAGCTATCGCTGCTTTGGGTGCGTCTTTAATTTTCAAAGGTCTTGGTTATTCTGTTGAAAATTTTAAAAATAGTATTGAAAAAATGATGAACATTAAACCAAAAGAAAGTCAAGAAATTGTTAATGAAATAAAAAACAATGTAAAAAATGATGAGTTATATAGAATTCAAAAAAGACAAATGGATTCCACTTTAAGCAAATTTGAAACAATTTATGAAGATTTGTTTAATGCCATTGAAGAAAAAAACGAACAAAAAACTCTTGAAGAACTGAAAAAAATTGATAGAAAAGTTCGAAATGACGAGGGGTTTAAAAAATCATTTATTGCCAAAGCAAGTGAAGTTTTTGAAGAACCACCAATTCACTATGGTCCAACTGGAAACGAGTCATATAAGTTTATTAAAGGAACATTAGGAATCCAAGAAGCAAAAGCTGCTGCACAAACTGTTCAAATTGCCATTAAAAAATATGCCAAAGATTTAGCATTAGGGTATAAAGAGGAAGAAAAAGAAAATGTTGTCTGATTGGGTTAGTTATTTAAACGACTCTTATATTGAAGCTTATGGACCAGAACTCTTGGTTTTTAAGTTGGACAAAAAAGAAACAAAAATTCATCCAATTTATGGCGAAGAAAGAAAATCTCGTGTTTATTTGCCTCCTTTTAAAATGAAAGTAGTTCATTTAGATAATTCATTTAGAAATGTTTTAAACCTCGAACCATATAGGACAGTTGAAGATAAAGAATTTACGTTTCAAGTAAATGTTCAAAGAATGGTATCTATTCATTCTGACTTAAGAAATAAGAATAAAGCAATACTTTCAGTTGAATATAATGGTTCTGGCATTCCTAAAATAAGTAAACTGAATGGTCAAATTTTATTGGTTGTCGGAGGCACTACCCAAATAGTTGATATTGCTACAAACAACACTCTAGTAAAAGTTAGAGATAAAATTGCAACTTTTTCTGGATGGATTTCTATTCTGACGGGAGAGAATGATTTAAGTCGAAACATTCCAGATTTTGAAGAGAAAAATATTTTGCAAACAGTTTTCAATCTTGAAATAAGAGATTCTGTTTATTCTAATATAACAGACAGCATAGAAAATGGCGATGTTGTAATGTCTAATAAATATATTTTTTATGAAGTGATGGATGTTCGCCCTTCTGGAAATATAGGTTGGGAATATTCTACGTTTAATATAGTTGCCCAAAGAGCTGATGTTGAAGTTCTTGGGTTGCCACAACAGTGGACAGAAAGAGCCAAATCAAGAGAATACAAATTGCGTGGCAATATGTATTTGGAGGGATAATGTTTCCACAACTATATAGTAAAATTTTAACTGACCTAATAAAAAGAAGAGCAGAAGAGGCACAAAACAGCATATTAGAAAATGCTGATGCTGTATCTAATATAGCAACTCTTGTTAAACATCCAGATGGGGTTTTGGTTGTTCCGAAAGAAGATTTGGTTATTGGGAATCAAGATATAATTGGTGTTGTTTTTCAGGGTGGTGGAGTTAAAAACAAAAAAGGTGAAATAATTATAACGGATGGAATAGGTAAAGTATGAGTTTAAAAAATAAATTAGAATGGCCACTATTTGTGGATTATGCAATTGCTATTAAAAGTTTTCTAGTGAATACAGCCCACCTATCTTATTTCCCAGAAGAGCAGAATGTTCAAATATTTTTTGCACCAATAACACGAGCTTATGCAAAAATAGTTGTTCCTTTTTATAACGGAAGCACTATGAACCCAACAATTACATTTAATTATTCTTCATTTGAAATAAACACTCAGGGAGAAGTTCCTAATGGATATGTTACCTTGATGAGCGAGGGAGAAAATGGAAAATGGGGAGAATATCGTCACCCTCTTCCTTGTAAATTAATATTCAAAGGAACAATGTTTACTGTTAACCAACAAGATGCAGATATTTTAAATTATCAATTATTTTCTGCTGCCCCTAAAAACAGAAAGTTTGCTACCAAGGTTAATGAACAGTGGTGTGAAATTGAAATATCAAACATTGTTAACGAAACAAACCTAGAACCAGCAGATACCGAAAACAGAACAGTAAGGTGGGGGTTTGATATAACAATCCCTCGTGCTTATTTACCATTCGAATATATAGAGAATTTTGGAATTATTGAAACAGTTGTTATTGGATATGATTTGTGATAACGAAAAAGTCCATTTTTTAAATTAAAGAAAAGATAATAGTGTAATATTATTAAATCAAAGGAGATTAATTATGACAGGAAGCCCTACTACAAGAATTATTGAACAAGATAGAAGTGCGTATACCGTTTATGACACTGGAGTTGGCGTTGCTATTATGGGTTATGCCACAAAAGGTGTATTTAATGAAGAAATTCTAATCAGAAGTTTGAAAGAATTTGAAGATATTTTTGGTAAAGCTCCAACTAGTTTTACTAATACTTATTTTGCTGTTAAAAAGTTACTTGCGGTAACTAATAAACTTTATTTTGTTCGTGTTGGTGACAAGACAACATCTGAAACCAAAACAAATCTTGGTTCGTTGGTTGTTGATTTTACAGCAGCTGCAAACAATGCTTTCTTTATTCCCGCAGTTGCGGCCACACAAACGATCACTGTAACCACTGCTGCAACAAACGCCGGAATTATTACTGTTGCTGGTATTGCTGTTACAGTTGCGGCTCTTGATACTACTGCTGTTGTTGCTGAAAAAGTTCGTGTAGCCATAGCAAACGTTTCAACTGGGTTGGGAGCTACTTGGACTGTCCCTGCTGCAATTACTGGTTCTGGTTTTGTGATGACAAAAACACTTGCCGGGCTTTATGTTCCTGCGTTTACATTTGTTGATACTGGAACTACACTAGCAGTTGTTAACGTAGCAACAAAAACCGATGGGGTTAATGCTGTTGGAGCTGAACAAAAAATTACCTTCTTTGCAAAAGAGGGTGGAACTTATGCTGCTAATTTAAAACTTCTTAAAGAATCTGTTGTTCAGTTTGATGGAACTTATGTTCACAATATTTACGTGAGTTATTTTGGCGAAGTAAAAGAAATTTTTAGAGATGTTTCTTTTGTATCAACGGACTTGAATTATTTTTCAACCGTAATTAACAGAGTAACTGATAATGGTGGATCTGCATTAATTTCTGTGGGAACTTTGATTACCGAGACGTTTAACAACTCAATAGTAACTGGTTATACGACAGAATTTGCTTGGGGTGTTGGAACGGTTCCTGCCACACAAGAATATACGTTTCTTGTTGGAACTGCAACTGATGGACTACCTGCAAACGTAAATGATGCACAAACTTATCATATCGCCGCTTTGGATGCTGGTGTTTTTGCAAATGTTGAAAGTTCTGATTTTCATATTCTTATTGCTCCAGAAGCTTCTATGTTAGAAACTGTTAAAGACAGATGTCTTGTTCTTTGCGCAACTCGTGGAGAGGCAATTTTCTTGGTAGATACTCCAGAAGCTGTTGATGCCATAACAGTAACAAGTGTTGTAAATTATCATAATGGTTATGGAGCTGTTAACGGAAGGACTGCGGCCTTTAATACTTCTTATGGAGCTATGTACTGGCCTTGGGAAAAAGATTATGACACCGTTGCAGCCAATTATGCTTATTTCCCATCCTCTATTTTCTTGGCAGAGAAGTTAGTAAAAAATGCCCAGGATTATGGTATGTGGTTTGCCCCTGCTGGTGACAAGAGAGGTAAATTGTCAGTTGCTGGTATTCGTTACTCTCCAGATAAATCTGAAAGAGATGCTCTTTATGGTGAAACAAATGCAGTTAATCCAATCGTGAATTTTAATTCCAAAGGTATTACGATTTATGGTCAGAAAACTCTACAAAGAGAAACTTCTGCCCTTAATAGAATTAACGTGAGAATGACTCTTAATGAGATCAAGAAGAGAGTTAAAGTAAAAATGGATGAACTTCTTTTTGAACCAAACTCCCCATCTATTTGGGCAAAAGCCAAAGCAAGCATTGATGGAATTCTTGAACCAATTCGTTTGTCTGGTGGAATTGACAGATATCAGGTTATTATTGATGCTTCTGTAAACACTCCTGATGTTGTTCAGCAGAATTTAATGAAGGGTATTGTAAGAATTGTTCCAATGAACACAATTGAAGAGATTGAAATTTCTATGTTTGTTGATCCTGCTGGAACTACTTTTACTGAATAATTTTTTAGTATTAATAAATACCCCCAGAAATGGGGGTATTTTTGTTAAGTTAATAATATGGCATATTCATTATACGATAAACATTATTTACAAGAAATTTACCAAGAAATTTTTAATAAAAGTGATACTATTATTGAAGGTAATACTACCCTAGAAAGAGTTCGTGATTTGGGTTATTTGCGATCTGGTAATTATGCAGAAAAATTGCTTAATATTATTTCCACTGAAGGAGATTTTGTAAAAATTTCTAATGAAATAAAATTTAAAAGTGGATTATTAGCTCACTGGAGTTTTCAATCTGAAACAGCAATTGATGAATCTGGGAAAAATAATCCTATAACTTATAGCGGAACTCCTTTTTTTACCATAGGGGTAAATTCTGATTATGGTGTTGAATTGGTAGGGGCAAGTGATTTTATTACAAGTGCAGCATCATTTCCGGATTTTACAAAATCATCTTATGGAATTTCTTTTTGGATAAATGTTCCTAATGGTGTTCCTAATGGTGAAATGAATATAATTAACAAATGGAGTACTTTTGGGTTTAAGATTTATTACAACACTTTAAATAATAAATTTGGGTTTACAACAAAAAACTCCACAAGTTCTATTTTTACAACAGAAATATTAAACTCATTAACAACAGGGGTTGGGGTTTGGAACCATGTCGTATTAACTGTTAATCCAAACACAAACAAAAGTACTGTTTTTATAAATAACATAAAAACGGAAAGATTAAATGATATTTCTGTGTCAGAAGTTAGTTTACCATCAACACCAATAATAATTGGTGGAGCAGCAAATTCTACTTTTACGATTGATGAATGCATGATTTTTCAAAATTATTTATCAGCAGATGTTGTAGAAGTTCTTTATAATAATCCAAATGGTAAATATATAGATATAAGATATTATCTAAATAACAAAAGAGATGTCATCATATAATATGATGACTGCCG